CTGGGCTGCTTTATATGACCCAATAACTGGTGCAGAGCCAGGTGTTTCAGAATCGTGGACTTTACTTGCTGATAGAGGAACTACTGGACCAACTGGTGCGCAAGGTGTAACTGGCGCAACTGGTGCACAAGGAAACGTTGGTGCTACAGGTGCTACTGGTGCTACTGGTGCTGCGTCAACAGTTGCTGGTCCTCAAGGTGCTACTGGTGCTACTGGTGCTACAGGTGCGCAAGGTATTCAAGGTGTAACTGGTGCAACTGGTGCTACGGGCGCAAAAGGTGATATAGGAGATACAGGTCCTACTGGCGCTGCGTCCACTGTCGCTGGCCCAACTGGAGCACAAGGAGCAACAGGTGCAACAGGTGCAACAGGTGCAACAGGTGCTGCGTCAACAGTTGCGGGACCTACAGGAGCACAAGGTGCTACAGGAGATACAGGACCAACTGGTGCTACTGGTGCTACAGGTGCAACTGGATTAATTGGTGCTACAGGTGCAACTGGTGCGACTGGTGAACGTGGAGTTAGCGCACTTTCTTGGACATACAAAGCACAAACAAGCCTATTTAACGTTGACCCTGGTAATGACTACTTAAACTTCAACGCTAATCCTTACACTTCATCTACACAAATTAGAGTAGACGATAACCCTTACGGGCTAAACACAACTTTACACGACTTATTTTTAAGTATTCAAAGTGGTTATTTAACTGTAACAGAGCAAAGTAATCCTTCAACGTATGCAACCTTTGAAATAATTTCTTGTGTAGACGGTACGGCTACAAATGAGACTGAAGATGGAAGTTATGTAATCTTCAACGTATCGTTAGTTAGCACTTACGGAGTAATAAATAACGAAGATTTTGTTACGTTATCTATTGGACTTGTTGGTTCACAAGGCGATACTGGTCCAACTGGAACAACCGGAGATACTGGCCCTACAGGTGCTGTAGGTGCTACAGGAGCGACAGGTGCTACTGGTGCCACAGGTGCTGCATCTACTGTCGCTGGTCCTACAGGTGCTGTAGGTGCTACAGGTGCAACTGGTCCTACTGGTGCTACTGGTTCTGCTGGAGCGACAGGTGCTACAGGTGCTACTGGTGCTACAGGTGCTACTGGTGCAACTGGTGCCGCGTCCACTGTGCCAGGTCCAACTGGAGCGACTGGTGCGCAAGGTACTGGTGTAACAATCCTTGGTTCTTATGCAACATTATTAGAACTAACAACTGCACATCCAACTGGAAATCTTGGTGATGGTTATTTAGTTTCTGGAAATCTTTATGTTTGGGATTCACTTAATTCCGAATGGGACAATGTAGGAAACATTCAAGGACCTACTGGTGCAGTCGGTGCAACTGGTGCTACTGGTGCATCAGGCGTTGCTGGTCCGACAGGTGCTACTGGCGCTGCGTCCACTGTCGCTGGTCCAACAGGTGCGACTGGTGCGACTGGTGTCGGTGCTACTGGTGCGACAGGTGCGACAGGTGCTACAGGTGCTGTAGGTGCTACAGGAGCGACAGGTGCTACTGGTGGTGAAGGAAATTTTGCAATCTCTGGAGTAACTGGGCCAATAGGAGCAGAAACAGGGGATGCTTGGTTTAATGAAGAAACAGGAAAAGTTTATATTTATTATGACGGCTATTGGATTGAAGTCGGTGCTGCACCTGTAGGAGCAACTGGACCAGCGGGAACAGCGGGAAGTGCTGGTCCAACAGGTGCGACTGGTGCTAGAGGAGTTTTCTCTACAACATCTTCAACACCACCAATTTCACCACAAGCAGGAGATGCTTGGTATAACACAAATGACGGTTCTGTTTATATTTACTATGACGGCTACTGGGTCGAAGTTGGTGTTCCAGAAATTTCTTCTGGTTTAAGTGGTGCGACTGGTCCAACAGGTCCTGCTGGCCCAACTGGTGCAACAGGACCAACCTCAACTGTGCCAGGTCCAACTGGTGGTGTAGGAGCGACTGGTCCTACAGGTGCTACAGGTTCGGTTGGTAATACTGGATTAACTGGTGCAACAGGACCAACTGGTCCTGCTGGTTCAGGTCTTTCTATTCAGGGTTCTTATGCCACCGAGCAATTATTAAATTTGGCTCAACCAACTGGACAGCCTGGTCAAGCATATTTAGTTCAAGGCGATTTATTTACTTGGGATGGAAATTATTGGATAAATGTAGGAAATCTAGAAGGACCTGCAGGTATACAAGGAGTTACAGGCCCGACAGGAGCAACTGGTCCAACAGGTGCGCAGGGAAATAATGGACCTACAGGTGCAACTGGAGCGACTGGCGCAACAGGAATTGGTATTGGTTTTGATGCTGTTTTCTCAACTACAACTCTTAATATTACAGAAGGAGTTAAGACTTTCACGGTATCGAACACAACAAAATCATTTGTTGTTGGCTCTAGAACCAGACTTACTAGGTCAGATGAAGCATTTAGTTTGGCTTGGATTGAAGGAGTTATAACAAATATTTCAAATCAAACTGTGACAATTCTTATTGATTTGGTATACAACCCTTCAACATACGCTTCACTATCTTCTTGGGTTTTATCTTTGTCAGGTCAACCAGGACAAATTGGTGTTACTGGCCCAACAGGAGCAACTGGACCTACGGGACAAGCATCAACTGTTCAAGGACCTCAGGGAATTACGGGACCTACTGGTGCTACTGGTGCAACAGGACCTACAGGAGCGCCATCAAACGTAACTGGACCAACAGGTCAACAGGGAATTACTGGCCCAACGGGGGCTACAGGAACATTCAATACTGGTTCTTGGACTGCTTACACACCTGCATGGACTGCTTCTGCAGTAAATCCTAGTATTGGAAATGGAACACTTAGTGGGAAATATATCTTATTAGGTTCCTTAGTTTTTGGAAATATTAGAATTATTGCTGGCTCAACTTCTGATAAGGGAAGCGGAACTTATAGAGTTGCTTTACCATTTGCTGGAGTCAACCCCGTAAAAAACTATGAACCAATTGGTCAAGTAACTTTTAGAGATAGTTCAGCAAATAAAGTGTTTATTGGAACTGTTATTTTTAATAATTCAAATGGCACTGTTCTAGAGATGCTTGTTCATAATCAAATTGCTGATTTTGATGAAGGCTTCTCAGCAACACACGATTTACCGTTTTTCTTTAGTGAAAACGATGAAATTATTATTCAGTTCCAATATGAAAGGCAGGTGTAATAAATGGCAATTGATTTTCCATCCTCACCTTCCGTAAATCAAACCTACACCTACGGCTCTCAGCAGTGGAAGTGGACAGGTAATGCTTGGGATTTAGTTGTAACTCAAGTAATCGGTCCAACTGGTCCAACTGGAGCAACTGGTGCTGCATCAACTGTAACTGGTCCTACTGGTTCTACGGGACCGACAGGAAGATACGGGTCTTTTGCACTTTCTTCTGCAACTCCACCAGCATTACCTGCATTAGGAGATGCTTGGTTTGATTCAACTACTGGTCAGATTTATGTTTACTACGATGGCTACTGGGTTGAGTCTTCATCAAGCATTGCTGGAGTAACTGGACCTACTGGAATTCAAGGTGTGCAGGGGCCTACAGGACCTACTGGTGCACAAGGTGTTCAAGGAATTCAAGGTGTGCAGGGGCCTACAGGACCTACTGGTGCACAAGGTAATGTTGGACCAACAGGTCCATCAGTAACTGGACCTACAGGTTCTTCAGGTCCTCGTGGATTCACTGGCCCAACAGGTGTTTCAGGTCCAGAAGGACCTACTGGACCTACAGGCGGTCAAGGACCTCAATACTCTTCAAATGTAATGGCTCGTCGTCATAGTACTACTCAAAGTATTACAAATGGAGTTGAAACAAGAGTTCAATGGAATATCACTGATTCAGATAATTCTAGAGGAAGTGTTTCTTTAACTTATGATGGCTCAGTGCAGGTTGGAAGATATACAAATAATTCTGGAACGACTAAGACTTATTTAGTTACATGGCAAGTAAACTTTGGACCAGACCCTGTGGGGGCAAGAGCAACTTGGTTGTATCACAATACAACAGGAGGTGCTTTTCTAAATACCCAGAAACGTCAAGGAGAAGTCCATACTGGAATTAATAATGATTTTACTATTGTTACCTCTTCCACTATTACTGTTTTAGACAACGGTGAGTTTTTTGAAATCTGGGCGTGGCAAAACTCTGGAAATGAATTACAAATAGGTGGTTCTGTAGGATTAAGAATTGATTCTGGCTATTCAAATAAAATTCAGATAGTGGAGATTTAATTATGCCTATTGACTTTCCTAGTTCTCCTACAATTGGTCAACAATATGTAAGTGGAAACTTAACTTACCAATGGAACGGAACTTCTTGGCGCTTAATTAGAACTATTGCTGCCGGAGCAACAGGACCAGTAGGACCTACAGGCCCAACTGGCCCAACTGGAGCACAAGGTGTGCAGGGTATAACTGGACCAACAGGACAACAAGGAATTACGGGACCTACGGGAGCAACTGGTCCTGTATCTACAGTCGGTGGGCCTCAAGGACCGCAAGGGCCAACAGGTTCAGGGGGACCTCAAGGACCGCAAGGTATAACTGGACCAACAGGACAACAAGGTGCCACTGGGCCTACTGGCGTGCGTGGTTTTCAAGGTCCAACAGGACCGCAGGGAATTACGGGACCTACTGGACAACAAGGTATAACTGGACCAACAGGACAACAAGGTGCCACTGGGCCAACAGGTCAACAGGGGATTACCGGGCCTACAGGACAACAAGGTCAAGGTATTTCTATTCTTGGAAGTTATGGAAGTTTGATAGCACTTCAAACAGCACAACCTACAGGTAATCCAGGAAATGCTTATCTTGTTAATGGAGTTTTATATGTTTGGGACCCTTCTCAATCTGTATGGCTAAGTGCTGGAAATATTCAAGGACCTACTGGTGCAACAGGTGCGACTTCAACTGTCGCGGGACCAACGGGACCAACAGGAGTTTCTGGTGGAATAACACTTAATGTTACAAACTCTGGTACCGGTGCTTATGTAATAAATGGTTCTAATAACCCAACCTTGTCTTTTATTCGTGGTCATCGTTATGTTATTAATGTAAATGCAGTTGGACATCCGTTTTGGATTCAAACAGTTTCAGGCGCATACAGCGCAGGAAATATTTACAGCACAGGGGTAACAAACGGCGGGACAGATAACGGAACTATCATTTTTGAAGTTCCTTTCAATGCCCCTTCTTTGCTCTACTACGTTTGCCAATTTCACTCTGTAATGCAGGGAACAATTAGTGTTAGTAGTTTAGGTCCTACAGGGCCGACAGGTGTTTCTGGACCTACGGGACCAGCAGTTTATGAGTTAACTTCTAATACTTATGGTGGTTCTACAATTCTTACTTCTGTAGATGCTGCCAAAATTGTAAAAACAACATCTTCTTTTGCTATGGATGTTACTGTTCAGTTAGATAATTACAATTCATATACATTCCCAGTCGGGACGCAAATTGTAGTTATTCAGTATGGAACTGGGCAAGTTACTTTTGTTCCCACAGCGGGAGTTACTCTTAATTCCGAAGGAAGTAAACGTAAAACCTCACAGCAATATGCAGTTGCCTCCCTAATTAAAATGGGAGCCAACGAGTGGGTATTGAGCGGAAGTTTATCCGCATAATGCTAACAACACTACATGGTATTTTTTCTTCTAGAGTAAGAACATTCTCTCCAGGAGTTTTTACTCAAAGAACTTCTTCTTTTACATCGCCAGATGAAATTTTTGCAGTAGAGTATCTAAACAATCAATTCTTAGCAAGCGGCTCTAGTGGAAAACTTGCTACTTCTTCAGATGGAACTACCTGGTTGCAAAGAACAAGTTCTTTTGGAACAACTATTATATACGACAGTGCTTTTGGATTAGGTTTATATGTTTTAGTTGGAGGAACAGGAAAGTTAGCAACCTCTGCTAACGCAACAAGTTGGACTCAGAGAACAAGTTCTTTTATAACAACTTCTATATTTAATGTAATTTTTGATGGTCAAAAATTTATTGCTGTCGGGGCTACTGGAAAAATTGCTACCTCTTCAGATGGAACTACCTGGGCACAGGTAACTGATAGTAGTTTTGGAACGACTTTTATATACTCTGTTGCTTATAGTAGCGCTCTTACTACATACGTTGCTGTTGGTGCCAGTGGGAAGATTGCAGTATCTACTGACGGTAGTGCTACTTGGTCTCAGGTATCTAGTCCTTTCGGTGCAAGTCAAATAAACTCTGTTACATATGGAAGTTCAGGTTTTGTTGCTGTTGCAGCAGATGGAAAAATTGCTAGTTCTTCAAATGGAACAACTTGGACTCTTTATTCAAACCCCTTTCTTGGTGTCACCCTGAGAGATGTAATTTTTGCTTCAAATATCTATGTTGCAGTAGGAGTAAACGGGCAATTAGGCTTTTCTGTTGACGCTCAAAACTGGTCTTTAGCCTCTTCATCTTTTGATACAACAAATATAAATTCTATTACTTATGGTCCAGTAAACTCGATTGACGGATTTATTTCGGCAGGAGCAGAGGCAAAAATAGCCACCTCTGCGGTTTCAAACTAGGAAAATAAATGACGTATACTTATACAATAACAGAGGAACTAAGTTGTATTATTAGAAAAAATAATACAGATATAGATGTTTCTGGCCCTTGGGAGTCAGAAGAATCTGCGTCTGCTTGGGCTCAAGCATATGTTGAAGAATTGAACATTATTAATTTCGAGGAGGATTCAAATGCCAGCAATTGATTTTCCATCCTCACCTTCCGTAGACCAACAATTTTCTTCCGGTGGAAACACTTGGCGCTGGACAGGTTCTGTTTGGCAAGTTGTAAGAATTGTTCCTACAGGTCCTACAGGTCCGCAGGGTATTCAAGGACCAACGGGTCCAACAGGTATTACTGGTCCTCAAGGTCAAGGACTAACAGTTCTTGGTTCTTACAATACATTTAATGAGTTAACTACTGCCGACCCTGTTGGTGTAGCAGGCGAGGCTTACATTGTTGCTGGAAATCTTTATGTTTGGTCTACTACCGCCAACAACTGGGTAAACGTTGGAACTATTCAAGGACCTACTGGAGCAACAGGTGCGCAAGGTAATCAAGGTATTACGGGACCAACAGGACAAGTAGGACCCACTGGTGCAACTGGTAGCACTGGTCCTCAGGGAACATCAATCTCAGTTCGCGGAACTGTTGCAACAGCAGGAAATCTTCCACCTACAGGGAACACTATTAACGATGCTTTTATCGTTCAAGCAGATGGTGATTTGTATGTGTGGACTGGCTCTGCATGGTCAAACGTAGGACAAATTATTGGACCTACTGGTCCTACTGGTCCTGGAATTACTGGACCAACAGGTTCTCAAGGACCTACAGGTAAAGATTATTCATCAACTGATGGAACAGGTGTTCCTACAGAAACCTATATAGGTGCTGGCGCTCCTACTGCTCCTACTGCAGGTGATATTTGGTTTGATATTGATGACCTTGGCGCCAATGCTGCAATCTATTCTGGAACTTCAGCACCAGACCCAACAGAGTTTCAATTCTGGGCATCTGAAGAAAATGTTATTGAAGAACTAATTTTTTCTGACCCTAATCCGCCAACAGGTCCTCTCTACGAAGGAGAGTTGTGGATTGATGAAGACGAGATTGATTTAGATTTTCTAGCAGTTGGTCCTACTGCTCCTCCTGTAACTACTGTTCTTTGGGTAGATACTTCTGGAGAAGAAGAAATTTTACTAGGAGCAACTGGGCCGACTGGAGCGACTGGCGCAACAGGACCAATAGGCCCTTCAGGAGCACCAACTGGACCAACTGGTGCACAAGGACCGCAAGGACCTCAGGGAAATGTTGGTCCAACAGGTGCGACTGGTCCGGCAGGATTAAGTATTACTGGTCCAACTGGAGCAGCATCAATGATTGCTGGACCAACAGGACCAACTGGAGCAACTGGTGCAACTGGTACGGCAGGAACTCCTGGAGGACCAACCGGACCAACAGGCCCAACTGGTGTGCAGGGGCCAACTGGTCCAACTGGTTTACCAGGAAATAATGGTGCAACAGGAGCAATCGGTAACCAAGGACCTACTGGTGTTTCAGGGCCTCAAGGGGCTACTGGACCAACTGGAGCGACGGGAGCAACTGGAGCAGCATCAACTGTTACTGGACCAACAGGTGCAACTGGCAATACTGGATTAACTGGTGCAACAGGACCAACTGGTTCCACCGGCCCAACAGGTGCCACAGGACAAGCAACTCTTACTCGTTATCGCTATGTAGCAACTGCTGGACAAACAACTATTTCTGGGCTTGATGCTAATGGACAAACTCTGTCTTATACAGCAGGGCTTGAGCAGGTCTATATCAATGGTGTTCTACAAACTCGCGGACAAGATTATGTGGCTACAAACGGAACATCTATTACTGGAATCCCTGCTCTTGCTGTAAATGATGAAATTGTTATTTTGACTATTGGTGGCTTTAACGTTGCCGATACTATTCCGCTTTCAACAATTGACGCTAAAGCAGATTTAGTAGTTGGAACTGCGGACAATGCTATAACAAGACTTGGAGTCGGTTCAGACTTCAGCATATTGTTTGCAGATAGCAGCACAGTCAGTGGACTCCGTTGGGGAAGCACATATCAAGTAGCCGGAAAAAATAATTTGCTCAATGGAGATTTCAGCGTCTGGCAACGTGGTACTGGAACATTTACTCTCACTATTCCTACATTTGTAATGACTGCTGACCGATGGCGTGCTGGTGGAGCAGGAAACATTACTCGTCAGTCTTTTGTTGTTGGTAACTCAATTGTTGGTTATGAACCAGCGTTTTTTATGCGCTACACAATTACAGCAAATAGCCTAAATTACGAAATTATGAACCGTATGGAAGATGTAAGAACTTTAGCGGGACAAGTAGCAACAGTTTCCTACTGGGCAAAACTATCTAACGGCTCGGACTCAATGACTATCTTACCTCGTTTAGTTCAAGATTTTGGAACTGGTGGTTCTCCTTCATCACTAAATCCAACAAACTTGACTGCTCCAACACTTACAACATCGTGGCAAAGATTTACCTCAACGATTACAGTCCCAACTATCTCTGGAAAAACACTAGGAACTAACAACGACTCAAGCCTCTACCTATCATTCCAAGTATCTAATACTGGAACTGGAGCAGTGGATTTCTGGGGAGTTCAGGTTGAGGCTGGGAACACTGCAACTCCATTTACAATAAGTGGCGCTAGTCTCGCAGAAGAACTCTACCTATGCCAAAGATTCTACTACCGACAGACTGCTCCAACTGCAAATACACGTTTTGCAATTGGAAATGCTACTTCAACAACTAACGTATCAGGAACAATAGTTCTTCCGACTACTATGAGAGTAGCCCCAACGGCAATTGATTTTTCAACTCTTGGAGCATTTTCAAGCGGAGCAAATATTGCTATCACTAATGCTGTTCTCGACACAGCGGCAGTAGGTTTTAACTCTGCTGCAATCAACTTTACTGTTGCTTCTGGTCTTACTCAGGATAGAAGTTATTGGGTTGTGGCAAACAACTCTACAAATGGATTCCTCGGTATTAGCGCAGAGATTAGGAACGAATAATGACTAGAGCAAGAGATGTTGCTAGCCAAATAGCAAACCTAAGTTATGTCAATAACGGAGCCAACTGGGTTGACCCAACTCATATAGAGCCATTTTCTAAAGGCTCTCTTATGCTTGCAGGTACTGGAGGAGTAACTCTCTATACCGCTGCTAACCGTTCTATGATTTTGTTTCAAGCAAATAAGACTCTAACAATTAGTAACCTTAGTATCTGGATAACTACTGCTGGAGCCCTAGTATCTCCAACTTACGCAAAGTTGGCTTTGTATACATATAATCCATCAGCGAACACTGCTACTTTGGTGGCTAGAACAGCAAATGATACAACCCTACTGAGTGCTGCTGGATTAAAAACACTTCCATTAAGCATCACCGGAGGCTATCCAGCAACATTTACAGTAAATGCTGGAACCACTTATGGGTTTGTAATTCTTTCTGATGGAACCTCTGCTGGTGGAACTATTCTAGGATTAGGTACATCAACTCTTCCAACTCTACTTTTGAACTCTTATCTTACTGGTGGCTCTCCTGCTTCTGGAATTCCTTTTGGAGGACAAACAACCGCTGCTGATACGCCTACACCAGTAAATTTATCAGCATTAGCAACAGGTTTTCCGTGGTTTAGGCTTTCATAGTGAACTCAATATTAAAAAAATACGATAAAATAAGTTCGCTACTTATGGCGAAGTCTAGGAGCAATTAATGGCACTAAAACGTTGGACAGGTACCCAGTGGGTAGTTGTTGCTGGCTCACGTCCAGGCGCTCAAGGAGCACCTGGCTCTACAGGACCAACAGGACCTACGGGTGCTGCAGGAACTAACGGAGCGGTTGGAGCAACCGGACCTACAGGTGCGGCAGGTATTGCTGGCACTCGCGGAAGTAAAATTTTTACAGGCTCTGTCAATCCACAACTCGCCGGACTCTCAGGGGTTCTAGAGGCGGATAACTTTTTTAACACGGCTAGCGGGGATTATTTTGCCTATAGTGCTTCTACTACAACTTGGGTATTACAAGGTAATATTAAAGGAGCAAATGGGGCAACTGGACCTACGGGTCCAGGCGGAGCAGTAGGACCTACTGGACCTGGTGGAACAACTGCTGATACAAACCGTATCAGTCTCATTGAAATGAATTCATTACTAAATCTCGGCCTGTTTGGCAATCAAATAGGTAGTTCAACCACTAATATTACCAATAACGGCGTAACAACCAGCAGCATAATTGCGCTGGCTCTTCTATAAACGAGGCGAGGAATAATAAATGGCAAGAAAGATAATTAAGAACTCGGATTACACCTTTAATCCAGCCACAAGGACTATTGTCGTTCCTGCTTATATTAAAGAAGAGCGTTTGATTCTTATTTCAAACACCAATAATGGAACAATTATCTATAACTTTGCCGACCCTGCTCTTGGATACAGTTCTTGGACATATATTGGGGATGCAAATAATCTAAAAACTCAGATTGTTCTTGATTACAACACTGCCGCAATGAATTCAACAGATAATTTATCAATAATGATAGATGATTTTGCTGAAACTACTACATTTACAGAGGTTCTTTTAGATACTGTAGACAAACTTCGTGTTGCTCCTCCACAGTCATTGATGGATACAGACTTTGAATACTCTGTCCAGCCTTCAAAATGGGAAGCACTCTTTTTAACATCAAACTATCCTTCATTTTTTGCTAAAACATCTGGAGGTAACTCTTTTGATATTGTAACAGTAGAAGGAAATGGTTTTGGTCCACGCTCCTTAGTTACAGTTACAACATTGCAGTTCCACAATTTAGTCGTAGGAAACGTTGTTAGTATTCAAGATACTTTGAATTTCCGTGCTGAAGGAACTTTCATTGTTAATACCGTTCTTTCTCCATTTCAATTTACTTATTTTGCTAGAGGTTTAGTCTCTGGCCAAATTGCAATAGCAAATAACACTATTGCTTATGGTGGAGATGCTTTTGAGAACGCTCATATTCCTGGTGGAACAGCAAGCCGTGGAACTTTGAGAGGGTTTGACCTTGCTACTAACGGGGGAAATCCTACAATTATTACTGTTACTACACCAAGCCATCCACACGGTTTGTTCCCAGGGACTCCTATTCTTATAAATAACACAAGCGGGGCAAACGGAAACTGGATTATTAAAGACGTTCTTAGCCCTACTCAATTTACTTTTGAGATATTAGATACAGTTGTAACATCAGTTTCTACTTCAGGTTCAAGCCTTCTTTATGCAAAACCAGAAGGATATATTCAGCACAGACCATTAGATGGTGGAGTCTCTATTACTACTCTTGGAAATGCAATGGGGCTTCAGACAGTCCGCCAAACCCGTCGTTATTTCCGTTATCAGTCAGGTAAAGGAATTCAGTTCTCAACGGGTGCAAAACTAACTCCTACATATGACGTAGTAACTATGTCAGCAGAAGGTGTTACAACAACTGGCGCAAAGATTGTAACTGTCAGAACTCTTCAAGACCACGGAATGCAGCCAGGTGCTGTTGTTCAAGTTGAAGGAACTACTGTAAATGCCAACACTGCCAGCCCGTATAACGGATTGTTTACTGTATTAACAGTTGCTGAATCAAACGTCTTTACATATTCAATGAACGTCACCACCGCTCTTTTATCTTCTGACAATGTTCCATCTGGAATTAACACATTTGTCACTGTGAAAAATTGGAAAGGCGCTGCTACTAGAGCAGGAATGTTCGATGAGCAAAACGGTTTCTTCTTTGAATATGACGGAACGACATTGTATGTCGTTCGTCGTTTTTCAAATAAAGAAATTGCTGGAACAGTAAATGTTACAGAAAATTCATCTCTTATTATTGGAAACTCAACTCAATTTAGACGTCAAATAGTTGTTGGCGAGAAAATAGTAATTAGAGGAAGCAGTTATCAAGTTACAGCAATTAACTCCGATACTTCTCTAAATGTTTCTCCAGCCTATCGTGGAGTTAGTGGTAGTTTTGTTAGAGCAACAAAAACACAAGAACTTAGAGTTCCTCAATCAGAATGGAACCAAGACCTCTGCGACGGTAGCGGTCCAAGTGGTTATGTTATTGATGTTACAAAAATGCAGATGATTTATATTGATTACACATGGTATGGTGCTGGATATATTCGCTTCGGATTACGAGGAGTAGCAGGAAATATTTTCTATTTCCACCGTATGCCAAATAATAATAATAATACAGCCGCTTACCAGCGCTCAGGAAACCTTCCAGCACGCTACGAAGTTATCAATCAACCAAAACTTGCTCGTTTAGTTGGCGGTGCAACTGAGGTTTATGGTTCTACTTTATCGCCAAACCATACAACAATGTATATTGATAATATTAAAGAGTGGCCAAGTTCCGGACATTTACTAATTAGAAATAGCGATTCCAACGAGGTTGCCTCATATAGTGCAATTGGAGCCTATAACTCTACTATGCGTGGTTATCCCGTCACGATTGCTCGTAGACAAACCTATCCAATTTACTTCCCTGGGCAGGTAGTTGTTCTTGGTGGAGGCAATACATCCACTACAGCATTTAGCCCAGATTCAACTTTAGGTGGCTCTGGTGTAAGTCAGACCTCTGTTATGTCTCTTTCTCAGACTTGCGCCCCTCAAATCTCACACTGGGGCTCATCTGTAATTATGGATGGACGTTTTGATTCTGATGCTGAATACGTCTTTACTGCTGGTATGACTAAAGCATTGGCAATACCTCAGGGTGTATCAAGACCTGTTATTGCAGTTAGACTTGCTCCTTCTGTAGACAACGCTGTGGCAAAAAACTTTGGTGTTCGTGAACTTATCAACCGAATGCAGATGCGTCTTGCTTCAGTTGGTGTATCAACTAACGGACAGTTTTTGATTCAAGGATTCTTAAATCCATCAACCATTTCATATACTAATCACAGCGAAACTGCTACTCGTATTACTAAAGCAATCTCTTCTGGAACAAGCGGCACCGCCTTTGTTACCCTGGCCGATGTTCAGAACATTGCTGTAGGTATGACTGTTGTCAGCGGAACTGGTCTACCAGTTAACGCAGTCGTTACCGCAATTTCTGGAACAACACTTACTCTATCTCAACCTCTTACTGGTACTGCTAGCGGTAACGCAGTATTTGGAGGTATTCGTGCATACCTAGGTATTCCGTTTGACTGGGACCGCGAACGTGTAGGTTCTGGTTCTTTGGCTCAGGTGCTCTACTTTGATAACTCTGGACCTAACGGAGGAACCGTTCAGGCTGCCTCTGGTGCTATTACTGGTGGAGATGCAGTGTTCTCCTTCTACTCAGAAAACGGTGGTGGAGGAACAAACTTCAACGTTACAGCCTATGACTTGAAGGCAATTCGTGAACTTGGAAACTCAGTTTTGAGTGGAAATGGAAACGTTTCAAGCCCTTCATACCCTAACGGTCCAGACATTTTGGTTATTACGGCTACCAATATTGGTGCTGCATCAGCCAACATCACATCTCGTATTTCTTGGACAGAGGCTCAGGCATAATGACAAACAAAAGCAATAGGCTTAATAAAAGAACTGATAGAATTTACACTCAAGGAATGGAGAAATAATGCCTAGTTATGACAGTCTCTCAACGCAAATTGATGCGGTGAAGGCAGAAATCACATCTAGCCTAGGGGCTAGTACCTATACTGCTCAGGACCTCGTATTTGTTTCTAAGGCATTAGAAACTCTAGGGTCGCTTCTTGGCGTAAATGATATAGTGGCAGCATCTGCGGCTCAAATATCAACTATAACTTCCGCAGGTACTACTCAAGTAACAGCGGTAAACTCTGCAGGAACTACACAAGTAACGGCAGTGAACTCAGCAGGAAACGCGAAAATCGCAACTATTAGCGCACTTGCTGCTAATATAGAAATCAACTCATACATGGGAGTGTTAGCATAATGCCAACTACAGCAGCAAAACTCTTTAGGGGCGCGGCGACCACATCAGGAGTCACTGCCTATTCCTCAGTACCAGCAGGTGGACAGACAATTGTGACAAACATTGTCGCCGCAAATAAGACCGCTTCAGTGGTCACACTAACTATTCAGTTTGGAACAGGCGGATATAACTCCGGAACTGCGTTCAATTTCTGTAATGGTCTTCAGGTTCCAGCAAATGGAACTGTAAACTTTGATATTCGTCAAGTTATGACAGGTTCTGACGCAATTTATGTTGCGGCATCCTCAAATAGCAGTATTGATGTGTCCATTTCTGGCGTAGAAGTAACAGCGTAGTAAAAACAAAGAGAGCGAGAGGCTAAAGAAAAATGGCTATTTCAGGTAGCAAAGATTTAATTGTATTTCCTAATGACAACTCTGGACGCTTCTCAATCAAAGAGGTTCAGTACACAGGAAGTGGAAACTTCACTGTGCCAACTGGCGTTACCGCTGTTGAAGTTATTGCAGTTGGAGGCGGCGGAGGTGGCGGAGGTGGAGCCGATACTGTTGCAGGTGGAGGCGGCGCTGGAGGACAAGTTGTTCGCCGAAATGTAAACGTTACTCCAGGCACAACATATGGCATTGCAATCGGTGCTGGTGGTCATGGCGGTCAAGGAGCAATCGTTTCTGCTAATGATTTACTTAATACTCAGCCTGGCGGTACTGGTGGAACTACAACATTTGGTGGAACTACTCCAGTAAACTTGTTGATGAACCCAAGTTATAACAAGGGTGTCACTCTCTGGGAAGCAAACAATATGCTTCAGGTACAAAAATCAGCAACTGGAACATCAGGTTTGCCTACAATTATTGTTTCACCAGATAATAATGGCATTGTTTTAGGTATGATTGCTACAGGAACTGGTATTGGCTCTAACGCTATTGTTTCTGGTATCTCTGGAACAACAATTACCCTAAACGTTAACAACTCGGGAACAGTGGCTACTGGAACAACAGTAACTTTCAACCTTCAATCAAGTCGAGTAACTTCGACTTCTATTATCTACAATGATAATATTTCAAACTCTGCTTCTTTTGGCACAACACAATCAAATAACCTTATTCAAGCACAGTATGCTCAGATGGAAGATTTAGGATTATCTGGCGGTTCTTTCTTCGCTCTTGATACCTTAGGAAACATCTCTGCTGCTGTCTTAGCAAATCCTTACACAAAACTCCCAGAAATGACATCTCCTTTGGAGATTACAAGCACTGGAAGCGTAGGTGCTAACGCACTACAGTGTGTGAACTCATCTGCTGGTGGTAGATTAGTTGGTCTTACAACTTCTGCTGCTGGTGCTCTAAGCAACAACGGAACAACTGGTTTTGCTTATGACCCTAACGTTTCATACACAGTCTCTGCTTATGTGTATCACACAAACCCAACACCTCAGAACCTTATTATGCAATTGCGTATTGGTGATGGAACCAACTTCCCTGGAAACAACCAGAACACAACAAGCGGAACTGGAACTGTATTCAGCAACGTAACTCCATCTGCTGGCGGTTATCACGTTGCTCAGGTAACAGTGACTGCTCCTCTTTCAGGATACGGCGGCTCTGTATCTAAGACTATTTCAGGAACTGGTGGACAGACATTTATTACCGTAGACAATGCTGATGGTATTTTCTTTGGTCAGGCAGTTTCAGGAACTGGTGTCGCTGTTGGCGCAACAGTAACAAGCATTTCAGGAACAACAATCAACCTATCTCTTGCTAATAGTGGTTCAGTTTCAGGAACTGGAACATTTGCGCACTCTGGTATCTTCTCTGGAAACTGGCGTCGAGTATCAGCAACCTTTACAGGTTTGCCAGCATACGCTGCTGGTTTGACTGCTAAGTGGGCATATGTTGGATTCTTGATTCCAGCAAACACAACTATGCACATTGATAACGTTCAAGTAGAAACTGGTTCGTCAGCAACAGCATGGCGTCCACCTACATTTGAGAGCGGTCTAGGTCTTCGACTAATGTCTACCGATACTTCATCAGAAAATATGGAAGTATCTCACGACTTTGTGAATGCAGTCCCAGGTGTTCAATACACTGGTTCTGTATATGCTTGGGCATGGAAAGAATATAGAGTATCTAATGCTTATATTGAGTTCTACGACGCGGACTACAACTTAGTAGGCTCTCGTACAAAGGGTTCAACTATTCTTACACCAGTAACTTCCCTCAAGATGGGTTCAATTTCTAACCTAAATGCTACTCAAGGTAAGAGACTTTCAGCAACAGCAACAGCACCAGGAACTGCTAGATATATGCGTTTTGGTGTTCAGTTTGATAATGCTGCTAACAACGCCACTGGTGGCGTCGAACCTGAGTTCTATCTAGCATTTGCTCAACTTGAAGTTGGCGCTGCTCCAACCTTCTATAAGGATGGAAACAGCACAGGCTTTACCTGGGCTGGAGAGTCACACTATTCATCAACAATTACAGCACCACTAGTTGCTGCTAAAGGTGGTGGCGGTGGTGGAGCATATAACACTAACTTCCGTTATTGGCAGTTTGGTCTTCCTGGTGCAAACTACGGTGGCCATGCTTCACCAGTAGGTTCAGCAACACTACCAACTTATGCTGGTGGTGGAGGCGGAGCCGCAACAGTTGGACAATCTGCAATTTCATACTCAGCAGTTGAAGGTGCTTCAGGAACAACAACTGGTTATCAGGCATCTGGTTCTACACAACTACAATATAACCCTCAAGGTGGCCACTTAGGTGGTTATGGAATGGTTTCTGGAAACGTAAACATTCCTAACTACGGTGGAGACGGTGGTTTAGGTGTTGATACTAATGGAACAGGAACACTAGAAAACATTACTCTTGGCGGCGGAGGCGGCGGAGGCGGATGGAACACATTTGCTCAAGGCGGCTTCAACAACCCAGGTCGTGGAAACGGTGGAGGCGGTAAGGGTGGTCACACATACCTTGCTTACCTAACTGGTATCGAATCTGGTTCTCTCATTACAGATGCGTATTCTCGCGGATTTGATGCTACCCCTAATACAGGTGGCGGCGGTGGTGGTGCAGGTTCTAACGGCGGAAACGTTCCGTTTACACCAATCACACACAGCGCAAGTCAGTTTATTACTTTTGAAAACGCAAACTTAACTGACCTAAACCGTTGGTATCCAGAATACAACGCATCAATTGCTATCAACGCTACTAGCCCAGCATACGGCTCACAGCAACTACGTTGCACTGTTCAAGACGCTGGAAATATGAGAGTAAAGAATGCTTGGACAGATTTCCCAATCCTTCCAAGAACTCAACTCTTCTTCTCAGGGTGGGCAGCACGTCTAACTACAGGAACAAACCCTGGAACTCCAAACATTGGAACCAAGATTGCTCGTCCAGTAGTTGTTTGGTTAGATATCAATAAGCGCGTTATCCGTGAGGACCGTCCTACTGTTGGAGCAACTCTAGTTGCGTCCACTTACACCAACACAGTAGCAAACACTCCTCAGAACTGGCAGCCACCTTTGGCTCCAGCCAACAGTGCCTTCTTCCAAGTAGCCTTTGAAGTTCTTAACTGTTCTGGTGGAGATGTCATTGATATTGACTTCAGCACACTTCAGTATTATCCATACCAGGCTAACGGTGGAAATGGTGCTGATGGCGCTGTTATCATTCGTTATGCTGAGAAGTTTACAGCGTAAAGAAAAGGAGACAAAACTAAATGAAAAAATTTGCCCTTATTGGAGGCGGTAGAGTAGCAAATATTCTTGCTGCTGAAGATGTAAACTCAATTGGTTCACTAGCGCAGTCTTTTATCACTGTAGACATTACAGACCTAAGTCCAGCCCCTTCCGTCGGTTGGGGATGGACAAGGACTGAAGGTTTCTTTGCTCCAGTTGCAGATAATCAAAAGCATCTTCTTACTGGAGATGTATTAGTCCTAGAGACTCCCGCTCCAACAATTGCTAAGTCTTCTGCAAAGAAGAAGGATAAAGCAACTGACGACACTGCTTCGGAGGAATAAATAATGTCAATCACAATGTCACCCGAGGTGCTAACGGCTTCGCAAGATGCCTATATCACTCAAGGAATCACTGCTCGTCTTCAGACACTATCTGGAGCCGCTGCATCTGGCACTCTAACAGTAAGCATTATTGATTATCCAGTAACGCTTCTTACCTCACAGACTTCAAACTCTACTATTACATTTTCCAACATTCCTAACGGTAGCGCAAACACATTTTATGTGGAGGTTGCTAACCGTGGCGCTTTTACAGTAACATTTTCAGGTGTTACCTGGGACGGCGGCTCTGCCCCTACCTTGGCATCTGGCACTGGAAAAACTGTTCTTGAGTTTTACAGTCGTGATGGTGGTTCTACTATTTATGGTAAAGCCCGTTTTGCAACTATTGCCTAATTAGTTCTAAAACAGAAACCCCCGTGTTATAGCGGGGGTTTTTTGTATTAATAGAGTATTGTATGGCTATGAAAGTATGCGTTTACACAATAGCCTTGAATGAAGAACAGTTTGTTGAGCGTTGGTATAACTCTGTAAAAGATGAAGCAGATTATCTTTTAATTGTTGATACTGGTTCAACTGATAAAACTGTTGAACTAGCAAAATCACTAGGTATCAATACCGCTGAGATATGTGTAAGGCCTTGGAGATTTGATACTGGTAGAAACGCCTCTCTTGCTTTAGTTCCCGATGATATGGATTACTGCATACCGCTAGATATGGACGAGATTATGCTCCCAGGGTGGCGTGCTGAACTGCAAAAAGCATTTGACGCTGGAGCAACTAGACCTAGATATAAGTATGTTTGGAATTGGAATCCAGATGGAACTCCTGGTCTTACTTTTGGTGGAGATAAAATACATAAGCGTCATGGATATAGGTGGAAGCATCCTGTCCACGAAGTTCTTACTCCAGACCGAATAAAAGAAGTTGCTTTTTGGACTGATGCAGTTATGGAGCATCACGCAGATAATACAAAGTCTCGTTCTCAGTATCTTCCGCTTCTCAAACAATCTACTATAGAAGACCCTAATGACGATAGAAACTCTTTTTACTATGCTCGAGAGTTAGTTTTTTATAGTAGGTTTGAAGAAGCCTCCGAGGAATTTAGACGCCACCTAAGCCTTCCAACAGCAACTTGGAATGCAGAGAGAGCGGCTTCTTATCGTTATTTATCAAAAATTCATCCTCCAGAGTCAGAGATATGGCTAACTCTTGCTTCGGAAGAAGACCCTAAAAGACGAGAATCTTTTGTAGATTTAGCAAAACTTTATTATGCTCAATCAAGGTGGGAAGATTGCCTCGAGGCGGCAGAAAAAGCATTGGCTATAAAAGATAGAGATATGGCATACCTAAATGAAGCAGAGGCGTGGGGATATACACCATACGATATGGCTTCAATTGCCTGCTATCAGTTAGGGAAATATAAAGAAAGCGTTGAGTATGCTGAATTTGCTTTAGATTTAGGACCAGAAAACGAAAAAGAAAGATTAGAAAAAAATCTAAATTTTTGTAAGGAGAAATTAAATGAAAAATAACTATCCAAACTGGTTCGAGCCATACGCGAAAAATATTTTTTCAAAGCACCTAAACGAGTTTCAAGGTAGAAAAGTAGACTTTCTTCAATTAGGAGCATATACGGGAGATGCTACAAAATGGATGTTTGAGAATGTTCTTACTAACTCAGAATCTACCCTAATAGATGTTGATACCTGGGAGGGCTCCGAGGAACCAGTTCACGACACTTTAGATTGGAAAACTGTTGAAAGTGTCTACGAGGAAAAAAACTCTAAGTGGCTAGCCGACTCAAGGTTGTCTAAGAAGAAAATGACCACAAATGAGTTTTTTTCCTCCAACGATAAACAATTTGACTTTGTTTATGTAGATGCTGACCACACCGCTATGTCAGTGCTAAGAGATGGAATTAACGCATACAAGTGCCTAAAGGTAAACGGTATTCTTGCTTTTGATGATTACTTATGGACCCTTGGTACCGGAGATGTTATGAAAGACCCTAAGTCTGCTATTGATGCTTTGTTGCTTTTTTATCAGAAGAAGTGTTCTGTGATTGAGGTCGGGACGCAGGTTTGGCTAAGGAAGATTTCTTAGCCTTCTTTGCTTTTATTTTTTTAGCCCTTGCCCTAAGTCTGCGTTGACGCTCTACTTTTTCTGCTTTGTCTACTTTATATGCTTCAACAGCGTTTGCACTAGTTCTGCTCTTCCAAGAAAAATTACATTCTGTGCACACAACAACTTTAGCGGTATTCCATCTACCAGAACCATCTAATTCAACTACAAGCGTATCTAGTTTTTCTGGTCTAGCAGAACAGAAAGGACAGTTCGGGTATCTACGTCTGCGGGTTTCTTCTCCAAGATAAGACACTGATAGAGCGCGTCTGATATCAACTTCGTCCTTACCACCCCAGACACCCCAAATTTGCCTGTGCTCAAGCGCCCACTGGAGACACTGGGACCTAACTGGACATTGAAAGCACATATTTTTTGCAGCATACTTTTTCTCTATGTCAGAGTCAAAAAACCAATCTATATATTTTCGGTTTGACGGCTTTGCGCAAAGGGCATCTTTTTGCCAATTTAAGTTATCTGCTGGTTTCCACACATATGTTAATATATCCTATTAGGGTATAAAACTATCGAACAACACGCCTATTTTTCTATATTTCTATTAAAGTAATTTCTAAAGGTTTTTCTACAAAATCTCCATAACGAGTTTCTCCTTCTGGACTACAAACAATATATTGAAGTTCACCCTCTAAATATCCGCAATGCATATAGTCAACTACACAATTTTCTAAAAGTCTAAAACCATCCCCCAATGAATGAACAAGACCGTCTCTTTGTAGAGCAGAAGCAAGCGCCCTGCGAACTACTTCATTTGTTGTATCTACATTTTCAAAAGTATAATAGATTGTGCAATCTTCTTTTAGGGGTAAGTAGCCTTCCCCATCCCACTCAAGCCAGAGTTCTTCTCCAGGTCTTTTGTCTTTCATAGAACTTAATCTCCTGACTAGTCATCATCAAGAATACCAAAATTAAATTCAAATTTATCATTAGACTCGTCGCTTTCGCCTAAGAAATATGCTTTCGTTGGGTCAGTCATTTCATAGATACCAGAAATTGTTATTGAGCCACACATACAGCATATGTCAACATTTCCAGGTGTCACTATTTCAGGGGTATCTACACCAACTAATTTCATTAAAATATGACCGTTCTCGCTCATACTTTGAGGTTCCCAATTAGTGTGATTCTCTAACCAACACTGCTCACACAGCGGTAGAGGCCGCAAGACTGGTTCGTTCATCACAACTGCCTTTCTACATATAGTAAATTTACTATAAGAGAAGTCTAGTGTGTTTATCTATCCTAGAGTTTTTAGTTCAACATCAACAACAATATTTCTTTTTTCTCTAATCCTTTTTCTTTGCTGAGGAGTAGTTGCTCCCCATATGCCAAAAACTTCATGCTTTATTCCCCACTCAGCGCACTCTGCCACATAGGCACAAGAGTTGCATATTTTTATAGCAAGTTGATAGTCTTCTCTAGGGCTTGATGCTCTATTTATAGTTTCCGACTCTTCAAAAAAGGGCTCGAGTCCAACCTGCGAACACAACGGAGAGTCAAAAGTCCAAGGTTCATTTGCCATTCCTTCCTCTTTCTAAACATTTGATTTTTATTTTTTATTTTCTAAATGTCCAACTTCGTATCCGCATCCTGCATATCCCGCAATATCTATCCATGTGTCAGGTTGATATCCAGACTTAGATGCGTAACGGGCAACTTTTAGCCCAACCATCATCATTGCAACATCTTCATTACTTATAGGAATTCCAAGAATTACAGACCAAATCTTTGCTGTTCTTTCAAAATTATCTTCAGGTGCCCCGTATTGCTTGTTGCGGTCACCAGAAATAATCTTTGCTGCTTCCCTAAGAGCCTCTACTCTTAAAGGATTCTGCTCTGGTAAAGAACTATCTGTTGTCATTTTTTATCCTCGCTATAACTTCTACTAGATAACTTTTGCCCTCTTCTGCATCAGTAATCGTTGTTTCGTAGTTGACATACCTTAGTGGGTCTTCTGTGTCGCTGTCTACAAATGAAGAAATCTTTTCTTTAATTGTGTCTAATATTTCTTCCTTATTATCAGCAAGAAAATTAAACTTGTAAGTTATTGAAGTCATTATTGTATTAGTTTTTCTAGATTTTCTGGTCTAAAATGAGTTCCATCTAGAACAGGAAGTTTATTGTCATCTGTCTTTATAATAACATCTCCGTAGCGAACCCCAACAACTCTGCCTTTTCTCCCGTTGAGTTGATGTTTCCCACTCTCTTCATCAAAAGCATCAAACTTTACTCTAACTATTTCTGATACTTTTATGGCCCCAGACTGAACTGGAACCCAAGTTTCGTCTTTATCTGTTTTTACCAGAGCATGACCTAAAGCAAGTTTAGAAAAAATATCAATAATGTCTTTTGAGATATCTGTTTTAGGTGGTCTTTTTATACTTTCCCAAGTATCTAGTAACTGAAGAACAGCATCTCCAGTCATCTTTTTTGTTTTGTTCTGAGTAAGTTGTTCTTTTACCCAATCTAAATCTAAATTTGCCATTTTATTTCTCCTTAATGAGTTGTTGGTTGCCGCCCATTAGGACGGCAACCTACGACTCTTTATATTAGAACGGCGCGGTTGGTGCGCTTGTTGCCTCGAAAGACGCTGGTGCTGGTGCTGGTGCAGGCGCTGGTGCTGGTGCAGGCGCTGGTGCTGGTGGTGCGGAAGCAATTGGTGCTGCCGCTGCGCCACCTGCTGCTGCTCCTAGAGAGTAGTAACGGCGAATCTCATTACGCTTCTGTCCGTTATATACACGACTTCCAACAGTACCGCGGAACTTACGACCCATAAGAATCTGCTCGATAGCAGCATTTGTAGGTGCAGGAACTGTAGTGAAGAACGCTTGTGTAATTCCCATAGCGTGCATTTTGCTAAAGAAAATTGCTAAAGCATTTTTGTTTTCAGGAGATACAGTCAGGTTGTCCCATACAAAACGCTTGTTGTATGCGCCACCTTCGACCTGTGTCTTTACGGAAAACATTGTTTTTCCGCTTGCTGTTACTTTCGCAGTTGCTTCAATAACAGTGAGGTCATAATCACCGTCTGGCAGTGCTTCATAACTACCGCCAACTTCTCCGGCGTCTTTGATTAGGTCGCCCCAATTTAGAGTACTCATTAGTTACCTTTCGTAGTCGTTGTGTTTTCTTGTGTTGCTGGTATTGCTGTTTGTCTAGGTCCGAAAACTATATCTAGCATTCTTTCTATAGACAAATTCTGTTGTTCGACGATAGAACCTAGTCGCCCCTGAACACGCTCTCCTGCTTCGTATTCATTTGTCCGTTCTACATACATACGACGGACTTTATATGAAGGTTGCATAGGGTCTGGGTTTGATAGTGTCTCGACTGTAAGAGCACCGAGAATGTCGTAGAAGTATGGCGCTTGAATTGCCAACTGTCCTTGTAGGTATGGCTTATTACGACCCGCCTCCGCACCTGTACGAGACATTGCAGTGAGAACTACTGCCTCTAGTGGGTTAGTTGGGTGCATCGTAAGGTCACGCAAATCACGAAGTAGTGCGCCCATATGGCGAAGAAGTTCTCCCCACTGTTGCATCTTCATTTGTTCGTTTCCAGCAATGCTGTCCATACACTTTACTTGTAGTTCAGAGATTGAATCAATAATCAAACTCTTGAACTGATGTTTACCCATTTGTAGCCATTGATATGTCTTGATTACTGTGTCGTAATCACGAACCGTGACTACGCAAGTATCCCAAGTTCCGTCTGCAACTGGTGGCTCTTCTCGCAAAGGGTCCCAGTATTTGACGACGATAGGTAGGAAACGGTGTCCACCTTCAACGTCAAGCATTAGTCGTGGATATGGTGCTGTTACTGCAAAGGATGATTTACCAACCTTGCTCTCTCCATACACCATAATTGTTAGTGAACGCTGTACTTCACTCACTGTCACTCGCCTCCTTTTTTCTCTGATTCGTAATATGCATAAGGGTCTGACTCCCTATACATTTCGCTAAGTGCTTGCTCAACGGCGCTTCCGTCATCGAACATCGGGCATATAGCGAAAAATTGGCACTTCCACTTGCAGTCACGGCTTGGCTTTGGGTAGGCAACAAACTGATGAGCCTCCCCTTCATCCAATGCCTTACGAACACGCATCATATCTGCGATGACACCATGAATTCTTTTCCAAAAAGACCTAAGAGCAAAAACGTTATGTCTTACCTCAATCTGTTTATAGTAAGGAGGTTTGGAAGCAGCAGTTCTTTTTACTTTTTTTAGCATAGTAAAGATTCCACCCTCAGTGCGGTGCTCTTCGTCTGCTTTTGTTGCTTCCAGCATCATATATGTGAGAACTTGTTCATTCATATTTGCCAAAGAAGCAAACTCGTCTAGGGAGCCTCCTACAGTTTTGAAGTCACGAAACAAACGAACACCGTCTACTTTTCGACGAACACGCATATCAATTTTTCCCTGAAGTTCTACTTCTCCATTAAACAAAGGAGTAATAATTTTTTCTTCAGTAGATATCATTTCAAGTTCAATATCAATGCCTTCTTCGGCAACCCAGTGTTCGTAGCCTTCAAGCATAATTCTTCCAAGTTCTGCTTCTGTTTCTAAATTAGAAGTATCCTCGAAAGTAGATAATAAAAGTTTTTTATCTGCATCAACTAAATCCTCGTGAGCCTTGAGTAGAGGAACGTCTTCTGAATAATGTTTATCTAAAGCAGCATGGATACGGCTACCAAAGGCAAGAGCGCCAGTAAATTGTTGAACCTGAGGTGAGAGACCTCGATAATAAGTTAGCCACCACCTACGACGGCAGTCTTTGAATGTTTGGATTTCTGAGTTAGATATACGAACAACATTACTCATAGATTTCCTTCCTTATCGTCTTTTAGTAATCTGAGCAGTTGCTCTTTGTCTTTCACAATTTCCTCAAAATTATCACCTTTTGCTTCAAGAACTTGTATTACGCGTTCTTCTATAGTCCCCTCTGTAACATAATCTGTGATGATAATAGAGTCATGGATTTCGCTTCCAATTCTATGTACTCGGTCAAGAACTTGTCTATGGTCAACAAGTGACCAAGGTCGTTGAAGCATAACTAATCTTCTAGCGGCAGTCAAGGTAATTCCTACACCGCCCGCCTGTGCCGTAAACAAAATCCACTTTATAGCACCTGATTGAAAATCGTCAATAGCCTGTTGACGTTGGTCTTCGTCTTGGTCCCCAGTAATTAGCCCGTGAGGTATTTTCTTTTTAGTCATTTCAGCGCTTAGTAGATTGATAAGTTGTTTAGAGACGGCGGATACAGCAACAGAGTCGTCTCCAAAATCTCCATTATCAATATCATCCATCAACGCTTCGACCTTACAAGAGGGAGAACTTAGGATGGCTTTACTCTCACCCGTAATTTCATCTACTTCTAAAGTAGCATAAGCACTAGCAAATTGTAATAATCTGATAGTCTGAGTGAGAACACTAGGAGCAGTCAAAATGTCTCCTGAAGAAAGTTCAGCAATCATATTGTCCCGCATTTGAGAGTAAGCCTTATTTTGCTTTGTTGACATCTCCACATCTCGTCTTTCATTTAAGACAGGAGGTAAATTAGGTAGAACTACTTTTTTCAACATACGACGCATATAAGGGTTTAGAGATTTATAAAATTCATCATGCATTGTTGGTTTGACTCCAAGAACCATCATTCCACCAAATGCGTTGAGCATTACATCAACCATACGGTCAATCCATTTTGTTTTAGATGGCCAGTCTTCAGGAGAAATCCAATGAAGAATTGACCACAAGTCAACAACATTGTTTGCAATAGGTGTTCCAGTAAGAGCAAAACGAATCTCGGCATCCCCTGTGGCAGCCCAAAGAGCACGGCTCTGCTTACTCTTAGGGTCTTTTGAACGATGTATCTCGTCAGCAATAACAGCCTTAAAATCTATATTGTTTAGTTCTCTAGGAGTTACTTCACATTGGTTCGCTGTGACCTTTTCATCTAAGCCACCCATATCAACACAACGCTTTAGCGCAATAGACCCGTAGGGAGCAAGACGTGAGTGGGAACGAAGAGATTCCCAATTAATAATAAATACCTGCGCTGGTTCTTCAAACTGTTTCTTTCTCTGCACTGCTGAACCTTTGATTACTTGAGTAACAACTGAGCCAGGCCACCATCTATCAAACTCTCGCGCCCAGTTTTTCTTTAGAGTGTTTGGGCAAACAACTAAGATAGGAAAGACATCTTCTCCATTATCGTGAAGTTGCTTCAGAGCACGGATAGCCTGAGCAGTTTTTCCTAAACCTGGTTCATCGGCTAATAAGGCTCTCTTTGCGGTAGCAAGGAAGGCAACCCCAGCACGTTGGTGGGGGAATAGGGATTCATCTCCCTCGTAAGTCTCTAACTCTCTTAGGGCTAAAGCAGGAGCAATTCTTGTATTGAGTTCATTAGTGGCCCATTCTGCAAGGCGAGGCTGAATTTCTAACTGGTCCTTAAAAGTAGACCTTAGGGCTAAACAAGTGCTCCAACTAAGAGGAACCCTCCAAACACCCTCTGAAACCCTCCAAGAGGCCCCTGGAAGGCTTTTACAGAGTTCTTTGAGCCTCCAATCAGTCGTAATGACAATGTGCTCTCCAGCGGCATCTATGTCTACTGATACTGGCATCTAATAAATCCTTTCGTCACTAACTAAAAAAACTTTTTATTGCGGCTTTAAGTATTTTTTCTTGATTCTACTAGTCTAGCAAAATTCTTGGTTTCCAGCCAATCTTAGTGAGTTTTAGAAGGGAGTGTCTTATGGAGTCATTTGCGTGTCCTTCGCCTCCCTTATGCCACACCCCTATCTTTTTTAGAGCATCGTTAGGGAACATAGACTTAGCGTCTACAGGAGCCTGCATAGATATCTCTTCTGGGCTATACCCATTTATACGGCAGAGATGCTTAATCACGCCTATCTGCTCTAGGCTATAGGGAGCCTGAGAGTTCCTAACAGTTTGGGCTGTAATTACAAATCGCTCGCAGACTACATAAAATCTATTATAACTTTTCCAAGAAATAAAAGCCATCTCAACCGCCTGAGCAAAACTATCGGGGTCTACTTCAGAAGAAAAAATCCTTTTAGGCAGGTCATTTTGACTATCGCTCCACTCTAGTAGAGAGACTCCACTTATAAGTCCAGGGTCAATAGAAAGAATATATGTCATTTGTATTTCTCTCCCCAGTTTTCCATAGGCCCATCAATTCCAGAAGTTAGTGGAACATCCCAGCCATCTCGTGTTGTCATACATTCTTGAACAGTTTTCATAATTTCCTGCGCATCTTTACGAGGTGCTTGAAGAACAATCTCGTCGTGCACTGGAACTATCAACAATTCAGTCAAGTCTGCTTGGTCAAGTTTTATAAGATTACTCTTAAAGACCTCGGCAGCGCCTCCCTGAATTAAATAATTTATAAGTGTGTAGACGCGACCAGTGTCGCAAGGAATTTTTCTTCCTGTCCAAGTATGAATATATCCTTGACCAGTAGTTCTTTCACGCATAGAGCCAACGTGTTCAATCTCTTTTTGGAAAGTAATCATTCCAGGATATCTCATATCAAAAGCATCTGAAACAGATTTCATCTGAGACTCCGCTACTCCCGCTGTGATTGCTTGCTTAGCAACACCAGCACCGTAGAGACGACCATAAACCATTCCCTTAATAAGGTTTCTTCTTTTATCGCTTTTCTCAATACTAGGGTCTTGATAAACCTCTCTACCAATTTCGGTAAACGGGTCAGAGCCAGTTGCATCAGCACGATTGAATAGATTGATTAGATTAGGGTCTCTAGATAGAGAAGCAAACATACGAAACTCTACTTGGTCTAAGTCAGAGGTAATAATTACATGGTCTTCATCTCTAGGTATAAACGCACGTCTAACTGTCTCGTCCCCCTTAGGAAGGGTCTGTAGAGCAGGGTCAGTGATAGACATACGAGATGTTCTAGCCCCTAAAGTCTTTACTGAAGGATGAAGCAGTCCATCAACATTTTTGTCAATAAAATTCAAAAAATAAGTATTAGCAAGTTTTTCTGCTTTACGAAGTTTAAGAATAGTTTCAGCCAAGTTTTTGATTTCAGCATTTCCATCACGAACAAGAAGTTTTAGTTGGTCTTTAGTGCAGGACTTTTGACCGCTAGGAGTCAGTTCTATAATTTCTGCTCCCAACTTCTCAAAGAGACGAACTAGTTGGATATTGCTGGTCATACTGGTTCCAGAGTAAGTTTCTTGTCCCCACTTCTTTACGCTGTCCGTGTATTCAAGAAGTTCTTTGTATTTGTTTTTAGAGTAGTCAACGTCAACACGAGCGCCGTTAATCTCCATACGAGTAACAATTTTTCTAGTAGCCATCTCAATTTCATATGCCTTGTGATAAGGCTTTCCAGGTCCACACTGCTCGTAAAACTTTTCCCAAAGACGCATCGTAAGTATCGGGTCTAGAGCGCCGTAAGACCAATATGGTTGAAAATCAATAGGAACTGTGCCCCAAGTCCAACCATTCTCAACAAGACCTAAATCTAGTTTTTCCTGCATATGGGCAGCACGGGGGTCAATTAAGTTTTCAGAAAGAGGCTTCAATCCTCCTGGCCCAAGCGGGTCAATAAGATGAGCCATAATCATTGTGTCGTGTGCACGATGCCACGGAATTTCCCAGTGAGATTTAACTGCAAACCAACGTGCTTCAAATGCAATGTTGTGACAAACAAGTGGTCCATCAAATTTATCCATAGCCTCGTAGAAGACACCAGACCATTCATTCCAAGGAATTGCCCAGCCAGCCATGCCGTCGCCAACTTGAACAAGACGTAAATCTCCATGCCAAGGAGAAAGCGCATCTTGTCGTGGACGACCAGCACGTTCGCCAGTTTCAGTATCTATAGCAATGGCGTTGTATGGTCTTCTTTGGCTAAGCCACGCAATAAAATTAGCAGCCTTTTCGGCTGAATCAACTAGCGTAACTTCTATCCCATCAAGTCCTTGTGTCATTTGTCCTTCTTTTTAGTTATTACTAATACTACGGAATCATCTCTACTCTGTAAATAGCATCAATCTTTTCATCATTCTGCCCTGCTTCTTGTAGTAAACGTTCTGCCACATTAGTCAGATATCTTGCACCATTCAAGTCATACTTGTATAGAGCATCTAAAACTGGTTTCGGGTCTTCACTTACCTGAGCCCAGTAGCGATATTTTTCTGGAAAAATAATAGGTAAAGACCTGTTTGTGTTACACTCTTCGCAAGGAATTGCGTCTTTTTCAAGCACATTTGGTAGTGCTTCTATTAAAGCATATCGTCTTACTAAAGGACAAGCAGCCCCGTGATAGATAAGAGAGACTCCTATTCTTGAAAGAATATAGGAGCCATTCTCTGTTCTATATAGGGCAAACTCAATCCACCTAACTGAGCCCCTCCTCCAAGAGGAGGACTTAGCCAGTAGACGACCTTCAAATTGAAGCGTTCTGGAGCCATCTTTTATTTCAAACACTAGAAGGCTCCTGCTCTTTATTTTTTATAATGTCTGGTGGAACAAACTTTTTTACAGGAGTCTTGATTTTTTCTGAAGTTTCTTGGTCAGCAAGAACTTTAGAAACGTGGTCAAACTCTTCTTTTAATTTAGTAAAGTTTGCTCTGATAACAGCAATTTCTGTTTCATAATTAGAGACTAACTCTCCAATTCTTTGCCTTAGAGCAGTAATAACTAAATCTTTTTGGTCAGATTCAGCCATTTATTTATTACTCCTCTACAGTAAGAAGACCCTTGAGTTCAGCAATTTTTGCAACTCCATCAGAGATTTCTTGATTTAGTTGAGTCAATAGTTGTTGGTCTTTGGTTGTTGAGGCGTTAGCAAGAGTTTTTTGGATTTCAAGATTGTATAAGTTATACTCTGTGCTGCGGATGTGGTTGATTATGATACTGTTTTTATCACGAACATCTAGATATTCGTATTGAACTGCTGCTTCTGGTGTCATTTTTCTTTCCTATCCCTGTGTTGTTAGTTTTGTTTTTTCATTAAGAAGAGTCAATCTTTGGCTCTCCAGTACTGCAAGTCTATCAGCCAATAATGTAAGAATAGCAGAATCCGCGAAGGCGATTTCTGCTTCTAATACATCAAGTTCAAGACCATATATTTCGTAGTCAACCTTTTTTATATGCTGTTCAAGTATTGACAACTTTTCTTCGTTTGTTAGTGGCATTTAGGTTTCTTTCCCTCGGGTTTATATTTCATATCAACTACCACTTACCCATAGGGCAAGAAGCAAGAGCCATCTTTGTTTTTACTACCATAAAACAACCACACTCAGTGCACTGTTTTGTTACCTTCATCAACTTAGGACACATAGAGCATATCTTTAGTCTAAATTCAGCAACGTCGTGGCTAGCATACACAGTATTCGGGTTAAGAATGTCCCAGGGGCGCGTCTCTCCTAGTTTTTCTTTATATTGCTCCCATTTTGATTTTTCTGTCATTCGTATACACCTTCCAAAATAAAATCGTTATCTATATATTTCCAACCAACATCAACAAATTGAACATATTTATTACTATTTGTTATTGGAATTATTTGAGGACTCGATAATAAAATTGAATAAAGAATTTCATTACACACAAATAGTTCTTTTGTATTATCATTTTTAATTATTTTTAGTAAAAAATCACCAATATGTGAAAACGGCTGCTCGGGCATATCTTCAAAACTAAGAGCATTTATTAATAAATCAGCAAACCAAACATCAACACCAATCATATAAACAACTTCATTATCAATAAGTAGCCCTAGTTGGGTCGCTTTTTCATTTTTCCTAAGTCTATCTAGTTTTACGCCAGGAGCAGACCAGTTGACTTCGTTAAAAAGTATCATAATATCCTTTCATCTTTATGGAACATAGCATATAGGTCTTGTTCCCGCAGAGTTAGAGGTTGCAGCGCATTGGCCAACTGTGAAGCATACAAAATAGTTAGCGCTTGAAGAGTTATTCACATCGAAAGAGTTACAGTTCCATCTTTGAGTTTTGTTGATAGTGGGACAGCAAGCACCGCTAGGCGTATAACTTCCAGTCCCCGTGAATGTTGCAGGTGGTATGGTAAAACATTGTGGAGAAAAATAAGTAGAACCTTGGTCGCTATAGGTGCAGACTTGCGCCGCGGCATTAGTCGAGTAAGTTCCTCCAGCAGAACCAGCACTTTCTCCGTATGTTGCATCATATCCGTATAGTCTCAAAGAATAATTACTTCCTGCATTCAAACCAGCAAATGTATAACTTGTGCCAGAGGTTGAGCCATCAAAACTTCCATTTAAGTATGCTCTAGTGCTAGGAGCGTTAGTTCCTTTTGTAAAATTTAATGTAATAGTTGATGTTGTTGCACTACTACTATTAATTGTTGGAGCACCAACAACAACAGCAGAGGAAGTTGTATATGTTCCACCTGAGGCGCCGATAGAAAGGTAACCTTCGTTGTTTCCACCATATAACAGAAAACTATATGAAGTACCAGCAGTAAGACCGGTAAAGGTGGTTACTGCTGGACCAGATGCTGGAGGAACAAAAAAATCAATCTGGGAGCCATCCCTAAATCTATAAATTCTTTGAGCACCATACCCCGTATAATTAAGCGTAATGCTGGTCTGCGTTCTTGAACCTGTATTCTCTGAACCTCCCGGAGGTGGACCATATACGGCTCTATAAATTACTGATGTATAAAAATCAACAGTAGTACCGTCGGTTCCAACAACACGGTCACGCCATCTATAAATATTTGCTGATGAACTGGCAGCACTATCACCTACCACAACAGATGAAGCAAAAACTCCAGAAGAAGTCCAATCACCATCAGAACCAGTATAAGCATTACTTAATATTGTAAGTAGTCCAGATGTAATACTTGCCTGGTTGTTGTAGGTTCCAGCGCTACCACTAACTGTGCCTCCAGATTGAACTCTTCTTACAGTTCCAGAACCGTCTGCTGTTCCAGAAGCAGAGATAGTCGGAGCAACTGTTTGCACTGGAGCAGCGCCGGCTAGAGCCTGGCCTTGAACAACAACGTTTGTAGGGCTATCAAAACCAAATCTTGATTTGCTAACTGTTACATCAGCAAATTGGCTAGCAGTTAGCCCAGTAACAGTAACTAGTCCAGTAGATGCATTTATAGATACTGCTGCAGGAGATACACGGTTTATTGACACGGTGTAAGTTGCCGCAGACTCAAAGGTGCTGTCTGCAACGTTTGTGATGCTGAAAGTAAATCCTCCAGCAGTTCTTGTTACGGCGCTTGCTTGGTGCTGTCTAGCAGGTGCTGTAACTGTAAAAGAAACAATACCGTCATCGTTAGTGCCAGTAGTTACTGCCCTCGAAGTCCAACCAGTAGTTCCTTGATTCACAGTAAAATTACTAGTGTCCTGTAAAGAATTAGCAGACCAAGTATTCTGCTGAGCCCCAGTTTGAAAATATGCAAGGTCTGAGCGATAGTCAGTTAAACCGTTTTCTATAAAAAGAACATATGCTTCTCCAGTAAATGTTAAGTATGCTTGATACTCTAGAAAAGGACCGCCAGGAGTGTTGTATCTGTAGCCTCTATAACGAATCCAAGTTCCTCCACTATCAACTTTTGTAAAACAAGAAACCATTACTAAATCCTGCGCTGCAATGTTGAGAAATCCGCCAGGTGTAGGTAAGGTGCTAGTTAGATAATTATTTGTTGGCATAGTGGCATTTCCAAAATAACCATTAGTTGAAATATACATAGTGCTTCCAGCGCCAACAGAAGGGGCAACAAATAGATACCTTCTCGACCCAGTTGATTGAGGGGGAGTTGCTATTGTTACGGTATTAACTGTAGACCTAGTGCCGTTTATTTGAATATTAGTAACAGTATTCGGGTAGACCTGAGTTACATATCTTCTAGAAAATAGTGTTGTAGATATACTTCCAACATTTACAGTAGGGCTAGTAAATGTTCCTCCTGTAATAGTAGTTTCAGGAATAGTTCCACTACTAACACCAGTATATGTTCCAAAGAAACTAGTTCCATTATTTGCTGATACGCCTGAAATTCTAAAAGTCCGATTTAGTAAATCGTCAACAGAGTAGAATGGTGGTCCAGGAACAATATTTGCAACACTAGAATATACAGTCTGAATATTTCCTTTGTAGTTCATCACTACTTCACAGAAAAACTCACTTCCAACAGCAGTAGAGTTATTTGCTATAACTTGAGTACTAGATGTTCCAGCAGTTGCTGGCTGGATTGTTCTGCTCTTAAGCCAATTATAAGAAGTTTTGGTCCAGTTAGCATAAGACGGAGACCATGTGCCGCCCCCCTGTGTTAGAGATAAAGTCTCTCCTGGCTCAAAAATACCAGTTGTTGTAAGTTGTCCTACTGAAGGAACTTCTACCGATAAGTTATCAGTTCTAGCAGTTGAAGCAGAGGAAATAACATTACAACCACTCCAAGAGGTTGTCCCATCAGCACCAAACTCATTAAATTGTGGAAGAGTCCCTGCTCTTGATGTACCTGTCTGACCTGACCCATCATATGCAGTAACAGAAGTAACTAAAACAGCCTGACCATTCGAAAAAGCACCATTAGCACTGTAGTCGTGCTCTATATCAACAAAATTTATATCTTCAACATTTATTGTTCTAGACCAATCAAGACTTCCATTAGTTGCAGCAGAATAAGCATTTATAGTTACTCTATAACTTACTGCACTAGTTCCTGCTGGTCTTGTCCAAGAAACTCTTACAAAGTTTTTTCTAGTGTTCCTTGCTGTAACTGTTTCGGTGTGGTTTCCGTTACTGTTTACCCCCCAGTAATCTGTCGGGGTGGTTACAGTAGTAGGTCCCGCTTGCGTACCATCTGGTCTAGTTAATCTAGATTCCCAACTATTTACACTTGTTACGTTAAAAGAACCAGTTTTTGCGTAGGCTGGTCCAGTAATAGTTGATGTTGTCCAAGTCCAATCGTATCTACTTAAAACAGTGCTGCTCAATACTGGAGCACTTATTGAAAAAGCCGAAGGAAGGTATTGCGCTGCAGTAGTAACATTTTGAACTGTTACATTAAAAGCAAGTGGAGGAATAAGTATGTATGTGTTCGAATAATCAGATATTATGGACACGCTGCCAGTCTGAGAAGCAGTGACTCTAAATCTATAATTTCCATTGCCGCTCGCGGCTCTACTAAATATAGTTGCACTTTGCGATGTAGAAGTAAATATTACTACCCCATCTTTTTCTAAACTATAAACATATGTAATAGCGTTGTCGTTGCCTCCCAGAGAAGCGTCCCAGGAACCTTGTAAATTTCCTCCAAGAAGTGAGAGATTTAGGTTTTGAGGCGCTTGTAGGGCTCCATCAGAGACCTCTAAAGTAGCAAAAGACAAGTCAGTTGTAGCAGTATTTGAGTTTATTGCACGAAGATTAGTTACTATTTGAGCGCCAACATCTCCTGCTTGAACTGTGTAGGAGCCTGTATTAATAGGATTTCTAGGGTTTGCAACATCTGTAATAACAGAGTTTCTTTGAAGAGTACTAACTCCTCCATCAAAACTAATCCAATAGTAATCAGGTCTAGTGTCATTTGTGAATGTAGTAGTGTTTGAAAAACTTGTAATCCACCTCAGAGTATCTCCAGGGCGAGGGCTTCTATTAGTAGTGGAGAGATTAAAAACTGCTCCCGTACTGGCTCTTGTAAGTTGAAGATATGTTCCAGTATCTACTGGTTGACGTTTTTGTATTCTTACAGTATTTGAAAACTGAGTTTCTCCATCTTTTATTACTCTGGCTCTTAGGAATATAAATTTTCCATCTTGACGGCGATATGTGTCTACATCACTGATTTCTCCCCCGACATCTCCGCTATAAGCAGCGTTTTCTAAGGCAGAAAGATAAGAGATGTCTGTTGAAAATGATGTAGTTGTGGTTGTTCCAGTAAGTGTTCCAGCGTTGTTAGGGGTGGTGTTTTCATTTGTCCAACTTACTTGGTCCAGAAATGAATACTGAAATTTATATGCGTAAGAGCCAGAAACATCAGAGCCTCTGTAGAGTTGAATTGCTAAACCAACGCTTCTATTACTAAATAGTGCTCCACCAGTAGGGTTTCTTAGAGTTGGAGAGAATGTTCCCGTGCTATGTACTTGTTTCCAGCCCTCTCCTGCTCCGCTTCCTGTATACACCCAAGCGCTATTTACCGTTCGCCAAGAACCATCACGAACGTATATTTGAGTTACTGGTCTCCAAGAACCATCATGAATGTATGTTGTCATCTTGTGTCTTTTATTTCCCTATCTTAGGTATATCTAAATACTACAGTACCAGTCGCCGCAGTCCCCGTAGGCTGCCCGCTTCCTTGCTGATATGTGCCAAAACCTAATACAAGGTCACCTAGTAATTCAATTTTGGCAGAAGATAGGGATATTACCGTATCTGCTGATATAGATAATTGGTCTTGATACCCATAAATTGTTATGCCATAGGCACTACCGCTCCAATCTATAAATTCAAAACCACCCTGACCAGAAATTAATCTTAAACTTCCATTACTTGTTGAACCCCCTCCGTTAATAAGTACTCCTCCACTACCCGCGTAGGATGTTTGAGTTACATTTTCAGAGATATAAATACCTAAACCACTTGGTGTTAAAAGAGTTGCAGAAGAGTCTCCATTATAGTCTTCCCCTCTCAAACTAAGAGTCGTGTATTTATTAGCCGTCTCGCCTCCTGAAATATCTAACCCCTGAGTACCAATACCTGGAGAAACTATTCCAACAACTGTGGAACCGTTGTCACCTCTAAAAATAAGTTTGTTAGTATTTGACATTTCAATTTTTCTACCGCTTAATGCTGTCTGAATAGTTCTACCAGTTAAAGTTCCAGTTACAATGTTATTTGCATCAATACTTGTCACTGCTAAATAATTTAATCCAAAAGTAGGCCAACGTGCATCGAGGGTAGCGCCGGGTCCAGCATATCTTCTAGGTTTACTTCCAGTGCTATCTATCGCACCAGATGGTGTTGTAACAGTTGTGGTATCAAACCAGATATCTCCAACTCGCAGTGCCCCACCACCCACTTGCGTAGTGGGCTCCGTGCTCTGACGAAAAACAGCACTTTTTCCATTAGCAGAAACCTCTGCTGCTGCTGCATCTGCTGCGGCATCTCCCGCAGCGGAAAGGGCAGCGGCAGCATCTGCAGCAGCATCATCTGCTGCTTGTTGTGCGGCAAGTGCGTCCGCAGCAGCATCATCTGCTGCTTGTTGTGCAATAGGGTCAGTAATATCAACATAATTGTCTTCTTCTTCTGAATACAACTTAGAAGAACCACTATCAGTATCAACAACTAATAGACCGTCTTTAGGGTTTTCTATCTGCCCAACTACATCATCAATGTCTCCTCCAGGAGGCACAATAACTGCTGTTCCAAAACTTACTTCATCCTCTGAGACAGAGTTTGGAGCAATAGCGGCTTTAGTAACAACGCGACCTGCTAATTTTGTTCTAACAGGACGACGCTCTAAAGAACGTAAGCGACGCTGGACATCGGATAGATTGTTGTTAAGGTTTTTAGAACGAGAGCGACGTCTACTTGGCATTCTTCCTATCCTCCTTATACTCTGCAATTAATTCTAAATCAACCTTCTCGGGGAAGGTTGGAGTATCTGGAACAGATACTTTTATAGAAGTAATCTTTCTAACAATAATATCTGCTCTTGGCTCTAAGTCATTAGCCAACCTGGCCCTAATAAAATCATCATCAACAAGAATCGAGCACCATTGTCCAGGAAGATAATCACCTACCTGCGGGTCAAGGGAGCCATTTATTGAAAGACTGAACGAGCCCTCGGGAGGTCTTGCCTCATCTAGAAAATCTTTAGCATATGTATACAAAGATTCTTTTCCGTAAGCGGTTGTCTGGGCATCTGTTTTTTCTTCTATTTGGTCAAGAATAGGCCAACCTCTACCCAATAAATCAGTTGCAGATGCTGCCGCGTATGGGTTTGAAGAACTCCCATCAACACCGTCTGTGTTTCCGCCAACCCACATTCTGGTTGCGGAGTCCTCAGCGTTTTCTGTAAAACTAAAATCTGTAATATTTCCTGGATATTGGAAAACAATATCGTCTGCCCCTAGAACACTTAGTGGATGAACTAGGTTTATGTAACCACCAGAGACTGCAGTAGAGGGGACGTTGTTGAATCCATAAGAGTAGTATCTCAATGTAGTCGGGGTTGGAGCATCTATAACTTCATACTCTCCATCAAAAGAAACACCAACATCCTGAACAGTTACAGATTTAAGAGATGTCAGCCCGTGGGCAGTAGCCGTAGTGATTGTGGCAATATTAGAAGTAAGTTGTTTGTTAGTTACAGCAATAGGGACTGGAGCATTGACAAAAGGAACAAAAGTAAAAGTTTTGTAGAACTGACCGCCAGCAAAATCACAATCTATTCTGTATTCAAAACCATTTACATCTTTAGAAAACTCTTCTAGAATCTCACCAAACATACGCAAATCAGAGCCTCTAAATAGTTGCTGCTCTCCACTACCAATAACTTTTGTTGTAGTCGTCTGGTCTACCTCAAGGCCAATATCAGAGTTTCCCGAAAAAGAACCAAATGTAGAGGCAACTGCTCTTGCTCCTACTTTTATTTTTCCGCCAAATACTCCTTCAGTTGCTTTATTGAGAGTATTGAATACGTTATAACTAACAGAGTTTGCTGTAGTTGTAGTAACTGTTTTTACTCCGTCATAATCACTATCAACATTTTCCACAACAATAAGTGCGTTTGAAGGTATTCCGTGGGCTGCTGCCGTGCCCAGTGTTGCCACCTTATATGAGGCAATTCCTCCTGTTACGGCTTGAGAGGCAGTATCAAATGTATCAACTACATATCTAAAAGTAGTCGGACTAGGAACTGCAGTGACTTCAAAGGTCCCATTAAGAGTAGAAGCCTGAGTATAAGAAACATTTTGACTAGCAACAGTTGCAGTAGTTGCTTTATCAATTTGAACAGTATTGCCAGAAATAGCAGTTATTTTTGTTCCAGGAGCAAATCCTGAAGTATGTGTAACTAGTTGTCCTGGTTTTAAGTTAGTTGCACTTGAAACAGTGATACTTGTAGAGTTACTAGCGGCATTTGTAATAGCAAAATAAGTAATACTGTTGTCAATTTTTGAAATGCTAACAGAATCACCAATAGCCAACCCGTGGGGGGTAGAGGTTGTCATTGTTCCTATGTTAGAAGTGACCGCTTTATTGGTGATAGATAGTTCTACTGTTTTTATTTGTTTTGAGGTAACACTTACCTCTCTAAGAGTAGACACCGCTGTGCTACCTAATGTAATTGTTCCAGGAACCCTAACTGTTATAGTATTTGATGTAGGGGTGCTCTCTACTATTTGATAGCCATTTACATTTGTATCTACATCAACAAACTCCATCACTTGACCTGGTATAAAGTCGTGAACAGCAGATGTGGTCAGAGTAAACCTAGTCTCTCCAGGAGATGTCCCCGCAATAGGAGATGCTTGTTTAGTTGATATTGCATACTCTAGTTCTGTTGCAGGGGTTGTTTCATCGTTTTCAAAACCTAAACCAGCAAAATCTTCCCCAAGCCATCCTAAAATCTGTCTTGTTGTTTCGTAAGAATCAAGAACAATCTGAACAATTCCTGATGTTGTATTAGTGAGGGGAAGAACCGCTGCGCTGGCAAAACTAAAACTAGAAGGTGTTACAGAAGTTATTACTTTGTCCCCGTTGATAGATGGGTTGACCCCAGTGATTCTGACCGTTTCTCCTTGAAGAAAACCGTGAGGGCCGTTTGTAAAGATTATTGCCGATGTGCCAGTTGCTTGGTATTTAGTTGGATATAGAACTTCACTTCCATAGTAAAGAGTCTGCCAGACGGCTCGGTGATAGAAATAACTTATCCATTCGGCGCCATCAACTTGTAAGGTTTTGCTTGTAGGAGAGTATTGCCTACTCCAAATAATTCCACCCCAGACGCAAACTCCGTTGCGCAAAACATACAAAGCAGTTTTTCCTGGCAGCGTTGATTCATACAAATCATAAGCAGTTGTTGCTTCAATTACAGGTATGCTTCCAGAAAAAGAACCTGCTTTGCTTAGAGCACGCTCGTAAGATACATTTGTAAAAGGGATTTCGGCAATAGTTTGGTTGGTAAGTATGTCAACCAAAAAATACCTATAGTCCGCTGGAGTTATCTCGTTTATTGATACCATATTCGTCTCTTTAGTCTATCTACTACGCTAGCCAGGCAGGACGATACTTTACCGTTAGTTTTGCTGTTGAACTTGAAGGCACTCCGTTGTCTCTAAAAGAAAGACTATTATTTCCTGGAGCCAACTCTATCCATTCATTGTAAACATCTAATTTAAGACGAGCGTTGCTATATTCACCGTTCAAATACACTTGACGATTATATGTATCAATTTCTAGTAAGTCTGGTCCGTATGTAAGAGTTCCACTAGAAGGAGTTGAGTTTGTATTTGAAGTAGTAATTCCAATAGTAAAAGAAGTAGAGTTAGGAACTGTCAAGACAAGTCTATCTACGCCATCAAAAGGAGCGGATAGACCAGTAATATCAATATAGTCTCCAACAACTAAGCCATGAGCAGCAGATGTGGTGAGTGTGACAATGTTGTCTGAGACAGCCCTATTTGTAATACTTCTTGTTGACAACGGTCTAAGAGAACCAGATATTGTTATTGTTTGTTTATTAGTTTGATTGTCAATATATGCTGGTCCAGTGATTGGTCCTAGAACCTCTAAATACGGATGAGTTGCATAGTTGCCAGTATTATTAATAACTGAGATACCAGTTCTAACTGGAGAAGCAACGCTCTTAGGTAGAATTTCTAAAGTTCTATAGCCCTCTTCATCAGCCTCATACCACTCATACTTTAGAGGGTCAGCAGCACGAAGACCGATGGAAAAATCAGTTCTACCGCGAGCGTTGACTGTTTCAATGTTGACGTCTCCACTAAGTCGAACAAACGATGCTTTAGTTGGGCTTTCACTTGTTTTTAACCATCCTCCTGAGTAGACAAGGTTTACTGCTTGTACAAGTCTATTACGAGCCGCGGCGACTAAAGATGGGTCTGGGCATAAGAAAGAGCCCTCTATGGACAGGTCACGGGCGTTAAACCTACCTTTGACGTCATATGAGCCATCACCCCAGCCGCGCTTTAGGTCTGGTATTTCTGGAGAAGGCAAGGTCCACCAGCCCTCAATATTAGTAATAACCCAGACAACTCCAAACTCATCAATACGGTTAAAAACAAAGTCGTTGAGAGATATGTCTTCCTGGAGTTTCATTCCAGTCAGATGCGGCTGTGGAAGCGGTGTGAGACCTAAATTAGCATAATAATTTTCTTGCTTTTGATTTAGAGGCATTATGCGGCTCCCTTACGAAGCGAGTAAGCAATCTGACGGGAAACAAGAGCGGCAAGTTCTCTTTCATCCATACCAGGAGATGGATAAACATTTACAGTCATACCGTTGCCAGAGAGAAGTTCAATCATTGCTTTGTCGCGCTTTGACAAACCATCCGGGTCAAGAGGTTCAACACGCTCCGGGCGACCTGCTTCACCAATGCGTGCAAGCATTCCTCCTGAAGTCGCTGGGATAACTCCACCCTTTGCAAGAAAAGGAATGTCAGGGGTATTTAGTGTAAAACCTTTACCAGCAAGAGGTCCTAGAGGGATTCCAAAAACTGATTTTGGAAATGTTAGACCAAGTGAAAAATTATTCCATTTACCGATAATAAAGTTTAGAGCGCTCTTAAATGAATCCTTAACGCCGTTGAATAGACCTGCTGCAGCGGTTGCTATTTTTCCTGGAAGTTGTTTTATATAGTCAATAAAACCAGTAAAAAGGCCTTTTGCTGCATCAATAGCAGTTTTAAGTTTATCCGAAACCCATGACCAAACTTTGGAACCTGCTTCTACAAACTTTGCTGGTAGACCTGTAATAAAGGTAACGAGGAGACCAAAGTTTGTTTTTATATTTTCAATTCTTTCTTTTACTAAATCAACAATCCAGTCCCAAATCTTAAGACCTAGTTCTTTTAGTTTTGCGCCTAGCCCTCCAATAAATTCAAAGATGGCAGTCCAGTTGGCAATGAAGTTATCTTTAGCGGTAATAAATACATCAACAATCCAGTCCCAAATCTTCTTACCTATTGCTAATAACTTACCAGGAAGTTCTTTAATGAAGTCAAAGATTGCTACCCAAGCACCAATGTAAAGGTCAATTGCTATCTTGAATACGTCAACAATCCAATCCCAAATCTTTGCGCCAATCTCTAGCAGTTTCCCGCCTAGACCCTTAATAAAGTCAAAAATTGCTGACCATGCAGCAATGTATAGTTCTACTGCCGTCTTGAAGGTGTCAACAATCCAGTCCCAAATTTTAGAAGCAAGGGCCGCAATTTTTCCTGGAAGTCCTTTTATAAAATCAAGAATTGTGTCCCAGTTTTTAACAATTGCAAGGATGGCTAAACCAAATGGTCCAGTAAGAACTGCAAGAATAAGTGGCCAGTTGTCTTTTAGCCAGCCGATTACATTCCCAACAACCTCTTTTATCTTGTCCCAAATCTTTGGAAGTGCCTCTGTCGTGGCGTCCCAAACCTTTGTGAATATCTCTTTTAGTTTTGTTGGAAGTTCCTTAAAGAACGCAACAATCTTGTCCCAGTTTTGAATAATAAGAGGAAGAACTAGAAGAAGAATTCCAATTGGTCCACCAAACATTGCAAGTCCTCGACCTGCCGCACGCATACCAGCACCTGCTGCAGTTGCCGCTCTTGCTAAACCGTATTTTGCTTTAGCCGCTATGTTAGATTGAACAGCGCTCTTTCCAATTAGAGGGGTTGCAGTTCCAGACTTAACACCTAGTTGTTGGATTGCAGTGCCTGCCTGACCGGCTGATACATAAATCCCCTGCATTGCTGCTTTTTTCTGCTTATCAACAATCATTTGTTTTTGGAGTTCTACTCTTGTCAGACCCGAGCCGTTTCTAACTCCTCTAAAAGGGTCACCAGCAGCCATTCCACTGATTGTTCCTTTTAGTTTGCCAAAAGTTCCAATAACTCTAGATACGTTTCCAATTACTACCTTCGAGAAAAATCCTATTGACTTATATACAATTCCAAAAGCCGCTGCAATAGGAAGAACAAATGAGGCTGCATTTATAAGTGCTTTTCCAATAGGGCTTCCAAAGAAAGTATTGAGAGCACCAAGAATTTTACTTAAAACATTGAAAAATGTTGTTATAGAACCTGATTCAGTAAATTTTTGCACGAGGAGAGAGAATTGAATTAAGAAGTCACCAAAAGCAGGCAAAGAGCCTGTTAGCCCTTCTCCAATTTCTCCAAAAATATCAGCAACTTTTCCTAGTTGCTTAAAGAAAATACCTAGTTCAGGGTTGTCAGCAAGTTTTATAAAGTTTCCAAGAATTTTTCCTACTAAATCAAATAATGCTGTTCCATTTTTGGCAGCATCAGCAAAAAATTCTTTTAAGGGTTTACCATCTATTTCTTCTAACTTCTTAAACTTTTCGCTAGCCTTTTCAAAGTAATCTAAGAAAATTTGACCACCACTACCAGGCCCTACGTTGGCATCAAATATTTTTCCAATCCCAGCAAAAACATTGCTAAAAATTCTTCCTAGTTGTTTGATGGCAAGTCTTGCTGTATCAAATCTTTTGGCAAGTTTTCCAGTCTTCTCATCTGCTTTAAGGGTCTCTTTCCAACCACCTGTAAGAGTAACTAGCCACTTACCAAACTCGTCAATAAGAGGTTTTGCTGCTGTTAGTAGAATAAGGAATACTTCATAGAGATTAGAAGTGGCATCGCCTAAGTTAGTTATAAAGGTATCGTTTGTCTCCCAGATACTCTTTAGTCGCTCTAAATTCTCTGCTGAAGTTATTGTTTCTGAGAGTTTTATGGCTACATCGCCAATAACTCCACCTGTTTTTTCAAAAAGAGGAATCAATACAGGAAGAAGTTTAGTTCTTATGTTTTCTAGTGCTGTCTCTAGTTTTGGAAATAAATTTTTACCAGCGGCAGTTTTTAGTGCTTTAAGTGCTGGTATAAAAGTCTTAACCATATACTCAGCAAATTTTCTTGCTTCAGGAGATAAATCAGCAAGAGCCTCCGCGTAAGCATCAGCAGCACCCGCGGCATCGTCCGTACTGTTTTTTAGTTCCTTCAAATCATAAGCAGCACGCTTCTGCGCCTCTTTATTATCAATAATTAGATTCTTAAGGTCGCCTACAGCATCTTTTTGTTCGTTGAAAGCATCAACTACTTTTTGCTGACCCTTTACTTGACTGTCTAAATCTGGTCCAAGTTTTGCGTTATTTGCTTCTTGCTCTTTTAGGTCATTGTTAGCGTCAATGGCACGACGGTAGTTGAGGTCAGCCTCGGCGAAGGCAAGTTCTGCTTCTTTGCGGGCACGAGAGTTAGGGGGAAGGTCAGCAACTCGAGCAAGTGCCTCTCTTGCTTTTTCCAAATCAAGAGCGGCTTTTTGTTCGCTAATTGCAGCATCTTCAGAATCAAAAGCAAGTTGTTGAAGTTCTTCTCTTGCTTCTCGTAAGGAATCTACGTACGCTTTGTTGGCATCTGTTACACGTTTTCTGCCATCTTCTTCTGCCTCAGCGTTGTCTCTAATGAGTCGTGCGTAGTCAACTTGGGCTCTACGAATTTTTTCAGTTAAATCTTTTTGTTTCTTGGCAGCAGCAACCCCACCCTTTTGAGCCTTAGTTCCTGCTTGTATTGCTTTTGCTACTCCTGAAAAAGCAAGTTTTACCGTTATTGCAGCCTGCGCTAAAGCAGTAAACGCTCCTGCTAAAGTAACTAAGGCTGGTAAGGTAGCGGCGCCAATTACGCTGACTAAACTTATAAGGCTAGTTCCAACAACTCCAATAGCGCCAGCGACAGCAGTAACTGCGGGTTGAATAAAATATAACTTACGAGTTAAGTTAGAAAACTGTCTAGCAGTATCTTCAGCGGACCTTAAAAACTTTGGACTAAAAAGCCCTCCGCCTTTACCAGAGGAACGAGCAAAGCCCTTTTGAAACTCTCCTCCAACTCGATTACCAGAGTCTCTACCTACTTTGTCTGCATTGTTAAATGCGCTGGCAATCTCTTTTTCGACACCAGCAGTGATAGCGCGTACAACTACATATGCATCACCAACTATTGGACCTGCCACGCGCCATCACCTCCAGTAATTTTCTATTCCAACGGAGCGTCTATACCTTTACCAAAAGGCTTGATGAGAGTGTCATCAAACTCTGTTGGCGGGATATATGGCTTTGTTGGTTGTTCTTTAGGGTCAAAAGGTTTTAGTTCTTCGTCTAGTGGGTAGTCATAATCAAAAGTATTTGATTTTGACCCCTGAGACATAAGATATTTTGTGTTATAAAACTCTCTATAAAAAAGAGTTCTAACTTTATCTTTAGCATCAATGTGTTCACCACTCTGAGCCATAGTTATATCATCCTCGAGAATGACATGAATGACGTCTAACATATCGCTCATATCCATTCCCGAAAGTTGTAAACCGCTCATAAGTGCTTTTCCATTGACATAGGGCCAGAGTGCTACTGCCCACTCTGCGATTGCTCTGGCCCCTGATTCGGGCGGTTTGAGTATTGCTCAACAATCCATCCCGTAATTTCTCCAAGGGTATCTACAGAAACAATCTTGTCAGTTGTCTCTAGAAGAGCATTAAATCGTTCTTTGCTTTCTGGAACCAAAACAGCATCAAAAAAGTCAGTAATAACTTTTGTTGCTGCCGCTTGGTCATTTGAAGATGCAGTTGAAACCATCTCAAGGAGGACTTTTCCTTGAATGGCTGGATTACACTGGAACTCTTCTCCGTGTAACTTGAAAGACAGTGGTTCATTGATGGCTTGTCCGCCATCTCCGAAGTCTTTGAATCTCGGTGTCATATTATTTCCTTATCTTTTGTCGTTTACTACTTTTGTAGTAAATATTTTACTTCATTATACGAAGGTTATCTGAGAGATAACGATTCGCTTTTGTCCCTGGATGCATAACAGCGTGTGCAAATACAACCGAAGAACCTCTTGTAAAACGCAAAACCTGAGCCCTATTTGGTGTAATAAGGTGAGGTTTTGTTCCTTCATGATGGGCTAGTGCGTAGTTTAGTTTAGAACCAATTTTTACAAATTGACCTCTAGAATCTCTGGAATGTCTCATATGGATAGAAGCACGAAGTGCTCCCGTTTGAACTCCCACCTGAGCCTTTGCCATTGCAGTTATTAGCCCACCTTTTTTTGCTAAATATCTTCCAACAGTTCCTGAAGGACTATTTAGCAAAAAATCCATTTCCGCTTTACGCGGTACGAATACGGTTGCCATTATGGAATCGCCGTAGTTAGTGTGAGAACCGTAGATTGAAGACCGCCTTCAGCGCTTCTGCTTTCAACAGTTGCTATTACTCCTAACCCAAAGCCACCTGCTTCCCAAGTGTCTAGTTGAGCAGCGCTATCTAAAAGAATGTAGGCATCGTAGGCAATAATTTCTGCCGCATTTTGAATTGTTTCTGCTGACGGTGGTCTTCCGTTTTGACCTACTACAGGGATAGAACGAGTCACTGTTACATTCAAAGTTGCACTTCTTGGGTCATTACATCTGCGTGGTTGGTTTGCTTCATCCCCAGGTGAACCGACATACATTTGAAGAAACGATACAACAACTTGTTCGCAATCAAGTGCTGGCTCCCCCATCGTGAAATACTGACGAGAAGGTAGAGGCATGGTGTAAGAAGCATACGAACTAACTACCTGAGCCAAAACATTCTCGAGTAGGTTTGCTAAGTTTTTAGCGCCAGCGTTAACAGTAGCCTTGTTGATAGTTGTAGTTGTGCTCATTCGTCTCTCCTCCTAGTCCAACTCTACAGTGTGTAGATAGGTTCTACCCTAGTTGCTAGTTGGAATGAAACGTTTCCTGTTAAGAGATTTACGACTTCATCTACGTTAGGATTTCCTAAACTTGGACGTCTGCAGTAGATGTCATAAGAGCCAGGCTCTCTTGGTCCAAGAATGTTTAGTATTTGTTCATAAGTAACATTAAGAGTTATTTTTTGTGTAGCCCTATTGAGAACTGCTGCAGTTGACAAAACTTCTGTTTTTGCTCCAGTGTAATCAGAGACTGTTAGAGATACTGTCCAAGCGTTATCGTTAACTAAGAAATCTCCGCTTACTTCATCTAAGTAAATTACTACACTTCCACCAGTTGGCAACACTTTTAAGTCAAATGCTGTTTCTGTAAATAAATAAGGTTTTGGTGTAATTCTGCGAGCCCTAGGCACATCTGGACTAAATACTCTTGAACGTGCACGAGCATTGTCTGGGTTGCTAGTTTTCAAAAATAAATCTACTACATACAGCCCTGTTCGTCCTTCAGCAATAAAATCTTGATTGTCAAGTATTGTGTAGGAAACTCCTTGACGAGAAACTGAAGTTACTCTTTGAGGTAGTGCGCAAGAATCGTCGTTTTCATAAAGTTTAATGAGTTCTGTTGCAAGAATTCGCGCAGCATTTGCTCCGGCAACGGGAGGAGGTGTTCCATAAGAATATGTAACCTCTACGTTTGCTGGTGTCCAGTTTGCCCCAGGTGTTGCTAAAAGAGTTGAGTGCTCAACTAAATAGTATTTAGTTGGGTCAATGATGGAGCCTGCTATATCTCTAACAGTGTGGACTTTAATAACTTTTCGTCCTCTAAGACGCACTCTTGTGCCAGCAGATGTTCCATCACCCTGATAGTCGTCATCGCCATAGGGACCAGAACCGCCTACACGAATATTTTTTACTTCTCCATCAATAAGAGTTGGAGAGTATGTAAGGGCTGAAGCGCCAGTTCTTAGATACGGGTCAAAAGAAGAGACATATCTTTCAGTAACTGTTGTAATTCCGTTATATTTGCGGCCAGACATAGCCCATAGTAAATGAGAAGCAGTCTTTATAGCATCGTAGGCATAGTCAGAATTGGCGTAAGAGCCTAAGTCCTCTACGTTAGTCCATAAATTACTCATCTATGCCTCCATAAAACAGAAAAGCGAACGACGACCATGTGTACTAATGACACGACTGGTTCGTCGTTCGCCTCCTATATAACTATACTGTTGGGTCCAAATTAGAAGCGATGATAAAGTCAGTAGCATTATCAGCGTTATATGCTCCACTACCAGGAACGTTGTATGCAGTTGTTGAGCCTTGTGAAGTAAAGTCAGATACTGCAGTGTATCCACGGTTTCTGACTGCTGTTCCACTTGGGCTAACCGCTGCTGAAGCAACGTTTGCTGATGTTTTAGCATATGAGAAAGATGTAGCACTTGGAACGTTGGTAATTGTGTAAGTACCATTGAATGTAGCATCTACACCAGCAACAGTTACAGTTTGACCTGCAAGATATCCGTGTGCCACTGCTGTTGTTAGTGTTGCTACGTTGGTTGTCAAAGACTTGTTGTTTACTACGGATGATAGATTGCCATACCAACTGTAGAAGCCTGTTAGTCCTGTTGGTGCCCAATCGCCACGAGCGTATGAGTATGGACGCTCTGCTGCTACTGGATACTCCCAGCGGCCATCTGGTCCAGTACCGAACTCTTCGTTTCCAAGTCCATAACCTTCAAATGTAGTAGCAAGTAATCCGTTTTCAATTACGCGGTCACCTGACTGACGCAATTTGGCGTATGGGAATACCCAGTAGAAGTAAGGAAGCGATGCGGCACGCTTTCCATCCTTAACTGCGAATGACCAAACTTCAATAGAGACACCATTTCCTGCAGGGTCATCTCCTACACCTGGTGAGGCGTATCCGATTGACTTACGGTTTGGAGTACCGACTGACCCGAAGTTCTTACGAAGTAACAAACCACCTGATAGCAGCGCTGTTAGTTCTGGGTCTGGTTCGCAAATTGCGATTTCCATAGTAATTCTTTTTAATGTGTCAGGGGCTTTGTATGACACGCATACTGTGCCGTCTGCTGCTTTTTCTGTAATTTCGTCACCCTCTTCATATTCTGGGGTGAACGAAGCGCGAAGGAACGCCGAGGTTGTGTAACTGTCACCGTCTCCAGTGAGCAAAGTTCCTGAGGCGTCGAGTCTTGTAACTCGAATCGCCACGCCTTGGACGCTAGCCGCGTAGTCCTGAGTGGCCATTCCATTATCTCCTTAGTTTAATGCTTTACGCTTGCTGAGGCACTGCGACCCGCATTGCGTAATGGCAAGATGGGTCAAAGTATACCGCAGCGGCACGCACCGCTTTGATTTTACTATCATTTTTTGCGTATCCAACACCTTGCGATATTGAATCATTTACAACTTCTGATTTGCTTTAATGAACATCTACAGGTCCTGTAGCAAACATCCAACGATTTGTTAGAGATGCAGTTGCTCCAGTAGCCCCTATAGGACCGTTTCCTGTGTAACCAGAACCAACAATCACATCTGTCCCTAAACGAGTCATCGTGCGACCAGTTTTTCCTTCTGGGCCTGGTAAATAAATTAATTTTGAACCTAAAAGTGAGGCAACATCTCTAGTCATATGGATGACTCCATTTTGCCCTGTAGGTGAGGCTGCTAATGCTTGTTCTAAATGAAATAAAGCGTATGAAGGGTCGTGTGCGCCTGCACTTGGAATGACTGATGCGCTTGCCTTAGTTAAGAAATTGTTTGCATTTGAATCAGCAAGGGCTGCTTGCCCCTCCCAAAGTTCACGTTCAACAGCCTTCTGGGTTGCTGCTTCAAGTTGCTTAATAGCAATCTTAAAGCGGTCTTCTCCAAGAATTCCAAATAAAGATTGAGCAATTTCTGACTCAATAAAAAATGGAACATAATCTAAATAATTTACTGATGCACTTGCATCAAATAGTTCTCCATTAGTTACTACCGCATCATCTACAGTAAGTAATCTAATAGTTGCGTATGAATCAAATTCATAGGCAAAACCTCTTACCCAGCGTTCATCATACTTTGCTGAGTTATGAGTCATTACACGAGCAACGCTCAGGACACCGTTAGGAGTGGGCACTAACTCAGGGGCTTCATAAATCCCACGAAATGCCATTTTAATACTCCTTTGATGTCCTGAGCGTTAACTCTTTAGTAATTTTTTCTACTGACTAATGAATTTTAGTATTCAATAGCCGCAGCGGTTGCTCCACCTGTTGTATCACGGAGGGCTGCTGCCGCACCGTTTACAGAGATGGTTGATACGACCTTAAGTGATTCAACGCCAACCTTGGCAACGCCTTCAAATGTTTCTACGAACATCTTGTAGTCGTTGGTTCCAGTAAGTGAAGAGTCACGGATAATTCCTAGGTCCAAAGTTCCGCCATCTAGGAACAAGAATGTTCCTTCTGCGAAGATGTACCAAGTGAATGTATCTGCGAACTCGTTCATTGCGCCTGCTGATTGCGCAGTTGTGAAATCATCAATTGTCCAAGTGATGTTGATACCACGAGAAGCAATAAATCCTTCGATTTCTGCATATGCGTTAAGCAAATTGTCTCCAGGCATTGATAGAGCAAGGTCTGCTGCCATAGCGTCCTTGACCCACATTGGGGCAATAACGCGAAGTGGTGCATCTGCTTCTAGACGATGACGGCCACGGTAGTTAGCAGAAGCGCGACCTAGTTGAACTAGGTAGTCGCGTGCAACACCGATAAGTGAAGTTGAAGTAACTGCTGTTGAAAGAGCAGTTAGACGGGTCAAGATTTGACCTTCTGCTTCACGAGCGTGCTGAATCAGACCCAACTCGTTGTGACGAGCGATGAGTTCTGGATAAGCACGAGTCATCAAGTTACCGAACTGCAACTGTAGAGTTACAGCATCAGTTGCAACAGTGTTTTCTCCTGCTGCTGTTACTGTAAGGCTCTCTTTCACATCTGTTCCAGGTGTGATGTCAGTAGCGTTTGTCCAGATTCCAACAGCGCTTCCATATGATGAAAGAACTGGTGGTGTTACGAAGCGGATACCGCCACGGTCAGCCTGGAACTTAGGTAGCGCATCCTTTAGAGGACGAGCAGTTGTTCCAAGTCCGAAAATGTCGTACTTGACTTCAAATGGTGCTGCGTGTCCGCCTGAAGCAACAAGTGCTTCTGGGCTTGTTACAGCATTAATTTTTGCCCAGTTTGTTTCTGGGTCAGTTGTAAGTGTTCTGTTCTCAGGATACTGAGTAGATACAGAAGCAACAATATGTTGTTCTCCATCTCCACCATTTACACGACGAAGAGCGTGTAAACGCTTTGCCATTGCCTCAGCAACAGCATTCATATCGTTGAGAGGGCTGCCAGCCGTATATCCAGGAATATCTGCGCCCGCTGTGATTGCCACAGGAGCGGCAGAAGTCTGGGAGATTGGACGACGGTCAGCCGGTACCTCAATGTTGAGGTTGTCTGCGTTTGCAGCGGCGGTCACGGGTGCCTCCATAATTTCTTGAACCGCGATTGGTTCAGTTGTTTCTTTGGTTGTTTCTTGGATAGATGCTTCTGCTCCATCTGCAACATCTGCTGCGGCGTCGGCTGTTGCCTCGTCCGCTGCTGGTGCTTCTTCTGCAACTGGTGCTTCTGCTGTTTCGGCTGCTGGAGCCTCTTCTGCTGCTGCTTCTGTTGAAGCAACTACAGTTTCTTCAGCGACAACGGGTGCTGCTGCTGATTCAATAATTGTTGCTGGTACTTCTGTGGTTGAGAACTCTGAGTTCTTATCCGCATCGGTTGATGCTTCAGTCATGGGTTTCTTCTCCTCGTCTTCTTCTGTTTTTTCCTCTTCCATGTCAGCAGGAGATTTTTCTTCTTCTGCTACTGGAGTTTCTGCTGGAGCCGGTGGCATTTCTGCCATTGCTTCAGGCTTCTTCTCCTCTTCCATGGCTGGGGCAGGAGTTTCGACTGGAACTTCCTCTACAGGTGTTTCAAGAGCAGGAGCGGCAGGAGCCTCTTCTGAAATCTTCTCATCTGCTTTGGTTGAATCCATGCTTTCCTCTTTGTCGGCATCTTGTCCATATACGCGGGTAGCGGCCTCAGTGGCTCGCTTTGCAAGTTCTACAACCGCGGCCTCACGGCGCTTGACTTCATTTCTGACTCCATCAAGCATATCGGCAAGCGACGTCATAGCATCAACTGTTTGCGGAGTAGGGTCTTCTTTCTCAACCGATTCAAATTCGCTGAGGATTGCTGACTGAAGTTCGGAAACTTGTTCGTCACCTAGTTCACTCAGTTGGTCCATCATTCCTTTAATACGGTCCACTACTGTCCCTCCTCCGGGCCAGTCACGACAGGAAAAATCCTGTCTCGCTTATCAATAGAGGCCGAGGGACTCACAAACGCATTAAATGCGTGGAGGCACTCCACCTGATATCGAATATTACATTACTTTTTATAGGGTGATTTGTTCCTTGTACGATTTTTTCACTACTTAGGTAAGTAAGCGAAGCAACTTAGACATATGACTAGATATCTCAGATTGGTTGTAATAGTCGCCTCCAGCCATAAAAGACTTGAGGTCTTTTGTGGCTATATCAGCGTCTTCTTTGCCAATCTTCTCTTCAACTCTTTTTATCATATCTTCCATCAGGCTTTTGAGAGCAGGTGGAATATCGCTAAATCGAATCTTTTCAGCGTCAGCGCCGAAGGCAAAAGGCAAGTTAGCAATAACTTTTCCAAGTTCGCCAGCAGATGTTCTGATGTTTTCTAAACTGTCAGGGTTTAGCGCATTACTATCCAAGCGGTCAATAATGCTAAGCAAATCGCCAGCGGCTTTTGCAGCCCCAGCGTAATTGCCAGCATTATCTAAGTTCTCTGCTTCTTCTATTTTTTGTATTACATTGTCAGAGCCAGACACACCTAAATTTGTTTTCAGCCGAGCGAGCACTTGCCGAAACTTGCCAGAGGCATCTCTAGGTTGTGTCTTTCCAGGTACATATTTTGCTCTGGTTTCATCATTCATTTGCTCACTCTTAGCGACTTTTTTTAGTGCATCTAACTCTTGAGGGGTCATACCGTCTAAAGGCTCGGTTGCATCAATAAACTCTGTTTCAGCAAAATCAAATGCAGAAAACTCAGAGAAAGACGCTTCATCTAAATCATTTCCCTCAACTAAAAGAATAATGATTTCTTCTTCAGGCTCCCAGTTTCCATCATGTGAATTATCTGGTTCAACAATAATTTCATTGACATCTTTTGCCATATCTTCCTCAGTAACCTGAGTAGTAAAAGTGCCTAAAAGTTCATCAATTTCCGCAAAAGATTTACGCTCTTTATCCATCTTTGCGTGTGTTGACGTATAGAAACCAAGCGCTTCCTTATGACGTAGTTGGCAATATCCCTTAGAACGAGTTCCAAGATACTTTGACAAATACTTTACACAGCGCTTCCAGTCACCAGATTGTCCCCAGCGAATCTTTGCGGCTCCTTCACCTCTTGTCCAGTAGCGACGAAGCCTTTCAGCGTTTCCCCGGTTACGGTCCAACCCACCAGCAGCAATTTGTGTCTCAACAATTTCTGATGTAGCAGATGCGGTTGTTCCGCCTTTAGTCCAGGTATCTGGAATGATGTCATCGCGTTCTAACATACGAGCCATCTTCATAATATGACGACGAACGAGACCGCGCTTGCCTGGCTTTGAACGACCATAAGCGTGAACAGCATTCTTCAAATCACCAATATTACGAATAGGGAAAGAACCATCTGGAAGCGCTCTTCCTTCATCAGCAAGTTTCATACGTTTTTCACGAGAAATTACAGCCAACTCTGACTCTGTATCGTCAAACGTTTGTTGCATATAGGCAACATCTTCATCACGCATTTTACGGAACCGTGAAGAAAGTTCCTCTGCTTTGATTGCTGCTGTCATTGCTACCATACGACTTCTAGCGTCCTGTGCTGCGGCAACTACAGGTGCTTCTAACTTACCAACTCGTTCGTTAAGTTCACGAAGTGGGTCGCTCTTGAGTTGCGCAAGGACACTTGCACCTGCTGCGACCAAAGCCATTACCTGACCTGATGCAACGCGAGCACGAGCGATTGGGAATCCTGGAACGTTTACTTGGCAGACAGCAACAAGTTCTAATGAACCCTTGATTGGGCGCCAGTCACCAGAAGGTGCTGAGGCACGAAGAGAGCGAATTTGTTCTGGAGTTGTTCCTGGACGAAGTGCTCCGGCAACCCAGATACCATAGGCATCTTCGCCAGCATGAACATCTGCAATAGCAGACGCTGTATCGTCATAGTGACGAACTGCTTCAGAAGCAGATGCTTCTAGTGTCGCATGGCCTCCCGCTAAAGTTAGTTGTCCTACTGGAACATCAGTGTTCTCTAATGTCCGAACTACTCCTGTGTGGAAGTAAGCATAATTTGATTTACTGCGTGGTGGTTTTGTCCCGAAAGCCATACCAATATGGTCAACGTGCCAAGCAGCAATGTGCCCGAAAACTTGACCCTCATCTGTTACCGTGAGAGCAGTTGGTTTTTTAAGTTTTTGATTATCAAACCACTCTTTAGGCGGAGTAACTGGAATTGCTCCAGCAACTATCCCGCACGCCACGAGTGCAGATGCATCTAGCGGATTTACGCCATCTACATACACTCCATCTTGAATCACTTGCTTCTCCTCCTGCTCAGCCGCTGGGTCTGTAAGAGTAATTTTACATTCCTGAAAAGCGGGTTTAGGGACAAGAGTTACTGCCATAACTCTCGCCTTTGATATATTCATTTTACCGCCTCCGACCTTACTGTCAGAGTCTTCCTTCGAGGCTTCTTCATCTTCTTTTGCCTCAAACATATCCATATCAGCAGAGACCCCTCGGATAAACCCTCCTCGGACTAAACGCTCTGCTTCTTTTCCATACTCACCGGAATCAAAGAATCCGCTGGCATTTCCAATACCTTCATCAGTTCTTAGCATCTTAGTTATTTTTCCAACAACAACTGACCCAGAATGTCCTTCTCCAGTTTTGATTTGCCACAAAAGAGGTAGAGGAAGTTCTCTCATTGTTATAGAGCCTTTATTAAACTTTCTTCCGTCTCCTGATTCAATTCCTTCTGGAATAACCAAAGGAATAAAAAACTCTGCTCCATTTGTAGACTCTTCAGAGGCATCAGCGGTGAGACCATAGACTCTTGATTTAGCCTCAGCCATTTGTGCTTTTATAAGTGATTGTGCAATTACAGCATTTGAAGGAATAATAAAATCGCTAGAGAAAGCATCAGCCTTCATACCTTTTCTTCCATACTTTTGACGATGCTCTTTGTCACCAGTCCATAGACCAGTGGCTTCTTTATGACGCAAAGCGCAATAACCTTTAGAGCGAGGCCCCATATATTTAGAAAGTTGACGGACACAGCGGGTCCAGTCTCCTGGAGTGTTCCAACGAATCTTTGCCGCGCCTCTTCCATATAACCAATAACGACGAAGTTCTTCAGCGTTTCCTCTGTTCTTATCTGCGCCACCTGCAGCCATCAACGCAAGAACTGCTAACTCAAAAGAGTATCCAGAAGCAGTTGTTGCTGCAGCATCAATCTGAGACATAACTACTGCAAGTACTTCGTCATCTAAAACAACCATTGGTGGTGGAGTAGGACTCTTGATGTCGTTTAGAACAGTTTCATCTTTTTCCCAAACACCTGGCTTGCGTATGTAAGTCATTGGCTCGGTAGACTCGGAAGATGCAGGAATAAGTGAAACTAAATCCATAACTGCCTGAGGGTCATCTGGAGAAACAATTGCCATATAAATAGGAGGAACATCAGAAGTTTCTGGAGTAAGTTCTACTTCACCTTCTACTGATGCTACAAACCCTGAAGCATTAACGCCTTTAGTATTTCTTGCCCAAGAACCATCTTCCTGCATTGTAAATCCTGGAGCAACTACAGTATCTTTTTCACCATACCAAGTTGACTTACCATCTGAATATTTTGTGCGAACTCTGTTAGTAACACTGTCTGTAAATGTTTCTACAGCCTTACCTACCTGACCGTTAGGTCCAGTCTTAGAACTATCGTATGAGCCCTTAGGTGGATTCTTAGGGTCGTTAGGTCCTATAGAGCCATCTTCATAAAGTTTGAATCCCTTAGGAACAACTGTTCCTCTTTGTCCAAACCACTTAGAGCCATCAGCGCCTTTATATTCTGTAGTTTCTTTTCCAGCATCATCTGTAAACTTGTTAACAACAGTGCCAATCTCGCCCTTGTCATTAATAGAACCAACTGATTCTCCTGGGTAGATTGTTGTAGGTGTTTTTCCGCCAGTTTTATAACCAGTAGCAGGCACATCTACATAAGTTCCTTTTATTGGAGTTCCATCTTTATCTGTTTGAACAGGATATCCATTTATATTCTTTGTATAAGTAGGAGCGTTTTTAGTTCCGCCAGGGGTAACACCATTATTTGCCGCAGGTTTTGTTGTTGTTGTTCCTTGTTTTGCTGAAACAGCGGGTGTGGTTGTTGTTTTTGCTTTTGAACTAGAAGGAGGAGCGTAAGGAGCGTTCGGCGCCTTATTCATCCAATCAGGGTCATCACTTTCAACATCAGCAGCAGGTTTTGATTTATAGGCTTCTACGTTTTGTTCATTTCTCAAACTTGGCATAAAGAATCTAGCGTTTGGAGAGTAGGTGCTTCCGTCAGGACGCTTTACTGTTTTTTGTAAAAAATCACGCAGTAGAGGGTCATTGTAAGCATTTGCACTCTTGTAACCTAAAAGTTCGTTTGTTGCTTTTTGAATAGCATCTTGCACTGCATCACCTGACGAAGTTGGCGCTGGTGCTTGAGCAGGAGTCTTAGGTGCAGTTAGGTTTGAAGAACGAGCATCTGTAACCCAAGGGGAATAGTCCTCTGTAAGAATCTGAGCCTTACTGCTTCCTATCTGAGGTAAACGGTCTGGCAAAGTTACAGAAGCACTATCAATCGGAACTCTAGGTTCACCAAGAATTCCTTGAGTAAGATTTCTAGGAGTTCGTGTGCTCCTCATAGGAATTGGCTTAAAAGTATCTAAAGACTCTGTAGTATTTGCAGGAACATCAATATCATTACCGTTAGCAAGTTTTACTTTTACAGTTTGATTTGCTGGGTTTACAGATTGAATTGTTCCTGTGTATGCAGGATTACCACCAATAACAACTTTTCCTCCAGACTTCGCAAACATTCCACTCTTATCACGAACTTGAGATGAAGCCAACTTAGAGCGCTCATCTGGTGTGTAGTTTCCATCTCGATTTGTTGGACCATCTGCTGGCTTTGTAGAATCTAATCCACCCTCACCTGCTGCAACTACTGGACCCTCAATGAAGTCCATATATTCTGCATACTTTGGATACTCGTCTTCATAATCATAAGAAACAGAATCAACTAACTCCCAGTCAACTCCATCCATCTCGTCAAGGAAGAGTCTTGATTCGCTAGGATTTATTTTTTCCATTGAAACTGTTTTTTCTGGGTTACCATCAAATAATCCAGAAACAGCAATAGCGGTTTCTACATCTACAGGAATGTGAATCTTTGGACAAGTGTCATAAGGTTCGTCAAGAGAACGGTCATATGTTTCAAAGTCGTGGTTAATATTTCCTAAATCTTCCCACATAGCGTCGTCCCAGACGTATACGGTTCCATCTGAATTTGTTTTATATAGACGGTCAATTCCTGTTCCATCTAATCTAACTCTAATAAAAAATTCTGGAGCAAGATTCTCTGGTAGAGACTCTGCTTCTATAAAAGAAGACAGTTGCGCTTGCTCTGGGTTCTCATACTCGGACATAACAAAGTTATAAGATGCTGTTATAGAGTTCTGTTGAGCCTTTTTGTTTTCACGATTGACAATAGTATTAGCCCAAGAGTTAGCAGAGTCTCCGCCCCAAAGTGCCCAAGCAATTCTGCCGTTTGATGGATAGTTTTTTTCTCCTGGCTGATAGCCAGTTCCCTTTTTATCTACTTCGTGACGAGGAAAATACTTTGCGATATGACGAATTTTACGAATACCAATTTGTCCCCCTCTAGCCAACGTGCGGGCAGTGTTTAGCCCTACTGCTGTTCCGCCACGCTTTTCTTCTTTACGCCATTCAAGACCGCGTTTTGCTTCTGCTACAACTGATTTTGGAATTGTATATAAGCGGTCATTGTTTGAGAAAACTTTGATATCTAAATCAGTAGCCGCGGCAACAGCAAGTTCGTATGGAACTGATTCAGGGTTGGTCTGGTCGCCCTCTGGAGTGAAAGAAGCAACTAGTGGTTCGGCTTGGTCAATTGCCAAAACTAACTTTTTAGACTCGTCAATAAGGATTGCCTTATCTTCGATACTAAAAAGAACCTGATTACCACTACGACCTATAAATTGCATGGCATTACTCCCAGTCTTCCGGTCCCGTAGACTCGTACTCTAAAACCTCTGAAACAGGAATAATCTCATCGAGTTCTTCTGCTTCGTCGTAAACGGAAATAAAGGCGGGGTCTACATATATAAGTATTAAATCATCTAAATTAATATCGTATTCGTCTTCTGGAGACAATATTTGCTTCCAGTCGCCCTCGTGTCTGTAGAACATACCATCTTCATCTGCATCATAAAGAAATATGACTACTTCATCTAGGTCGCCGTCGCAGAAAACCATCAAATCTTCTGCACTATTAGGTTTGTTTGGTGAAAATGCCATGACTACTCCTTATTCTTACTGTCATCAATTGGACCACCTGTAACCCAAGCGTTACAAGTCCTGGAAGCGGCACATTTGAAATCAAATGCTTCGCAGTAACCAAGTTCAGCGGCATTAATTGCGTCCCAGGCGTTTTCGTTGCCAGAGCCTCCTTGCTCAATGCCTTGAGCGATACAGTTTTTCATTTCAGTAGTAGTTATAAACATTACGCAGTTTCCGCAAAGAGACTTCTTTGCTTCCTCCGTCGAGACAGACCAACGAGTCGCTTTTTCTTGCCAAAACTCTTCGTTTGGTTCTGCAGGATTTAGTGGACCATAGGCTGCATCTTTAATTGCTTTTTCTCTGTTAGTTAGATTCACTACGATGTCCTGTGTTGCTGGAGGGCAGGCACCAGCCGCTGCTGTCACAGCCTCGTCTTCGTCTTCAAGGAAAACTTCAAAGCCATCATCCTCAGACCCAATGTCATCTAAATCATCTCTAATTTCTTTTGCTTCAACTAACAGTTTTTCTTCAGCAGAAATTGCTGCAGAAACATCCGTATAGTCTTCAACAACTACCGTGTCCCCCTTTATTCTGTAGTAAGCAATTTCTGCCCACTCTTTAGGAGTTGTAGGTGTCTCTTCTGCCCAAAGTGATTCTTTCATATCCAAAATTCTTTGGTCATCAAGGCCAAGAACCTCCGCGTCCTTAGCAAAAACATATTTAGCAGATTTTTCATCAGCAACTATTGACATAAAATGATTTTCTTCAAACTCTTTTCCAGTTCCGAAGTCGTCATCGTTATATACTCTATAAACTAATACTGCCATTTTTTATCTCCAGTCCTGAGCGTCTTTTGCCAAAAGTTCTTCTAGTCTCTTGACTAAAATATCTATTTCTGGTGCAGCACCGACAGGATACTCTCTACGAAGTGCTTGTAGTGCTTGTTGACCACCGCGTTGTATCATTTCATAAAATGCTTCTGGACCCACTTCGTTCTTCAACAATCCTGGAAGAGGGTTGCGTCCTTTATTTTTCATAATAAAGTCGTATGCAGATGCAGCATTTGCAGGGTTATCCCAAACCTTGCCAAGACCTTGGTCAAAGATTAGGGCCAATACTTTTCCTTCATCTCCAACTTCTACATTTTTGTTGTCATCTCTAGCACCCTGCCAGTTATTCATATGCCTATCGTCATTATGAATAAGAGCATCAACCATTACCATTCCTAATATTTGATGAACTTGTCCCTTTTCTAGGAAAGGAGATGCGCCACCATAAAGTTCGTGTGCTTGTTTAGGTGCTTTAGCCAAAGCAAGATTTGTTCCTGCTTCGCCTGTAATAACTACACGATTGTTTGAGTTATGTCTGATTGCTGGATACGCTCCAAGAACACCAAAAGCCCGTAGGAACGCTGCTCCTGCCATTTCAGAATCAACCTGCTCTTTTCCTTCATCTTGTTTATAGAAAAATACTTGACCAGACTCTTCGTCAACTATCTTGTATATCTGATTATCGCCTCTACGTCCTCCGCCAGAGTCGCCAATTCTCATAACAATCCACTTTTTACCAGCAAAATCTAAGGACCCAGTTATTCCTTTTCTAGGAGCAACTTTTTCTAATTGTTTTATATCTAAATCAGCAAGAAGTCCACCTATGCCTATTTCTTTTTCGTTTGGTTCATATGCCAAACGTTCTTCCATAAGTTTGAAGTTCAGGTCAATAAGATTTTTTATTTCTCGGGCTTCGTCTGAAGATTTCTGTCCCTTAATTTTTTCTCCAATTGCTGCAGCCAATAGAACTCTTGCTCTAGGGCTTAGTGCTGCTAATGGCTTAGGTTGTCCGTCACTAAAGAATGCACGAATCTCTTCTTTCTCTGCATCTCCTCTAACACCTTTTCTTTCGAGTGCAGCCCAGAAATTTGCATCCTTTACAATTACATTTTGCCAGAAAGGAGATAACTCCGCTGGGTTTTCGTTATTGTTTTTTCTTCCTTCTGCTACCTGAATAGGGTCTAAGTCTTTTGGACCTTTCCAATCCTTGACTGGCATAGCAGGTCTAGGAATTGCTGGAATACCGTCTACTTCAGACTTAATTTTTTCTAAATCATTAACGATGTCGTTATACTTGCCTCCTGCCCTATTTGACAGTCTTCTTATTGCTCTATCAATTTGACGCTCGAAGAGGTCTTTGTCGTTATCTTTGAGTGCTTTATAAGCAGCATTTACTGCGCGAATTCCATCTGCTTCAGTGCCCCAAACATCTTTAATTTTTGGAAGTTGTTTTTTAACAAATCCAAGTTCCTGTGCTGCCTTTACAAAATTAGGCGCTCCCGCAGGAGTTGGTGTTGGGGTTGGAGTAGGTGCAGTAGGTTTAGGAACAACAGTTCTTCCTGACCCTCCGCTTGGCACAGGGTTTTCTTTACTTGGAACTCTGTAGATGCCATCAATCTGAGCATCTGCTTTCCAAGGCTTGTAAGTGTATTGTGCGCCACCTCTGTATTGAACCTTAACTTGAACTCTATTTCCTATAGGTGTGAGTTCTATAATTCTTCCAATGTTTCCATTGCGTGTTATAACGAAGTCGCCAATTTTTAGGTCTTTAACCTTTACAGAGACTTTTACTCCATTGTCTCTTACATATTGACCGCCCTCTTTCATAAACTTATCTTCTACTTCTTTTTCAGAAGGAAGAGCAACGTTATCTAGGTTAGGAATAGCACCATCATTCATAGCCTCATCGCCAGCGGCGGCCTGTTGAATATAGTCCCCAGCACGAGCAAGTTCTACACGAGCGTTTTGTTCATTTTTATCTCTAACAACTATTTGAATATTGCCGTTTTGTTTATTAATAACAGCGCCTTCATATACACCATTAATTTTTATCAAACTAAGTTCGAACTGTCCACCATTCAAATCTTTTACGGTCTTTTTAACAATATCTTCTGGCATACCGATAGGGCCAGCATCAATTGGTTTTGGTAGAGGTTTTTGGTCATAGCCGTTAAGCCACGCCATCATTATGTCTAGACGGTCTTTATCGGTCCCAGGCATATTAAATATGTCCATGTCATTTGCCGGGTCCCTACCTTCTCCTCTTTCAAAAGCCTTACGACCCATCTCTCGGGCGTTTTCTTTCTTTTCTTCTAAATTTTTACCTTGAACTTTGTCAGGCAAACGAACCCCTGGGTTTTCAATTGCTTTTTGAATCTCACGGTCAAGTAAATCTTTGTCACTATCTTTAAGTGCTTCAGGGGCTTTAGCAGCAGGAGCAGGTGCTTCAGGGCTAGTCCAGTTATCTACTCCAGCACCTCTACGATTTGGCTTTGCTGCGCCACCCTTCCATTTCCTACCGTCTTCTAGGTTGGCAAGAACATCATCAGGATTATCGTTGATAAGAATTAAGTTATCAGCAACGACCATTCGTCCACCTTGATTGATTTGACCAAAGACATCTTCGTTTTCCCATTGGACAAACACATTGTCAAGATGAACTTTTCCAGCACGCGGAGCACCGCCAACTTTCTTTCCTTCATTTACTTGGTCACCAACACGACGCTTAACAATTCCTCGTCCGAACTTTCCTGCTCTCTTAGGGTCACGGAAAATAACAACATCGCCAACCAGCACTGGTTCGCCATTTGCATCTTTGAATAGACCTCTATCTTTGTTTTTAGCAGCCTGTACACGACCTTCACGAACTACTACTCTCTCGAGAGGGTCTTGACGGCGAATGTCAGGTCGCTTTGCTCTTCCACGAGGCTTTCCTACTGGGAACTTCTCGACAGGTCCATCTCCTTCGATACGGCGGACAAACTCTAAAGGAGAATCTGCTTTGAATGGGCGAGGTTGTTCTTTGCCAGCGATTGGGTTGTAGACCCAGAAAACAAGACGGTCCATTCCCCACTCTTTACCGCGTTCAATACGAATAACTTTTTCATAATGCCCGAGTTGACGATGCTTAAAGAAGTCTCCAGGTCTTACATCTTCAGCCTTGATTCCAGCCATGTCTACAGCAACGGCTTCAATCTCTTTTACGTTACGAAGAACTTCTGCTTGCTCTTCTTCGTTGAGTTGAGAGAATCTAACTTTCTCGTCTTGAGGGACTTCTTTCTTTGGTTTAGAAGATTTTGGTTTCTCTTCTTCAGCCTCAGGTGATGGCTCCGGATTTTGAATAGCATCAGAGGCACGAGCAACAAAGTCGCGTCCTTCTTTTTCTGCTTTTCTCTTTGTTGGGTGCTCGGAGTGGTGCTCGGCGAGATTGTCTCCATCAGAGTTTTGTAGAACAGCATCTACTTCATAGTTAGGAGCATCTTGTCCAGTTTCACGAATAGATATTTGACCGTTGAGGTCTGCTGGTAGGTTCTCTACTTCAATAGTTTCTGGAGCATCATATGCATCAGCAGGAACATCTCCACGAGAAATAGGAACATCTTTTGCACGAGCCTCTTCTGGCTCTACATTTTCATCACGCTCTTGGTCTCTTAGACCGTCAGCAAACTCCTTGATGAGAGCGTCTGCTTCTGCTTCTGCTCCAGCAAAGGTTCTAAACTGTCCATCTACCTTGTAAATACTATTTCCTTCAGCATCAAAGAGTTCGGCTTCCATAAAGATTCCGCCATCTTTTTCTCCGAGTTTTACAACAGCAGATTTATCTCCAATTTCATAAACTTTTCTAAACTGCTTTCCAGCAATTGCTTCAGGAGTTTGTTCTGCCTCAGGTGCTGACTTTTTGTTTGAAACAAACTCATTTTGTGGATTGCCCTCTGGAATATCTAAATCAGCAGGGTTGATTGGACGACGAACTCCATCAAGTCTTGTTCCGTGCCAGTGCTCATAAGTATTCATTTCGCCAGTTTCAATATCGCGGCGCCAAATCTTTACTCGTCCTGGTTCTAAACCAAACTCTTCTCCAGCACGAACAGCAGTTACTTGCCAAATAATGTTTCCATCTTTAGAAGCCATAAAGTCTCCAGGAAGAATATTTCTCATTCTGGCATCTTCACGGTCAAGTAGAACAGCATTCTTATCATCAAGAACCCATTCACGAGGCATCATTCGCATTTCGCCTCTTGGATAAACAGCATTAGGTGTGAAATCTAGAATTACAACACCATCATCACGCTTTTCAATTCCATCTAGAGGAGCATCTACAGGACCCATATTGAGACCCTCAGGGTCTAGCGTAGGAGAGTTCTTTGCATCTACGATAACTTCATCGAGTTTAACTTCCTTACCGTCTAGAGCATCTCTAATTGCTTTAGCAGCGGCAAAGTCAGCAGCACCAGCATCGTCCTTAACTTTTCCTGCTTCGTAATCTCCTAATGCCTTTTCGTATTCTTCAATTCTCTTATCAACATCGAATAGGTCTTTGCCACCATCTAGTTCAATTCCCTTATCAATGAGTTTTTCAAATATTCCTGCTAATGCTTCCGCGTCAGCATCTGCTGCGTGCCAGTTATCTAGTTCTACTCCAAGAAATTCTGCATACTGTCCTAGACGATTTCCTTCTGGTTTTTCAGGTGCATTTTTGAAAATATCTTGTCCCATTGCTTTTGTATCTAGCAATCCATCAGGTTGATATTCTAAACCGTGCTTATCTGCCATGCGACGAGCAACTTCATCATCAAACTGAACATAGTGAGCAGCAAGTAGTGGTCTACCTTCAGATTCCAAACCAGCCCACTCAAAGAACCTTGCCATAGCCTCTGCTTGGTTTGGTTGCTTTGCTAAAAATTCATCTGATAAAGGATTTCCGTCAGCATCTACAGCATTTGGTTTTCCATCTTTATCAACTTCGCCAGCCCAAACATCTTTAACAGAACGACCAGGGTTCATATAGATATTAAAACGGTCAACAATCTTTCCATCACGAACTTTTACGCCAGCAACTTGCCACGGTTCATTGCCATCTTTGTCTTTGATTCCAGTTGTTTCAAAATCAAAGAAAACAATTGTTTTATCTTTAATAAGTTCTCTAAACTTATTCCAATCTCCGCCTGCTTCACGAGCAATAGCAGCCCACTCGCCTTGGAACGCTGGCATATTAGGGACTCTCTTGCGAGATGGCTTTCTAACAGCAACAGCGTTTGGAATGTTTTGGTCTGCTTCTGGTGCCTGCTCTTTGTTATCTACTACAGGAAGATTTTCTGGAGCATTCCAACGAGCACCTGCTTCTTCAAGAAGTTTTTGGTGCTCAGCGTTCTTTGCTTCATCTTTATCTGGAATCCATTTACCATTTACAACTTTGTTTGGTCTATGTAGTTCGCCCTCGCCCTTAGCAGGTGCTTCTACATTACGAATGACATCAATCTGAGTGTCAACTCTCCACTCTTTACGTTGTGTGCCATACCCTGGGTAATAACCTTCAACGCTTACAAAGTTAGGCTTTGTCTTGTCGTCAACAAAAACTCTTTCAATAACAAAGTGGCCCTTCTTAGGGTCAGTAGTTACATCACCAGGCTTCAAATCAGCAGCACGAACAATTGCGCGATGTGGTTGGTTAGATGGCTCTGTTGGGTCTGGGAATCTCTTCTTTGCCTCTGCTGCTTGAACGTTGTAATCTGCAAAGGCTGCATCGTATTGAGCCTGTGCTTCTGGGTCTCTAAACTTCCATTGATTGTCTGCTTTATCCTTGTATATCTTTCCAAAGTCTTTCATTTTTGGCTTAGACAAAACTGGAAGGTCGCCTTGTTCTGGCAACGGTTGAACTCCACGAATTACTTCGATTTCAGTATCTTCAATCCACTGCTTAGTGTTTTGAATAACGTGTCCAGGGTAATAACCCTCAATCTCTATACGATTTGTTCCCTCAACCTTGTTACCGATTTTTGTAATAACAAAATGGTCACCAGTTGTGATATCTCCAGGCTGTAAATCTTTAACCTTAGAACGAATTCTAAATGGAGGAGGTGGACCATCTCCACCTGCTGCTGATGGAGCAACGTTTGCTGGTTTTGGATACTCCTCAAAGCCTTCTGGAATTTCTTCTAAAGAATCTGCTTCAAAGTCTTTTGGAACCTGAGCAGATACAGTTTTCTTCTTTGCTAATGCGGGCGTTCCCCTTAATTTAGCAATTTCTTCGTCAATCTGTTCAATTCTTATGCGTGCTTTAGTTTGCATATCAGCACTTGGAGCGCCACGCTCTTGGCTAACAAACTTCTCACGTTCTACTTCTAATTCTTTTATTTTGTCTTCATTTGCAGATGGTGCTGCTTGCTCAGGGGTATCTTGAACAATACTCTCTAAGTCTTCATCAAGAATGCCCTTTACTAATGCTTCATAGTTTTTCTTTGTTTCTTCATCGCGCCACTCTAAATTATTATCAGCATCTATTGTCGCAATTGGTAAATCACCAGCAACAGCGTTATCGTCGTAGATATCAATAACTCCGTCTTGTGCAGGGAGTCTGTCATCTCCTCCATCACGCTTAGCAAAAAGAATTCCTTCGTTTAGCCAATCTAATTCCTTAATGCCATCACGCAAAGCGTCCATTTGTTCTGGAGTTATGTCTAGAGATGCTTTTTCTTTATTTGGGTCTGGTAAATCACCAGCGTGGTCAGCAAGGCGCTTCATCTTGCCAAACTCTGACCAGCGTGCTTTCTGCTGAGCGCTAGGTAGGTCAACAGCCCAAGAAGTTTCAAAATCGTCAAGAGCGTTTTTGTATCCATCGGTGTGGTTTTCTGGATTAGCAAAGAAATCAGCAATCTCTTGCTCGCTCATTGAATCAAAAGCGTTTACCTGCTCATCTGAGAAACCATAGGCTTTAGCCCAGTCTTTGATTTTCTTACGAGACTCTTTTGCATAGTCTTCTTTACGAGACTCGAAGTCTGCTTCTAACTCTTTCCAATTCTTATAAGTTTTTGGTTCTAAAATATTGTTATTGTCTTTTAGAACTATATTTCCATCTTTATCAACTTGCGCTTCAAAATTATTACGTCCATAGACGTTTGAATAGTTCTCTGGAACATCTTTTCCAAATGCTCTCTTTGCTTTTTCTTGAATGCCCCAACCTTCAGGAATTCTTCTACCCTTTTCGTCAACTCTAGCCTCGGCATCTTTAGCAAGTTTTGCTTTACGCTCTGCTACTGCTTCTTTTTCTGCTTGCTGTTCTGCCATAAGACGCTCGTAAGCATTCATAGGCTTTTTCTCGACAGGAAGGTCTAAAGGAAGTTCTGCTTGTATTTCATCTGCTGGTGCATCTGCTGGAGACTCTTCTTCAGGAATTCTTGCTTTTTCTGTTCCCTTTTTAACTTTTCTAGAACGAGAAGCACGAGATACTTCAGGTATCTCTGGTGTTGGAGGAAGTTTTCCTTCAGATTCTTCAATCCTTGCTAAGGCATCTGCTGCATCTTCATCATTTAGTTCAACTAGGTTTCCTGCTTCAGCATATATCTTTGTAGTAGCAACGTTTGTATCAACACCTTGAAGTTGTAGAGCATCACGAATTGCTTCGCCTGGAACATTTGCTACAAACTCTTCGCCATCATCAGTTGTTAGTTTGATTGCGCCATATCCAGGTGCTTCACCTCCTGGTTCTAATGCACGACGGAATTCTTTGAGAAGTTCTTCCTGAGAAACATTCTGCGCCAAGAAAACAGGGTTATCGCTAAAACCTACTGGAAGATTTGGGTCTCCATCGTCTTCAGTTATCTCGCGCCAGTTTTGGAAAGGTGAAGGGTCTAATTTGTTATAGCCTTCGGGGATTTGGTCGTTAGCAATGTCCCAGTTTTTAGGAAGATGAGGTGTATGGTCTCTGCTTTCCATAAAGCGAGCCAACTCGTTCTCTGTAAGACCTTTTAGCACTGCAGGAAGAGGAGTTGTGTCTACTTTTTCTTCTTCAAACTTTGGTTCTTCAGCAGCAGGAGCAACATCTGGGCTTCCCTCTTTAGTTACACGTTCAAAAGACTCTGCAACATCTGGTTGCTCTCCAGTAACTACCTCTGGACCTTTACGAGCATCTAGAAGTGCCTTTTCGTTATCGTTAGAGCCAAGACCTTTGTCGTAAATCTTTGCTAACTCTAAATCAGCATCTTCTCCTGCTTCATCAAGTGCTTTGTAGAGTGCTTCTGCTGGAACAAACTCTTCACCGCGATTAAAATTCAATACTCCATAACCAAAAGCATTCTCGTTATCGTCCTGAGGAAGAACTGCTTGCTCTAAAGCCTGAACTAAATCTCTTTCATCAAACATCTGCGCTATTTCAACAGGGTCATCTGTAAAGTTAGGGCTATCTTCATCTTGACGGCCTTGAACGTCGTAGTCGGCGCCCTGAGCAATCTTGTAAGCACCTTCTGGGTAGTTGAAAGCAAACTTAGATTCTTTTTCTTTAGGTAGTTGTGCCTTTGGCTTTGCTAATTCTTCTTCTTTACCTCTAAGAGCATCTTGAAGGTCTGCCCAGTTGTCAAAACCATCAATCCTGTCTCCTTCTGCTGTTTCTAAAATAAGTTTTCTCTTCTTAGTTTCACTATTTGAAACTACAAAAACATTGAAGGCTCCGTCTGCATATTTTTGAACAGATTCGCCACCTGAGAAATCATTTTCTAATTTATTCATATCACTTTCAGATGGTTCTACCTTCTCCCAGCCTTCAGGAGAGTTTGTATATTGAATATCTGATTCATTGATAACGTCACCTAGTTCAGAAGTAGGGACATCAATAGGCGCTGGGCTGTAGCCATCTGGTGTTGGCAGAACTGCCTTAATAAACTCGCCCTTAGAGCCAGGAACTTGTGCGATACGACCATCTGGAAGTTCAATCTGAACTAAATCACCTAAACCATCAGCAACTGTTCTTCCAACAAGACTAAATACTTGACTTCCTCGTCTAACTAAAGCACGAAGTCCTCCACCTTGGAAAGCAAACTTTCCTTCTCGGTCACGACGCTGTAGTTGAGCACGAGCAGAACGAGCAGCAGATGAGTTTCCATCACCAAAGGCTGCTAGCAATGCTTCTGTTGGAATCATTCCTTGAGGCAGTGCTGATAGAACTGAAGTGTAATAAGTGTGTTCTACAGAACCTACTTCTGAGGAGAAGGCAGAAGAAAGAATAGTTTTAGCACGTTCATCTGTAATTCTTGGGTCATCAGCAAACCAACGAGACCTAGCATTTCTTGCTGCAGATGCTGTTAGTGAGTGCTCCCTAGTTGAGCGAGGATGCGAAGTTGGTAAAAGGTCTGTGTTGCTAAGTGTAAGAGAACTATTTTTATTACTTTGAGCAAGAGTGATGTAAGAAGAGAGTTCCTTTAGAGCCATATGCTCTCTAAGAGAGAAAGGTAGGTTCTTTGTTTTTTGTAAAGAACGTAATACAACTGTAAAAGCAGAACGCTTAGTTACTCTACGAGATACAGAAGTGTTTTGATTTACTTCTTCAAGGATATCTACAACAGCGTCACGCAAACGCAAAGCCTGCTTTGTGGAGTTGGCACGACGGCCTTGCTCAGCGATAGCGAAACTCAAACGACGAACTCTACTCATTGTCGGTTCCCTCCTCCTCTAAATCTGGAAGTAAATCAGCATCTAAACTTTCATAACCCAACGAGGCTAATAGTGATGCCCTCTTGAAAGGGTCTTCCCCGTTTCTTACTGCACGAAGCCAAGAGGCGCGAATAGCGTGCTCTGCTTCATAACCAAAACCTGAATACTCTGCCATAGCAATAATTGCATCTTCTGGGTATTCGTAATCTTCTCTATTACCAAGAACGATTTCAAGTTCTTTGTTTACAGAATATTCTTGTAACTCTTCTTCTGTAGGACCAAAGTCTTTTTTAATAACTCCATCTGGAAGAACTGCGAATCGGCAAACCCCTAGTGGTTCTACTGGTAAAGAAATAATCTTGCATTGGTCTCCGCCAGCATACAAAACACAGTTGCCGCAGTGGACGCCAATCTCTTGGTCTTTGTTTTCCGCAGCGGGTGTGTATCCAGCCCAGATGCCACTCTCGTCCTCGTTAAACTTTCCATACTTCTGAGAAATTTCTATCAGTGCTTGTGCTAAATCTTGTTCTTCTGGAACTAAACCAGCAGCGGTAACAGATGCGCTCTTTTTTGCAGAGCGAGCGTGGTTTGGTGGAAGCAAATCATTATCTGATTTATAAGCAGAGTTAGTTGGCCTTCCAGACTTAACTAACTTGAGGAACGCATTTACACGACCCATTGCCCATTGATTGCGATTCATTCCAGGACGATGAGAAACGGAGTATGCACCAGCACCACGGCGATAAACTGCTTTGAGTTTTCCTAGAGTAACTTTCTTAGAAGACTTTTCATTGTGAGTTTTTACTTTTTCCTTCAAAGACTTTTCTACAGCAGCAGAAAACTTTACAGAGCGAGCAACCTTTCCTGTTGCAGCAGAGCCCTTCGAGTTTTTAGATGAACCCTTTACTCTATCTTTTTTAGGAGCAGGAGTTTGAGAAACAGTGCGTGACATTACTGCTCTTGCCCTTCTGCTGGTGGTGTTGCAGGTGTGCCTGTCGCTGCTTCCATAATCATCTGGTCTTGTTCAGGAGTTAGTCCTGTCTGAGAGGCTGCTACTGCTTGCTCTCTAACTTCATTCATAACTTCTGGAGCAAAGGTTGCTAAGAATGTTTCAGTAAGTTCTGGAGTAATAACTCCCTTCTCATAAAGCATTCGTAGAGCAAATTCGTTTGGAGTAGGTGCATCTGCATCAGAGAAACCGTGAGCACGACGCCACGCTGCTTGGCTAACAACGCCTCTGTCATATCCAGAGTCTGCATCCATAGCACGGTCATTGCGTGTAGAAACTTGTGAAGGGTCATACCAAACAACAACCTTCTCAACTTCGGCAGGGCTGTATCCCTGTGCTACTAGATATGGACGAAGATAAACAATTGTTAGTGCATCAGCAATAAGTAGCATCAAAGGTTCAATGTGAGCCTTGTATAGGGACTCATCAATTTGAAGCGCATTGGAATACTTAACATTTGCAAGACCTGTAACAACATCCTTTGGAACATCAAGTCCCTGCAAGATACGTTCTAGAACACGGTCAGCACGTTGAACTAGTGTTGCATCGAAAGAACGCTCGAACTTAAATTGCTTAATTTTTTCGCCAAGTTCGGCTGGACCACGAATGATAAGAGGAACAACTGCTGATGCTGACTCTTCATCACGAATAGGAGTCGTCATAGCATCAATTAGTTGCTCTTCAAACTCGTCTTCTGCCTCTTCGGCAACAAACTGAGGATTCAATTCGTTATCTGTATCGTATGGATAGTCTGGGTCGCCACCTGATGCAACTGATAAACCATCTGGTAAATAAAGTGCGCCAGCGTTTAGGCGAGAGCGTGCTGTTGCACGGAAAGTTCTGTTAAGAAGAAGTAGTTCGGCGCAAAGGTCAAGCAAACCACGAAGTGATGAATCTGCTTCATCTGAATAACGAGGATGTGAACGCCAGATACGACCAACAAACGCACCGTTCGTTAGTTTTTTAACTCCAACAGCATTTTGTGCGCCGTATTGTTCACGACGAGAAATAACGTTGTATCCACCGCGAGCATCTGTTGTAACTTCATCAATAGAACGAATGTCCCAAGACTCTGGAAGTCCAGTTCCCTTTAGTTCTGGCATTTGAACTAAATAACATTCTCCAGCAACTGAAAGATTTAGAGCAGCATCACGAAGAAGCCCTGCTTGTCCGCCATATGCAGAATCTAAACGAGCAAGTGCTCGTTCTGCTGCTGCTGCGAGTTTAGGGTCAATCGTTGAGGAATCTCTTACAGATGCTGGAGAGTCTGAAGGATTGTCAATAACTGCTGCATAAATACGAATACGAGAAACAACGGATGCAACTAAATTAAAAGCGTATTTGATTTCTCCAATAGCATCATAATATTCCCAGGCTTCTGCTTGCCAAGCCGATGACGCTGCAGCACGCCGATTTCTAAACTGTTCAAACTCCCCTTTATCATTTATCTTTAGTTGAACTGCTGCTGCTGTTAGTGTTCTTGGAGTTGAATATGATACTGACTGAGCAGGATTAGAAATAAATACTGATGCTGGTCCAGTTACTTTTGGAGTTGTATATAAAACTTGAGTAGAACGACTGCTTCTGCGTCGTGAATTCTTTTTGGATTTAGGAGTATCTTTTTGTTTTGCTGGTGCCGGTTGCGCTGGCTGTTCTTCGCCGCGTTGAAAAACGCTCATAGACTTACTCCTTGTCTTTTTCACGGAATACGAATCAATCTCTATCTTCGTATGCGGCTAAAAGGCCCGCCACGGCTGATAGTCCTAAGACTATACAAATGTAGAGGGTTACCTTAGGCATAATAATACTTGATAGAACGACTATTGATGCTGTCCAAACGCTCATACACCACATACAAGTGAATAGATATCCAAGCCCCCCTCTCTCTGGCTTAAACTTTTTCCAGATTAGATTTCTGACCGAAGAGAAGATTTCATCTCGTGTCAAGAAACGAGCAAGACGGTATGTAGCCAATGCCCCAATAAGGAAGCCGAAAAAATCAGTTGTTATCATCATCAGCCATAATAACGCTTCCGTATGGATACCAGGACCTTAGACGCGACCCGCAGCCACAATTCTCATCTTTTCTAAAAACTATATTTTTATCGCCAACTGTCAGAACTCTATGGAGTTTGCCCTCTTTATTGTATGAAAGTATTTTTTCTTGGAAAACGAGTTTAGGACCTTCAGGAGAATCAATGGCGATAAGAATGGTTTCATCAACTACTACCACCCGCGCCTTGTCTACTCTACGAGTTCCCTCAGGGGCGTCTCCGCCTGTAGGTAGAAACAACTCTAAAGAGCCCGTAAAACCTTCAGGGGCCAAAGCCGCTCTTGCTGGAAAAACGTCTGCATGAACTCTCACTTAAACTCCTTATACTCGGTTGGGATATAAAAGTTTTCCCAGCCAAGATATTGTTTTGCCATAGCAATTGGGACTAGGAGAGGTTTCTCTCTAGTTGCTTTTCCTCCGAACAGAACTTCATCAATCTCCTCAGAACTTCTAGCAACCTGACAATACATCCACGACTCAATGGTTTGTAGAATCTCTAGAGGAAAAGCGATGGGGTATACAGATTTATCGGAGGTAAGAGTCTCTAGTGGTCTTGCGTTAGGTCGAGCCTTTTCTTTTTTAGGGTTAGACCATATTGCAATAACCATTTCATTCTCTGAATATGTTCCTGAAGATGTCTTATAGGTTCTAGCCATTAGATAAGCGCCTTGCTATTGCTCTATAAGTAACTCCTGCTGCCTCAGCAATGTCTGCGGCTGGAATACCTCTGTTGTATAACATACGAGCAAGGTGGGTAAACTCTTGATTAGCGATGGCTAGCGGGCTATCTGGAGCCGTTTTAGACCTATACCTGTTGGCTAGGCTTGCTAATTCTTTTAGACGCGGCTTGAGGTCTGCTGGAACGCTTGGAGATATAGAGCGTAGTCGAGGGGTGCTGAGTAGCGGTGCCGTAGAGGTCAAAGACTTAGGTGGAGTTGGCGGTAAAGGCCTTCTCTGCTCTTGAGTGGTGGCGTTTTGAACCCAGAAGTGAACTGTTGATTTAGGTTTCTTTGGTTCGAGGGAGTTGGCCATAATCCCTAAAGACCAGCCTGATTCCCAGAGGGCTTTCAGACGTCCGTGAAGTAGGTCCGTTGGGAGTGAAGAAAGAAATCTCACCTCATCTGCTGGGAGTTTTATCTTCTTCTTCATATGCTTATCTTACAGTAAATAATAAACCCGTACATAGTCCTAATCACCATTTCTATTGGACGAAGGAAAAGAAAATATGAATGTTTCCAAAAAATGCTTTTGGCCTGTGAGATGGAAGTAGTAGTATTTAGCGTTCGACCAAATCGTTTCCAAAGTCTTTTTTATAATCTATAAACAATTTGTTTTTGTTTGATTTCTTCTGACAAAGGGCTCTTGTTTTTTATTTTTATTTGTTTGTCTGGAAACCTTCCTACCTTTCATTGTGTAAATAGTCAAAGTTGAGCCAATACGACTCAACTTTATGACTTGAGAATAGTTTTTTGTTTTGTTCTTGTTTTATAATTTACTTTTTAGTTATCTATAAAGTTTTGTTTAGAAAAAATGTTTGACTTATCTATGATGTTTTATTTATAAACTATAAATCTTTACTAGAGAGTCAAGGTGCTACTAACTAGTAGGCTCTGACTACTAACACTCTTACTACTGGCTAGTAGGTCTAGTGATACTGACTAGTAGCCTAGAGGGTAGGGGTCTTGCTACTGGCTAGTAGCCTACCTACCTGCCTTGACAAAGGCTCTAGCCTATGTAAGATAACTAACAGGGGGTAGGCGTGTCTATGACTTGACAGGGCTTATAGGTAGTGTAGTCTTATCTCATAAGCACAAGGGGTGCTTAGGAATACGAAAGGGAAAACAAATGGCACAACACGGAGTAAGTATTACAACAGAAGGACACCACTATAACTTCGTAGTAGATACAACCCCTCAGGTTAGGGAACTACTGCTAGGCACTACCGCACCTATTAGTGAGGTAATTGTTATGGAGGAAGGCTACGGCAAGGAAGCCCGTATGCTAACAGCCGAGGAAATCTTGGCTATTATCCTCAACCACCCTAAACAGGCATTATCTCTAGCCTAATAGACTAGGCAAGGAAGCCCCCGAGAGGGGGCTTTTTTGTTATCAAATTGTTATCTAAATCACCTGAAATCAACTTGACACGCTTACCCGCATAGCATAGTCTTATCTCATAAGCACAAGGGGTGCTTACAAAGGGGGCAACACAATGGAAGGTCTAACACTAGACACAGAATTCTCAACAATGGGAATGACTTTCGAGGGCGAAGAACCCGCAAAACTAAAAGTAAATAAGAAGGCTCGCTATTGCGAGTGTGGCACTAAACTCTCAATGTATAACCTAGAGAGTGCTTGCTACCGCCACCAAAGAAACTAAGACTCAGAGAGAAGCCCCTCCGCAAGGAGGGGTTTTTCTTTCCCCCGAGTGGAGTAGCAAAAAGTAAAAAACAAACAAAGCGAGGGCAAAGAAACAAAAATTGTTCATAGTGAGCAAAGCCGGCACCCGAGTATTTTTCTGACACGGCAAAGAAAAGTGATAGACAACACACCCCCCTAGACTTGACAAGCGTGTAGAACTATTATAGTATTTACTCATAAGCACAAGGAGTGCTTATAGAAAAGGAAAGAAAATGAAAGGGCTACCTGATAGTGCGGTAGTAGGAACCTATAAGAGGCTTGCCCGCAAGCCACGCCGTGGTCGTAGTCATAAAGACGAACAGTATTACCAAGATGTAGCAGACATTATGAACGGCTGGATTTACAAACTAACTAGTTTCTTTAGACGATAACCGCAACTTGACAAAAGAGAAAGTAGCAGAGATACTATGCCTATGAAACCAACAGACGCACTAGACATACTTTCAGACTTCAAGGCACGGAGTAAAGACCGCCTATGGCAAGATGTAGTTAGACAAAACATTGCCATTAGTAATGGGGCTAAGTTTATCGGTGGACAGGTAGTAGAGGTAAGGGACAAACTATTATCAGACCAACAAGATAAGAAAGAAAATACAGTTATTGAAAGTCTTGCCCGTATAGGTTTATCGGCAGAGTGTTTCTTTATCAAAGACGAAATGACAGACCTAGTGTTGTTCGCTTCTCAAAAACTAGATGATACAGATTTGCTTGACACAGAACTAGCACCCGCAGACAGAGGATTTGCTTACTTCGAAAAACCTATTCCGCTTACAGATGTTAGAGGCAGAACTATGTTGATAAACATAATCACTTGGGAAAAAGGTTTAGATAACAAAGGGGTTGCTGGTGTTCACTTCTCTTGCTGGAACGATACCGCAAAAACTCCTGACGAGTTTGCTTTAGAAATTATGGCAAAGGGTAATGATAGTAAAGACTATAAAGACTTTATAAGAAAGATAGGTCGCTTTCATTGGACACTAAGCACTTCGGCAACTAACGGCACTATCGTTGGAACTAAACAACTAGATTTATCAGAAGAACAACTAGAACAAATACGAAGAAGCACTTTCAGAAATAGTTATGGCGCATTGAACCCTCAACCAACCCTCAACGACTTAGAGGTTGTTGAAAAGATAACAAAGATGACAACACTTGAGAAAAATAAGTTATCCAAAGACGAAGCCACAGGTTTACAAGAAGAGTTAGGGTATGAACTACTTTCTGATGAAGAGTGGGAAGACTATAAACAACGAATAGTGTCTAGCCCAACAAACATAACCCGCATACTTCACGCTTACTGGCTACTTATGTCGCAGACGATTGTCGAGAGAGCAAAAGAAACTGGCGATAGAACACAACGCAGACGATTGGCAAGAGAGAGTGTTCCTACCGAGGTTGTTGTTATTCAATTCCGCAAGCGTAAGTATTACAACGAAAAAGGCGAAGAAACCGAAGACAGTAAGAAAATAGATTGGTCGCACAGGTGGCTAGTCGGTGGTCATTGGCGTTGGCAACCATACAAAGACCCCGTAAGTGGTGGCGAAATCAAAAAGCGTATTTGGATTAGTCCTTATGTAAAAGGTCCGGAAGATAAACCGCTAGTGATGAAGGACAGGGTTTATGTGCTGGCTAAGTAGGAAAAAGCAAACGGCATAAACAATTTGACAAGCAAGAGATTACTATGTAGTATTCTCCTAAACGAAAGGAAATAAATGACGAAGAGAAACTTCAGGACAAATCCTGAACAGATGAGAAAGGCGCACTCTGCCCGCGAGGTGAACAGATACCCGCGAGTAAAGGCGATTAGTCCTGCTCTAAGCGGAACTATAAACAAACTTGGGCAGACACTACCGCAAGAGGTTGTTGATGCTTTCGCAGATTGTACATACGAGGAACGCTCGAACTACATACACGAACTAATTGACAAGGGCTGGACACAAGCAAGCATTGGTAGAGCGTGTGGACTTTCAAGAGAAAGCATTAGACAAATCTCTAACGCAACTAAACACAACACTCAAACGAACTATCCTCTGCCCGAACCTCCACGCTATCCAATAGCGCAGAAGGTTGTCTATACAGAGCCACCCGCAGAGATGTTGGAACGACTAAAAGAACTTCAACCCTATGCTCAGAAGGTTAGGTCTTCCTCTCCTAAGTTTCGTGCCGAGGCTGAGGAATACACTTACTTACTAAATGAGGCAACTAAACTGGGAACTACGGTTTATCGTCTTGGTAAGTTATTGGGTATAACTCCTTCCGCAATTCAATTTAGATTGGTAAGGTATGGCTATCGCACAAGCGAAGGAGAGAGTCGCTCTTACACAAAGATTGTAGAAAAGAACAAACTCAACAAGACAGAAGAAATGGTAAATGGCTAAACCGAAACCCTGCCCTAGATGTGGTAAATGGTATAACCCGCGCTTCTCTGGAACAGAAGAGATGTGCGGGTTCTGCTTCGTAAAAGAAAGAATAAGCGAACCAAAAGAAGAGTTAGATGATAAGCAAAAAGTAAAAATTGAAACAAAACAGCCGGTGATAGCAACAAAACCACGAACAACTTTACGACCTGCAACTAAAAATGCAGTGATTAAAGACGAAGAGTTCCTGGGAACTTGTAGTAAATGTGGATTACAGGTTGTAGGTTCTGAGGTTTATCACTCGGAACTAGGCTGGATTTTTTCTTGGGCTCATCAAAATGCTGACCGCACAAGAGCAAGTTTATGTTTGATTGCTTGACAAAGTAAGAAAACCCCTCTAGTTTCCTAGGGGGGCTTCCTTATTGGACTATTAGTCTGCTGATTTCTTTCTGTCAACTAACGAAAACGCTTCGTTGATTTCTGTCGTTGTGAGTTTGCCGTCCGCAAGGTAAGCACGAGATAGTGCCTCCATTACAGTAGCGACTCCCAAACCACCCGCAAGGGCGATGGACTTCCATACCTCAATCCCAAACAAAGAACCTGCTCCGACTACCGATAGCCCTGACGCAGCGAAAGTAGCAATAACTCTTCCAACAAGCATCTTCGCTTTTTCAACGAACCTGTCATCACGAGATTTTTCTACCGCAACTGCATTGTTTGCCTTCGCCATGTGTTGTCCTTCCATAACCTACACGGGCGTAAAAAAACGCCCCGGCTAGTCAAGTTTATTTGACAGCCGAGGCGTTGATTTGTTTCTAAACTAAATTACAGTAACAGATGTTCCTTCAAAGAGTCTGCCAATGGTATCTGCACAGTTGACCTTGCACTCTTCTACCGCACAACCACAGAACTCGGCGAGCGCAGTTTTAGTTCCCACGCTTAACCAACCTCTCTGGTCGGAGCCTGCATCTTCATGTCCAAGAGCAACAAGTCTGTCCTGAACTAATGCAACTGAGCGAGAGTTTCTGCTTCCTGCTTGGAAAACCAAAGAGGACAACATAACAACTTCGTCATCTGCATAGTCATCTTCAGCCGGTGACTTAGACTTTTTACTTTTTACTACTGGCTCTACAACTTCTTCTACAACAGCCGGCTCTTCAACAACAACAACTTCTGGTTCTACAGGCTCAACCGCATAGGATTCAACAACGATTTGTTCCTCGAAAGCCGGCTCAACTGGTATTGCTACCGGCTCAGCCTCGTAGGAGAAACTTGATAACTCTTCTTCATAACTCATTGTTAGAACCTTTCTGGAAACTTGTTATACCACTGCATAAATCTTATCTCATCTTTGTTGGTGTAAGGAGCCTCTACCTTCCAAGCAGCCCAATTTTCGCCACCATTGCTCATGTGATAAGCAATCTCAGCGTTAATTACCGCATCAAAAAGGTCTTTGTTGGTTTCGAGGTCATACTTGTCTCGACGAGTTACGCCAAGCCCACCAATCATATTGATTTGAAAGATGCCGTATGAGGAGTCACCCGTTCTTGAATTGCCATTGAAGGCAAGGGGGCGACCATTACTTTCTTTCTTAACTACAGCCCATGCTGTTTTTAGGGCTTTACCTTCAAACCCAACTGCCGAAAGCAACTGCGCTAATTCGACATCTGTGAATGGAGTCTTCTGCACGGAGAACTTCTTTAATTGGAGTTCTGCGATTTTTGCTTTTTGCTTTTCTATCTCTGCTTCTATCTTGGAGATGCTTTGTTTTTCATCTTCCTTGACTATGGCAATTTCCTCAACCCAAGATGCTTGGGCGTAGGCCGTAAAGACCGACAAGAAAACTACCGACAGAACAACGCTAACGATTTTATCGAAGGCTGTGCCTGTGGGTTTCTTCATTGATTATTCCTTTGTTCGGGGACATGGACAGGTGCTGTCTTAGCCACCTCGGCGTCTATAAAAGCCCGCCCAGTTCCCCCCGCTGTGGGGAGATTGGTTGGTTTACAACCTTTCAAGTTCGTGCGACCAACTGTAGTCGCTTTGTCGTTGGGATAACAGTAGCACAGAATTGTCAGGGAAGTAGCGTTTTTAGGGGAAAAACGCCACCTCCCTTGTGTGGGATAGATTACATTCCAAACGCTTTTCGGCAGATTGGCCCTAGCCCCAACTCACGACTTACCTCGTCAGTAAGTTCAGCCCCGCATTTAGCACAGCAGGAGTAGTGAACCGCAAACAACTTCGCATACTTGTATGGGTCTTCTAGCAAAACACGCACAAACATAAGCGTATCTTCGGGTGCTGGCTTGATGCGAGTGAACCCTCCGTATGAACCAACTAGACGGCGAAGGTAGGCTGTCTTCTTGAACTCACGGGTTTCAACGAAAACATAATCATTATCAACAGGTTGAACCATAAAATCACCCATAAGTTCAGATGTAGGTATGGCGTACTTAGATTTAGGCAACTTAGAAAGTGCCCCATAAAGTTCCTTCCAATCCACTTGATTGGTAGGAATAACCGCAGGTGCGTGAACCGCAGGTGCGGGAGCAGGGTTCTCACCGAAGAGAACCATTTGTGATGCTGTGGTCATTTTGACCCCCTTTCAAAAACAAACAATACTACAAGCCAAGATAAAAGTCAAGACGACACACCAAACAAAACCCCTACCCGAGGAAGGTGGGTAGAGGTTCTGTTATGGAGTTTCCTTGACCTTTGCCTACTTCTCCCTAGAGGCTAGCAATGCGCTTGCCACAGCGGAGAGTCCCAGAGCCAAAGTCCAAGTCATATCATTTTGCCACGCAGAGACGAAAGACGCAAGCCCGAGCACGACAGTAACTACTGCTGTCCAAACTACATTCATGTTATTCATTAGCCTTCTTCTTTCTTTTGGGGGAGGTTCTTCCTTTGACACGAGCGGAGGGGTCTCTTACAACCACACCTTTACTACGAATTGCTTTGCGAGCGCATCGGTAGGAAACTTTCAGTTCGCTGGCTACGCTTTCTATTGACAAACCTTCTTGATACATTTTTGCAGCGTCTTCAGCAATCTTTTTACTTTTTGTTATTCCCGGCAGGGAGGCTCTTGTCATTTACACTTTCTCTTCTTCGTATGGTCGTTGAACCGCATTTTGAATAACAGCAGGGTCTAGCCCTTTACTTTTCAACCACTCAATAGTTTCAGGGTCTTGTGCTTCATTGTGAACATGGCGTCCTTCGTTCCAAGTGAAGAAAGAAGTTGTGCCTTCAGGCAGAACCCAGAGGTGATACTGGTTAGAGGTATCAACAAGTTGGCTTTCAGGTGGGAAGATTTCTACTGCTTCTCTTTCAGCACCCGCAAGTTCATTCTTGATGCGCTGGAAGTGTCGCCAATCCCTGACAGCCTTTCTCTCGTTGTGTCGGATAGAAAGATGTAGTCCACTCTTCTCACCAAGTTCAGGCTCTAAAACTGTCTTGACAACTGTATAGAACTTATTTCTATAGATAGTTTGGTTTGGTTCAAGAGTTATTTGGTTGGAATTGACTACCGCAATAGCCTCTTCAAACTTATCCCAAGTAGGTTTAGCCGACAACTACTTGACCCATTTCTTGTATAAACGATAGCCAATGTATCCAAGAAGGACGGCAATCAAGGCTGGAGTATAAACAGAGATGCTAAAGAAGTTTGAGGAAACCTCAATCCACTCGAACTGACATTGAAACCCGCACTCGGGGTCTAACTGTGTTATTTCTTCCATTTTTACTTTTTCCTATTTCTCTTAGTTTTTGATTGAGTTGTAGTGAAGTTCAGCCAGTTCTTTGCGAAGTTCTAAGTTCTCCCGCAACAAATTTCTGTGTGCTTGTATGGAGACTACCATTACAAAGCACGAAGAGGCGAGCGCAATAATAAGTCCTATCATTGTTCCAGTATCTAAAAACATTAGGCGTTTACCTCTTCTTCTTGTTTGATGCTTTCTTCCACCGCACGCTTGATAGTGATGTAAGCATTACCGCATGGATAGCAGAATCTTTCTGTGAAAGGCATCTCCCGCATAAAGGCATCTACGCCTGAATAAATAATCTGAGTGTTTTCACAATGAGGTGTTTGACATTTAGCCATTTACTTTTTCCTTTCAGGTAGCGGAAGATTTCTCATGTAATCTCTCCGTGCTTCTTTTGTTGGTAATGCTTCTCTCTCAGCCATTTGCTCTTCTGTCATAAAGGCAAACTTCAATACAAACTCTGTAAACTCTTCTTTAGTCAAAGAGGTTTTCGCAAGTAGGTCTTCACCCTTCTTAGTTATCCTCATGGGTATAACAAATCTAGGCAAAATTGGTTCATCTGCTCTGTTGGCACTTTACACATTTCAGGTGTTGTAGCGTCAAGAGCCCAAACAATAAGTGCGATAAAGATAATGACTACCGCAAGTCTGCGTCTTTTGTATTTTGCTTCTGTTCTAATCATTTTGTCTTTTCCCTTTCTTATTGACTTCCCTAGCCAATAACCTTATTGTATCAACTTCCCTGACATTTATCAACTTCCCTGACTTCGGCGTGTCGTCTCACTCCGCCTTAGGGAGTGAGAGCAACCACGCTACAAACCGAGCATTACATAGGGCGTTAGGACTTCTTCGCTCTCTAATCAGGTCAATCGCTTCTTGGGCTGAATAACCTTCTTTGATTAGGACTAGAGCCATAATTAGCCCTGACCTGTTCCAACCTGCTTGGCAACGAATAAGAACCTTCTTACCCGCCTTCCAATCTTCGTGAGCAATCCGCACCGCTTGGTAAATCTGCTTGAAGTCAATGTCTTTCATGTCTCCGTCATAGAACGGATAACGAAACTCTTTTACTAACCAATCCGCAGGTTGAGCCCACGCATAGGCAGTAATAACTGTGTCAAAGTCTGACTTAGTAATGAACGCACCTTCATTGTGCGCCCTAGCATCATTGACAGTATCAAAGTCGTCTGTTCCACCCTGCCATAAGTTAGGAAGAACCTCTGACCATAAATCTTTATCTAGCACCAATCCATAGTCGGGTCGGGCTAGGTCTTCATCTACATTTACATTTGTATTCATTTTTCTTCTCCTTTCAAGGGAAGTGTATCAGTTTTACTTCTTTTTGTCAAATAATCTAATAATCTGAGCGACTCTGCGAGCCAACCAATCGTTCATAATGTCTGAGACATCTTGATAATACTTCTCATCTTTCATACTACGACCCTTGTTTCTACGAGAAGCACGCTTTACTGCCGTATAGACCACGCTATCTGGCAATCCTTTTGGCATTTCTTTTTCCCTTTCTTTCTAGTTGTTATCCGTATTATAGCCCAACCAAGCGTAAAAGTCAAATCAAGAAGAAGAAGTTGTTTATGTTCTGTCCTCCTTGGTACGCATCAACGAACCTTACGCATAGTTTTTTACTTTTTGCTATGTACGCTGTCCTGCTGGACTTCAATATAACTTCCGCATCTCCACCAGAAAATAGAAAAAGGTTCGGGGGGGAACCCGAACCCTTCTCTTTGCGGAAAATCTTAGCGGAGATATTCTCCGAAACGACCCCCCAGTAGGAAAGCAGTCGGGATTACTTGCTTGTTATATCCCAACCAGTGAGCGACTTGCTCGTCAGTAAGACCTAAAGTCTCACCTTCTTCATCCGCACCCCCAGTAATAATTACATTACCGAGAATAGGATTACTTGCGTTGAAAGTCTCTGAATAGATAGCCGAAGCAATCATATTTAGTGGCAGACCTTCAGCGATGCCATTTTCATTACACCACAAGTCCGCGTCTCCTAGACCAACGCACTCAATCATTCCACCCACCGAATTGCTAAGTAGTTTGTAAGAGTCTCCAATCTCAAACTCTACAACGGACTTAGTGCCTTCAGTAGTAATGATTACTGCCTTTTGTTTTTTACCCAATTTAATCACCCCCTTGTTGTTGTTGCGTAAGTATAACACTTTGTATAAAGAAAGTCAAATCTATTTAGAAAAATTATTGAGGGTTCTTACTTACGACATTGGGCGAGGACTCCCTCAAACTGCCCCTGTTTCGGTAGGAATTATGCTACGAGGATTACTTCGTATCCTCTTGTAATCTTGGACTGAACCTTGTCATTGGCGTATGCCTTAGCAAGGAATGGATAAGCAAAACTTTTTACTTGCTTTGCTTGTGCTGAAACATCTTCAGCCTTACCCCATAGGGTGATAACTTTGTTATCTTCTACGATAACCTGATAAATCTTCTTGAGACCGGCATTTCCGCGTTCTCCGTCAGACTTCTTGACGAGTATCCACTTCATTTTTTTCCCCTTTCTGAAGGTGATAAGAGTAGTGTAGCACTTTTGTTTTGTCTTGTCAAATCTATTTAGTTTTATTCTTTGAGAGAAGCCCCGCACTTGGCGAGGCTTCCCCCTTCTAAAGAATTAGTTGAATAATTCTTTAGGGTTTGCTGGCTGATACCAGTTATCTCCGGAGAGATAATCTTCAAACTGCTCTTCGTTCATAAGAGCCCCCTTTCTTTGTAATACCGAGTCTACCAGTTTTTGTAGGGAAGTCAAGTCGTGTCGGACTATTTCTTTTCCCCCCTACTCCTTATGACGAACGAGGGTGGCAAATCTCAATGCACTAGCGATTTTGGTCAAGAAGTTGTTTGGAAGTTGCCGGGGCCCCCTACCGGTTATTGCAGTTTTTTACTTTTTGCTACGTCACTTAAATCCGGTACAAAGAAAAACCCCCGCATCTCTGCGAGGGCTTCTCCCAATTCTGTTTAGTTCTTTACAAGAACCGCAGGGTCAAACCCTTTAGCGCACTCACGGCCTACTGGCCAGAACCCCTGTGAGATAGTTCCCCTGTCTGCATCGCTGGCTGGGTGTAGAACCGAACCCGAGATAGATAGATGAACCAACCATGCGTTGTTTCCTACCTTGCGTCCGCATTGGCAACACGCATCATCATTGAGACCATTTACAAAATCTCCGAAAGAAATCATTTACTTCACCCCCTTCCTTTCCTTGATAGTCTAAGCATACTACATCTATAAATAAAAGTCAAGTCAAGTTGTTTGGAAGTCGCCAGTTACTCACAAATAAAAACTGTTATCTATCTCACAGTCAAAATGTCCGTTTTGTCTTCACATTTAATTTGTCAGGGTTTTTGGCAAATCAGACTAGATAAGTTGTTTGGAAGTTGCCCGCAGCCGGCTTTCCAGGGAAAAAAGTGACATAGCAAAAAGTAAAATTACAACGGCGGCGGAAGTAAGAACCGCGAGTTGTTTGTAGAGCCCGGATGGTAAGACCGGTAAAATAAAAAACCCCGCCATTTCTGACGGGGCTTTCTTAATAAGTCTTAGGCTTCTGCCCTTAGACAACGCATCTCTTCTTCTGCGACATCAACCGCATGGAGGAAGTTTTCAGGATGCATTACATAGCCGGCAAGGTAGGCGTATTTACCTTCATACTTTCCGTGCCAGAGTTGATAGTGGTTTTCAATACGATACAAGCGATACTCGCCATGCTTTTTTATAGCCCTCATTTATCTATCCAATCGCAAGATACGGACAAGTTCACTAGCAGTTATTTCCCAGCCCGCATCTGTCTTTACGGCAGTAGCAGGGTGAGGCACTATGTCGGCAGGTAATACGACTACCGCATCATAGTCTTCCTCTTGATAGAGTTCCCAAGCCTTGATAGCAGGTTCCGCATAGTCAAGTGGTAGTGGTGGATAAAAGTTTCCTCGCAAGTGATAACTCATCGAGATAGTGTTCATTACTTTGCCTCGCAATCGTGTCCATACCCGAGTTCATCGGGTGTAAGTGCTTTCTCGCACTCACCGCAAATAGGAACAACCTTGCCACTCGCATAGAGTGCTAGGTGCTTTAGAATCATGTCTGACATTTACTTACCCCCTGTAAGTTTGGTTGTTGTCGTAATCATAACACTCGCTTTGATAAAAGTCAAGCCTTTATGTCCATTAGGTAATCCATTTGATTACAAGTAAGGCAGATGTCTAGAGTCTCATCGTAATCCCACTCCGCACCGCACCAGTTACATTTAGTTGTCTTTAGCATCTTTCCCCCTTTATTAGGTTCAGTAGGGGAGTCGTATTGTTTCCGACCCCCTAGGTTTCAGGTCGTTCAGGTGACCAGCGACTTCCCCCCTACTGAATAACCGAACAATAACACTTATCCGAAAGAAAGTCAAATCCAAATCAGCGTGTCTTGTCCAAATAGGCGGGCAGAGGTCAATAAGTTATTTGGAAGTGTGACCAGTGATTAATCAAGTTAATCATTTTTTACTTTTTGCTACGAGCCGAAGTGTTGAACGCTCACATAAATCGGAGGACTCGTGCTTGGGTCGAGCCTAGATGCAATAGTTATTGCTTGTCGTATTAAGGTTTTTGCTGTTCCCAGAGTTCTTTTTCTAGTTTCTAGAGTAGCAAGTAAAGCCCCCTGTGCGTAACTACTTCCAGAACCAATAGTATAAACACCAGACTCGTCTCTACCCCAAGCGTAGTCCTCGGCTATTTCATAGACAGTCCCGTTGATAACTACCAACAACTGACTATCGTGTTCGCCGTCTTTCGAGTAGGACGCTTCCTCAAAGCACTTTTTTAGTTCGGGGATAAACACCGCAGTCATAAACTTATCTAGTCTTACCCCGTAAGCCGTTGGAGAGCATACCGGTGGCTTGAACACATACGCCAGTATGTTGATAGCACGGAGGTCGCCAGCGCAACCTATTAAGTAATTTCCGTTCTTAAACAACTTGCCATTATCTTTTGGGAGCGTATAAATCTTGCTGTTGTCTTCAGTCACTCTACTGTCGTAACCAATGACAGCCCATGACTCACCCTGAACGGCTGCAATAGTAGTCACGCTTTTACTCCCGTTCGTTTTTTACTTTTTGCTATGACTCGAAGCCGTCCCACAAATCTTTACGGAGTTGTTCATACCTGTCGCCATGATGCCCGTTGTATTTGTTTGAGATGTCCTCGTCCCTCAGAAGATAGTCTAGCGAAAGAACGGCAACGCAATCGGGCTCGTCAAACATAATAACCAGTTTTGTATCCCCGTCCTCAGGGTTATCTACAATGGCACAGATAAAAGGCAAGCCACCCCCGTTCGGGTGGTAGTCCTTAGCCACTATCTTCATGCTTCTCACGCCTAAAAGGTTAGCGGTGCTTGCCGAAGGTGATTTGCTCCTAAAACACTAAAGCCCCCGAGATTGGAGTTTCGGGGGCATAGCGGAGCGCAGAAGGGAAAGGGTATTCCTTGCGCTCTATGTCGCCGTCAGAAAGGGGGGAGACGGCAACACTACTTATAGTTTATCAAGTATTTCTAGAGGCACAATGACATCTGCTGAAATTACCTGTCCGACAGAGTTCGTTCTAGCGAACCTGCCTTTCGGGTTATCAAACCTGACAGTTACCTTTGTTCTACGAATACCAACCACCGAGCCAACTTCGCCTCGGAGGTATTTAGTTCCGCATCTTTCGTTTATGGTAATTCTGTCTCCTACAACGAAATCATCTATTTTTACTTTTTCCTTTAGAAGTTCTTTTCGTTCTTGGATAACTCTGCTTAGTTCGGATAAGTTTTTATCTAACTCACCTCGTTCTATCTTGTCGCAGAAAGATACAAATAAGTCTAAATTACTCATCAAAGTCGTTGTCATCAAGTTCCTCCCCTGCCTCATCAACAACTCCAATGCTGTTGGAAACGGAGGCAACATCAAACCCGTAGTATTCTTTTACGAATACAGACGCCACACGGACACTAAAGTCGTGTTCGCTTTCGTCTTCGTTGCGTAAGTTGTTGTCAAGAACGACAGTAGTCATCAAAGTAAAGTAATCTCCAACAAACATTACTGTTCTTGACAGGTTTATGTTATCCATTTACGCTCACCTCGTAGTCAATTAAAACTTTTAGTTGGCTCTCATCTATAACGCTAGACAATCTGCCAACTAGATACTCAACGGCATTATCTCCGTAGTTGTCTCTAACTAACCGAGCAAGAGTGTTTTCTGCTTCTGTCCTCATTTGTTTAGTTCCTCCACATAGTTACTAAACTTTGTATCAAGTTCATCAGAAGTCGTGCCCTCAGGTAGAGGGTAAAACTTTCCCTCACCTTGATACGAGTAATCCCAAGTGCCTAAGGACTCGTTCCAAATAGTTCCGTCAGGAAACCGCACTTCTTCGCTATCAACATCATGCGACCAAGTTTTGGTTTCATCATCATACTTTACGATAAAGTGGTGTTCAGCCATTATCGTTCCTCGTCCGTGGCTTGCTCAATGTGTTGAGCGAGTGCTTCGGGGTCTGCCCCAGCACTAACAAGAACCTTGCGCCATAGGTTCATAGCACCATACTTCTTGTCCATCATAAAAAATAACTTATCCATAGAAGTATCTTTTTTGTTCTGCCACTTCTCAATGTCATCATCAAACATTGTTATCAACAATGCCAATGACATTGTTAGCAGACTAACTTCTTCCTCAGATACCTCTACCTGTAATACATTTGTTTCATTGTCAGCCATTTGCTGACCCCCTTTCTTTCTAAACCGAACAATACACTATCTGACTATAAAAGTCAAATCTCTTCTTCTTGCGTGTTGCCACTAAACATTTCAGAGATAGGCATAAAGTCCAACATCTCTAATTGTTCGTTGAAACACTCCACTTGGCAATCTTTACAGAATTGGTTGTTCCTAAACTGCTGAGCAACTTTTAGCCTATAAAACCTTTCAAGGCTTGCCTCAATGGCTTCTTTTTCCCCTGAGGTAAGAAGGTCAGGGTTTTCTTTTCCTTTTTGGCACATAGGTATCCACATAGTGTCTTCTGTAATTTTTATTTCATCTTCGGGATTATCTTCGGGTGTCCATACAGGTTCGTATTGGTGAAGCCCTGTCTCTAGTATTTTTGAGACTTTCTTGAAATTAAGTGGTTGTTGATAGTTGTTGTCTGACATACCGCCCCTTCGTTTGTTTTTTACTTTTTGCTATACAACTTTTTTTGTAAAGAAACCCCCCACCCTTTTGAGGTGAGGGGCTTCTATAACAATTACTTTACTAGGTTCGCTAGGAAAGTTGTTAGGGCTATCTCCAACTCGGGAGAGAGTTCCGCATCATTTTTCATCTGTGGAGTTTTCATTACAGGTGAAACTTTGGTGCTGGTGTAGTCAGCGAATAGGGATACAAGGTGTGGGTTCGCTTTCAAGAGTTCTTCCTTGTCTAAGGACTCACGATTTTGTGTTCCAATAACAACTACTGGAACTCCTGCGATAGTGCCTTCTTTGGCGATACCGACCCAAGATGAGCCGATTTTTACATAACCAAGCAGAGCGTAAAGTTCTGCCTGTGTCTTTTCGTAATTTGCCTCTAGGCGTGATTTAGCAGTTTTGATAGCCTGAAACTTCTTTAGAAGTTTCTTGGCGTCTGCGCCACTTGTTGCGTTAGCATCAAGTGCTATGGAGATTGTTTCTCCGAGTTCAACCGAGATAGTTTCCTTAGTCTTTTTGACTAGGGCTACTTCCTCGCTATTGAACTTTATGTCATCTTGATTTGACATAGTGTCCTTTCGTCATTTCCGAGAGAGAAACCTTTTCACTCCCTAAGTAGTTGAACCTTGTTCATCTACTAAACCGAACAATACACTACCGACCATAGAGAGTCAAATCCAAATCAACACTTGCCTATGTGTTTTGTATCACATAGTCTAGTCCTCGACAGGCTCGACTTCTATCTCTGTGGCACGAGCAAGGTCGTGCCCATACTCGTTCTCCAGCCAATCTCGGGCAAGGGCTTCAGCACCCCTTTGGGTTTCCGAACTTACCTCTGTCCCGAAGTGTGAGATGAAGGTTGCTTTCCAAGTTTTATTCATCTCCAACAACTCCTTGCGCAATCTCTACGAAATCTTCGGCAGCCGAACTTTGGAAGTGCCACTCCCCGTCCTCATAGTTTTCTACAACTAATGACCATTGAGTTTCGGATAGAGAAGGTGCGCCATAGCCTTCAATAGTTTCTTTGTCCCAATACGCAACTATCAGTTCCGTATCAGGTGTGTATGCCTGTAATTGCTCAATTAAATCTTTTACTCTCATTTTTACTTTTTGCTTCCTCTCTCGGTTTATGCCACTAACAAACGAACATTGTTTGCTAGTTGCTTTACTGCTATCGGTTCGTGGTCATAAGCCATGCCCTCGTCCCAGCCACAAATCGGTGCTTGCCATTTATCAAGCCACAACCCGTAGGTGTCCCGTTGTATCTCCCACCCGCAACTCTTGCAGGTATCCGTGCCGTTTGTCATTACTTCTCTCCCGTCATAATCATTTCGCTTGCCCGTCTGTCTTTGAGATAAGTTTCCGCATAAGCAATAGCCTCGCTTATTTCGTGTGATACACAATCAAGATGCTCGCCATAGCAGTAGAGGTCGAACCAAGAATTACTCGCCCAATCAAGAAGCCCTTGTTCGTTTGCCAATCGCAACGCATCATCTGTGGTCAAGCCAGCGTCTATAAAATCTGAAGGGTCATACAGACTACGAACAACTTGCCCTTGTGGTGAGTCGAGTAGATGCGCTTTTGTTTCTCCGTCACAGTAGATGTCCACCGCAAAGCCTTCATAAGAAACTGTCGCCAATAATCCAAAGCCCGTAAAAAAGATAGCGTCCTGTTGTTTTGGGTCGGGCGCAACGCCTGACCTGTAATCTACTTTTACTTCAGACATTTTACTTTTTCCTTTCGTCATTTTGTTTGTTAGGTGTGTCGGTTCGGTTCTGTGGTGAGAGATTGTAGAGAGAGATTATTGTGTTTGGAAGGACACCCTCAGCCCTACACCCGAACCGACACCTGTTAGAACATTAGGCAACTGCCCTTTGTCCAACTTTGTTTAGGACTCGCATAGCAGACATACCGATAATTTCGGAAGCCTCTGCTGGATTACTTATGTCTCTAACAACTTCTGCGTATCCTTGCCCGAGTTTGTTAGCAGTATGTCCATTGTCGAAGGGAAGCCACAGAATTGCTACACCTGCTTTTTCACACTTCTTTACAATCTCCATACACGACTTTGTTTCCTCAGGTGTGTATTCTCCGTCAGAAACAATAACTAGAAGTCTTGCCCCATTTCCGTAGAGCAATCCTAGAGTTCCGTCTAGTGCCTTGAACGCTTTAGTGAACTTCTCAGTTCCGTCCTGAGCAGTAAAGACTTTTACCTGAGGCAACTTCTGCCCAACGCTAAGTGTTGGGAATACATCATTTCCGTAATAGACCATAGCGCACTTACCTTGAATACGATTTACTGCCTCAGACATAACCCACGCAGTAGTAGCCATAGGGTTCATAGCAGAGCCCATTGAGCCCGAGATGTCCACCATAACTCCAACTGTAAGTGTTGGTTCGTCTGTGTGCTTACGAACAGTTTTACGGAAAGGATTTTCGTTTTTCATAACTCCCATTGAACGAAGTGCCTTGTTCTGCATAATTGCTTTAGTGCGAAGTCTGCCCGGAGGAGTAGCACTAGCAATTTCTTTTACATCTCTTTCACGATACTTTGCTTTTTCAAGCAACTGACTAATACGAACAGAGGCAGAACGCTCTAACGAATTAGGTTCTCTTTGTTCAACAAGTTTGCTATTGCTCTTACCAACACCTACACCTGTTGATTTATCAAAGACCTTGTTCGCAACTTCTTTGTTTTCTGCTTGCTCTTGTGCTTCTGAGGCTTTTGCTTGTGCCTCATCTTTCCAATCCTCTAATTGTTCTTGGTCAGCAAGTTCGTCAAAGTTAGACATCTCTATGTTTTCCGCAATCTCTTTTAGAGTTTCCATAATTGCGTCTGCGAGTTCTTTTGGCATAGGCATACCTTTTGGCGCAGGAACACCGCAACCACCCTCAGGATTTTCATTAGGAGTCTCGCCTCTTTCTTTACCAATCTTGCGAGCCAACTCAGCCCAATCTTTTGCTATTGGATAAAGTTCTGTTGCGTCTGAGTGCTTGTCGTGGCGTTGTGCCATGCGTGCTAACTCACGGAAAGCATTTAGGTTGTCCTCACCTATTTGGCTTTTTACCCACTCATCTATTTCGGCAACTTCTCTTATAGAAAGAATACCTGCTTCAACTCGGGCGTGAACAAGACCTATGAGATTTGTAATTGCTATTGTTGGTTGCTGATTGTCGAAGGCTTCTTTAGCATCTCCAATAGCAAGTTCCATAGCGCAAGAGCGAAGGAAAGGCTTAGCCTTACTATCTCTTAGCAATCCTTGATACTCAATGCGACCTTCCTCTAACAACATCAAGGCTTCATACTCATCTCGCTTTAGTTCTTTGTATGCGTCAGGCATAGACCATTGTGAGAAGCGAGCATGGAAGGCTTCGTGCATAATCGCACCTGTTGCCATTGGAAACTCGTATTGTGTTTTACGAAGTGTTATGTCGCCTATGTGGTCAGGAGTAATTCCATTTCCGAAAGCAACTTCAACATTTACTTCTACTTCCGCAGTTTGCGGGTTGTAGCAAGCGGGGGCAGAGCCACCCGCACCGGGACCTACATACGCAACAAGGTCGTCTCTGTGAGACCACTTGTTCGCTAGGTATCCAACATCTCTACCAATTTTGAGCCACTCAACTGGCGTTGCTTGCGCTCTAGTTTCACCACTTTTTATGTGAGCCATTTGCTCATCTCCCTTTTCTATTAGGCTTCCAATCCCAATACCTGAATAATACTTGTTCGTTCTGTTATTGTCAAATCGTGTCTAGGGGGTGGGTGAACGCTCCCACCCCCCGACCAGCCCTGCCTATCTAAGGGGGTCTTAGATTTTGGCAGGTTTCACTTCCTCACCGAACGCCCTTGAAAGGACATCTGCGATAGTTGCTCTATCGCTTTCAGGTGAGGACGAGATTAGGTTTGCGAGAGCAAACGCAGTTCCGAAAGTTGTTGCTATGTCTCGGAAGGCAAGCAACTCACGCATTTGTGGAGACCAACTAATTTGGTTATCCAGTTGCTTACGATAAAGATTTTGTGCCGAAGTGATTAGCAAACTTGGAACACCCAACTTCTTTGCGAGTGCGTAGTCAGTAGTCATTTCAACTTGTAGAGTGAAGCGAGAAGTCAATGCCTCAGAGATACGAACTCCGGGGGCATTAGGGTTGGTAGCACTCACCACAAAGAAATCAGGGTGAGCCTTGATAACTCCACGCTCGGGATTAGCAGAAACAACTAACTCTCTGCGTCCGTCCATTGTTCCGTAAAGTATTGCGAGAACCTTTGGGTCAATCAAACCAATTTCGTCAATGAAATAAACCCAACCATTTTCCATACACTTTATTAAATCTCCGTCAATCCACTCAAAGTTTCCACTTGGAGTTTGGACATAAGAGCCAATTAGGTCAGAGACTTCAATGTCTCCGTGTCCTACGAGTGTTCTCATCTCCGCACCGAAGGTTGCTTCAACGAGAGCAGTTTTACCTGTACCTGGCGCACCATAGAACATAGGGAACATAGGTGAACCTACACCTGTAATAACTGCTTGCTTTGTGGCTTCTTTAGCATTACGCAAAGCCATAACATCTTGATGCTCTCCCCAAGAGCGAGCATAGTAAATAGCACCATTAGGTCTTAGATAACTGTCCACTCCAATAATTGCTTCTACTTGTGGCAGTTCCATTTTCAACCTTGACTTTCGTGGCGCACGCTCTGAACCAACTGCTCGCTCAACATAGCGACCAGCAGGTAGAACTTGTGAACTAAGTGCGACAGTAGCCTTTTCATTTATCCCCTGAGTAGCAACTAGTTCGATAATTTCCCATAGCGTTGGAGATGAGTTAGGAGTAATCACTCCATACTTATCTTTTGCTTTTATTGCGTCCATTGTAGTTTATCCCCCCTTTTCTTATACTAACTCTGCGGGAAATCCGAGTGATTTCCTAGAGATGTTTATACGATAAAGAACCTTGTTAGGTGTGTTTCCCTTCGCTATGTCGTCAGCATCAAAGCGAGAGATTTCTGTAAGGATTGGCTTTTGACGGATTTTCCAACCATGCTTGATTAGTTCATCAAACATAGCGAGCCCATACCTCATGCGTTGTTCTGTGAACTCTGAAACATTTTCCTCAGAGATTTGACGACCTTCGTCTAACAAACCTTTTACAGACTCATGTCGTAGAGTGGTGGTGCGCCATTGTTTCTTTGGCGATACAGGAGTTATGACTCTCCTATGTAAAGCCATAGGAACTAGGTTTCCCGAGTTGCTATAACAATCAGGAGTAATAAGCATTTGCATAGTTTCGCCGACATTTTCGAACTCGGCATAAACCGCAACCCCCTGAACCTTCTTTTCTTTTTCTAGCATTTGTTTTCCTTTCGTATGTAAGTGCTAGGCGTTCATTTCTTATTCAGTTGTATAAAGCGAACTTTACACTACGGGGGTCAATTCTGTCAAGTCTATTTTCATAGATGTTTCTAGGTTTTCCCCCCTAGTGTTCGTATCTTACTCTTTTTGCATAGCCTTGTCAAATTGAGCGTCAAGGTCGTTGTCCTCTACTGCCTGATGCAGTTCTGCCCTTTGTCGCTCGTCAGCCTGAGCAAGGGCTAGGGCAAGGTTAGCCCTCTCCGCATCTCCGACCTCATCTATGGCTTGCCAATCTGCCTCAGACCAATTCTGAGTATCAACAACAACCATGCCATCTGCGACCCCATAGTTTCCATCAAGGGCGAAGTAGTGGTGGTTTTTGTCAGGTGTCATTTCCTCTTGGCTTATTAATTCACTCATTTTACTTTTTGCTACCTCTCTTAGTTTATCTCGTAGTTGTTACAGATTTCTTGAACAGCATCATTGAGAGTGTTTGACAACAAACTTATTTCGTTGTCAGATAGATGAGCAACCATTTCATCTGTGATTTGTGATTGCCACACAACACCTTTTATAGATAAGAAACTCACTTCAGCACCTTCAATTCATTATCAACGAATAGTTCTATTACTACTGTCTTGTTAGGACAATCTTTATACCAATCATCTTCATCTTCATCTCTTTGACAAATACAGTTATCTTCTTCATCTCTATCTACATAATCTTTATGTGAGTTAGGTATGTCGTATTCACGAACAATGCTAGAGCCTTCTTCTGTCCAAAGGATTTCTCCACCCCAACCTTGTTCTTCTTCATACTCCAAAGTTATTTCTAGTTTTGGATACTGTATAGAAAGTTCTTCAATAACAGGAAGTGGAGGCGACCACGCAGTATTGAAACGATAACGCAGAGTTGTTGGGTGTTCTTCTTCTAGTGAAGTATCAGAGTATTCATCTTCATCTCTTACTGCTATGTCCCACTTAGTTCCCCACTTAGAGTTGTTGAAGTTATACCAGTTGTATTCACTTTCGCCTTGCTTCTCTCCATTGGCGTAGCCATGAGTTCCAAAGTATTCATCTAACTTATCGTCAGGTGGCGCAATAATGTTCCAGAAAGAGATAATTGGATTTGAGTAACTAGTAACTTCTTTATCGTTCGCATACCGCTTTTGGATAGGCTTACCGAGTTGTGCTTTTACTTTTGCAATCTCTTCTTCTGAACCTTCTATGGTCAGAGTGTTATAGACCCAGTTTGGCATCTTGTCTCCTTTCTAAAGACAAAGCGAACAATACACGCTAGTTATTTTTTTGTCAAGTGCTTAGTGGTGCGAAACTCAGGAAGTGTGTAATCAGGAAGTCCAAACATAAATCCTCCACCATTACCTTCTTCATCTTGCGAGAGGACAAGTTCAACGAGTTCTCCATTTGCAAGTCTTGCTACGAACATTGGAAACCCACGACCTCCAAAGTCATCAGAGTCAGTTCCCTTGAACCTGAGGATTGTTGCGCCTTCAAGTTGTTTGTAGTAGCCCATGTTCCAGCGTTCTTGTGTTGAGTCTTTCATTTTTACTTTTTACTCCTGTTCCTCTAGGGCACGGCGTTTGTTCTCCAAACGAGTGCGGTTGCGCTTAGTCCTCTTGTCAGCAAACACCTGTGCTTTTTGGTTCAGCACAAAGCGACCTCGCATACGAAGCAAGCCGTCAAGTGGTTTTATCTTTTTCATTTCCGTATTATAGGGCACGCCGTTCTTTTTGTCAAGCCTTGCTGTCAACCACGCTTGCAGCATTTCCCTCCTGCACTAACTACAAACAATTTAGGCACGCCGTCTTGCCTGGCTACGAAGATTTTTACTTTTTGCTAATCGGCACAGTTGCCTGGCCGCCGTTACACTTCACAACAACTTTCCGTTCTATACACCCGTGCCGTCAACCTCCCTTGCGCTCGCCGAAGTTTTGGGCAAACAAAAAACGACTTGCCGTTAGGCAAGCCGTTCTTCGTATCTTAGAAAGGATTATGCGCTTTGCTCGAGCCGTGTTCTGGTTTTCCAACCATCACCTGAGATTTTGATTCGGAATACTTTCTCAAAGGCTTCTGCTACCGCATTAGAGATGTCGGTATATGTTTCATCACTCTCTCTAAAGAGTGAACCCGCTTCAGGGATTGACGGAATATCCGAGTCCTCCGTGTAATCACCTAAAATTAAAACTCTGTCGCCTTTCCAGCGACCTGAGATTTCGGTTGCGGGGAAATCCCCACCACCCCGTGCCGGACTTGTCATCATCAAGATATACATAGCATCTGCCAATGTTCCCTCGAAGTTGCCCGTATGTTCATACTGCTTGAGCCCTAGACCCAAGCCGTGTGGTTCGACTTTTTCTTTCTTATCAACATTTACTAAAATGTGATATTGCCCCATGTGGGTTGCCCTTTCTGTTAGGTTATGCGTATTGTATAACTACAATTACTATTTTGTCAAATCTATTGATTCGGCGTGTTCGCTTACCGATTCCGAAATCATATTTGAGATGGCTTCATCATTAGAGTCCAGCCCCCCGTGTTCTTCCATCTCTTTGACTACCTTAGACCACGCCTCATCTGTAAGGATAACCTCATCAGTTGGTTGATAATCAAAGGTGTCTTTATACCAAACCAAAGCAATGACTTCTTCATCAGGGTCATACTTTTGTAGTTGGTCTACTAAATCTCGTGTCTTCATTACACGGCCTCCTCATTCTCATCTTCAGACCACCCTTGGTCTATTAGACTTTCAAATCCCATATTAGGGTCTACAGGGTTTGTGGTGACCGCTTGAATAAATCTTAGACCGCAAGAGTCTTCATACCACTCTTGTAAGGTGGCAAACATTTCTTCAGGTGTTGCTTGCTCTTTTGTAATTAGTGGGTCATAACCATACTCTCGCATTAGTTCGACCTGCTCGTCATCCATTAGCAAATAAATCTTATGGCAGGTATCCCAAGCAATAGCCTTAGCATCACCTACTCGCTCTGCTACTAAATCGAAACTCATTATGCCACCACCAATCTTTGACCTAGGCCAAGGCCTAGTTGTCCGGTGGTATATGTGTTAAAACACATATCGCATAAATTGGCCCAAGGACCCATTACTGTCTTTGCGTCATACAAGGCTGTATCACCGCAGGTATCGCATTTAGGTAAAGAAGTTACTTTGACTTCTTGACTCATAGTTCATCTCCTTTCTAGAGATAAACCGAATACTACACCGACTAAATTTTTTTGTCAACTCCTACAAGAAGTTTTTTCTTTTTCTTTTCTTGTCTGTTGTCGGAGGCTACTGCCATCGCAAATACAAGTCGCCACAGCAATTTGTTCATAGTTACTTTCTTCATGGGTGCTCTCGTCTTTCTCGTCTTTTGTGTCTTGCGGTTTTTACTTTTTGCACGAGTCTTACCATTGCGAATACTGGCGCTAAAAAGATTCGGTCCATCAACTCGGCCTTGTATTCGTACTCGTCTACCGTGTCCTCTTGAAAGAGTTGGTCGTATGCTAGTTGGGTTCGTCTGCTCATACGGTTGACTATAGACCCACTTACCTCTGGTGTCAACACCAATACATTAATGTCAGCGGTTAACTTATTTATATACCCTATGGGCAGGCCGGCATTTTTTGAACATCGAATTCTGTGCACGCGTTGTTTACAGTTAAAATTGTTTGTAGTTGACTTTGCGGCGGAGCCGCAAAGCGGAGTCTAATGGTAGATTGCCGTCAAGTCAATTCGACACGCTCACCGTTCAGTGCAATCCCTGGCCGCTGTCGGTTACTGACAACTATAAATAACTTTCCAATGCTCACGCCGGCATCCCAAGTTTTTTACTTTTTGCTAATGCGGTGGAGGTGGAGGCGGTTCTGGCGGAGGAGGGCCTCGCCTGGTAGCGACATCTAAACAACTTGCGGTTCTCACCATCTGGGACTCCAGCGGTTAATCACGCGACGCGTTATTAGGGCAGGCCGTTATTAATTTCTTTGACTTTTCTGGAGGTCTGGCAAACCGAGGTTGGTGCAACTACCAACAACTCACGGTTCCTCTGCGGCGAACGGTCTTCAGGCTGGCCGCCGTTACACAACCAAACAACTTCGACATCTCTACCTGGTTCGTCCCACTGGCACGCCGTCTTTTACTTTTTGCTGTTCTTCGCGGTTTGCTGTTGAACTAGAAACAACTTCTTACCATCAGGGCTGAAGCCCGTTAGGCGCTCGCCGTCTTACGCATACTTAGTTAGGTGTAAGGGTGTACGGTTACTACCATACAGTGACGTCCAACTGCAAGTGACTACGAACAACCGTTCACTACTGGTCAGTAGATTCGACAGCGGTTGCTCCATAAGACATCACACCTTGTTCCTTTGTGGCAGCGCAATATGGGCAGCGGTTATATGCTCCCTGCTCCCACGCCGTTCCACACCAGAAGCAATCGGTTAGAACTGTCTCGAACTCCACTATCGGTTACTCTCTTTCCCTTTATATACGCAGGCCGGCTTTTTACTTTTTACTACCGTTGCCACGCCGTTATTCGATTTGACAGATGTTAGTTTATTAACTAGACTGTGCATTAGCACCGTCTAGTAAATAAACCTGTATCTTGGAAACCAAAGCGGTTGCTTCATTAGCGCGAGCCGTTGCTCGTATGTGCGCTTGCCGGTCTGTTGAAAACTCTATGTCCTCCATGCAGCGGATTGCGTGCTCGGTTGCTGCGGTTAGTAAATTGTCTATAGTCACTCGGGCCTGGCCGCCTCTTCGGTTTCAGTAGTTGAAAGTTCAACTAACGGTTCTGCATCAATAATGTTTGTATCTGGAGAGGCCGCTTGTATTTGATTCAAGGCAGCGTTTCTCAGGGACTCAAGCCGTTGGGCAATAATCTCGTGCGGTTGTAGACCTACGTTCTCTACCTCCACCGTCAACTCCACTCCTCCACGCACGCCGGCGCGGTCAAGGATTTCGGTTGACGCTTTCAAGCGCACTGGTTCTGATTGGGCATCCATCATAAGTTCTTCAAGAACCTCGACAGCGTAAGGTGCACTCTGAACAATTTTTGCACGTGCCCGTTCGATGTCCCCTCCAGGCTTTCGTGAATACTTCAGATGGTAGCGACAAGCACCGTCATCCTTCAGACGCCCGCTTGTCCACATTAGACAACGGATACCGTCTGACTTGACAACTTTACATCTATGTGGTAGACCCTTCGGTTGACGCTTGGCAGAAACCTCGCCGCTCTCTTGTTCTTTGAGATAAGCACGGGTTGAGGCGATTACCCAGGGAGGGGTCATCTTGCAAGCCGTTGCATCAATTATCAAGTCCAGGCCGGTCAAGAAGTCTGAATTGTTATTAGTTGGGTCCGTTAGGAGCGGACGACGTTCTGAAAAGTTAACAAGCCTGCGCTCGCGGAGTTGTTCTTTAGAGCGTGCCGATATGAGACCCGTTGAATGTCCAATTTGGTCGTAGACATAATCCCAAGTAAGTCCTGCGTCTCTAAGGATTTGACGGTTCTCAAAAGTATCTTCACAGACCCCACGGTCATACTCAACAATCCCAAACTCGTTTAGGTCAGGCCTAAGGTCTAGGGGTGTTGATATATCTGGGAGGCCGGCTTCGTCCGGTTCGTTTATCTCTAATTCACTACTCATTTTTACTTTTTGCTTTCCAAAAAGGTTTGCCCCCTGCAGATAATTATTTTATTATATTTTTTACTGCAGGGGGACAAACCAATTTTATTTAGGTCTTACTTTTTCTTAGCGGTCTTCTTCGGTGCTTTGGCGGCGGTCTCTAGTTTCTTAGATACCTCTTTCGCTGCGGCTTCTGCGACACGCCCGAATGCTGGGTCCTTCTTATTGACGAATCGCAATGCGACTGGCACAAGAGATGCCCATAGGGAGTTAGCAACCAACAACCACTCTGACTGACCGAAGTCCAAAGGACTTCCGATACCACTTGTTGACATAACAATAGTGATAGCGCCGATAGCCTGGCCAAGCAAGTTCCGAACGTAGGACTCAATGAGTGCCTTATTCATCTTTTTCTCTCTTCCGCGTATCTATAATGGAAGGTGATACGCTTCAATAACAGACATTAGCAGATACAATGCCAAAAGTTTTTGTAAAAACGCTGAGAGATAGTTACCTTTTACTTAACAAGAAATAGTTTTAGGCGTAGAAATCAGCATAAAATAATTGATTATTATATGATAGAAACTATTAAAAAATGTTGTGGCAAAGTGCTTTTGGAATTAGGTTTTGAGTCCTAAATATCGTCGTAGCAGATACCGCAAACCCACCAAGCAAAGACTTCAATAGCCTCTGACTCTGGCACAGGTTCCTCGCAACGGGAACATTTTATTGTATCTTCACTCATCGGTTTTGCGTTCTACTTCAAACGGTCTTTTGAAATCTCTATAATCGTTTTCAGATAGAGGTTTGTATTTTTCTTCTCTCAACATATCAATGACCCTCCGCATACCAAGGGTGTAGAGAGTTTTGTCCTCTGCTCCCATAGCCTCTTCCCAATCTCGGATTAGAAGTGAGATGTTGTTGACTAGTTCTTGGTCTCTGTTGTCTATGGCTTCCTCTATAAAAGAAATCAAGTCTGGAGCACCATCTGGTTTAATATCTCCAGTCATCATCTTTCCTTGGATGAACTCCGAGATTATTCTTTTGATTTCTGCTTTGGTCATGACAATCTTCCATTCTTTTGTAGATTGAAATTACAGTCGTGGCACAGAAGAATATCCATGCGGTCAGTGATTTTGTCTTTGTCTGGTTCTGCTGAAAGACCTGTTTTCGTTATAATAACTGGAATCAAATTGTTGTCAGTTCCACAGGCGGAACAAACTGCTGCACCTTCAATCCAATCAAAAGAACCACCCTTCTCCATCAAGGAAGCAATACCCTGAGATAGAGCATGAAGTGGACCATTACCTCTAGAGAATCTAATAAAAGGATTTAGATTGGTTGTTGTAATAACTGGTCGGAACTTATCGCAGTGGCATCGTCTAGCGTTTGGTTTGCAATGATATAGACCAGTAATTGATTTTCTATGTCTAGAATAAGAATGCCCGCAGATGCAGACCTCTCTCGCACGACGCTTGTCTTTTTGGAGGTTTAGGTCAGTAGCAGTCTCTTTTAGTTCTGTCTCAGAGAATCCGAACTTCTCTAGAGCAGACTTTGTAGTTTGCTCGTTAAGATTTTGGGAATTGTTCTCCACCGAAATCCCTCCTCATCTTGTCAATAATCTCTTGGAACTCTTCTTCGGTTTCAATCTTTTCTTGGATATGAGATAGAAAGTCTTCCATCATTTTTCTTTTTCTTATTCGGTCAAGGTATCTGACCCAAGAGAAAGAAGCAAGGTTCATTAGAAAACATATTGAAGCAAGTATAATAAAATCTAATACTCCTAGAGTTATTATATTATTCATCAACTTCTAACTCCTCCACAACACCAATCGTTATTAGATGTCTATAGATAGCATTAGCATCTCCCATAGCAATCTCAACCCACTTCTCGTAGTCATCTCCTACGGGTAGCCTATTTGGGAACCAATATTTCATTAGCGCTATAACCATTTCATCAATTAAGATATTGGTCTCTAACGCAACATTGCTGTTTTCTTCTTCTTCCATTGTCTTCCTCGTCTCTTATTGCTTCCAGGCATCTGGTAAATCTAGAGGCGTGCAAGCGGTTATCTTTGATTTACAATCAAGGCAGGTTCCTTCAGTTGCCCACATTGAAATGTTGTAACTATCTTGACAAAATCTCACAGGGATTACTAGCCACACACAACCGCACATAGGACATACGGGAGTGGGTATTCCACTAGCATCCATCTCTGGGAACTGGTCAGATTTATTCATCTTGTCTTTCCATCCTTTGGATAACTTAACCTACACCCTGGTCTTGTATTTGTCTATCCACCCTATAGAACCTATTTTTTCTACCTAATCTTTCTATTGTAACTATACTCCTGACTTTTTCTTATTTTGAATTATACACCAAGAATTCTATGACTTTGTATAACTTCTATTGACCACTATAAAAACCCTTAACGCGTAGGGCGTATCTTAAGGGTTAACGGATTTTATACTGGTAAATACTACAATACTTAGATAGAATGATAGAAAAAATAGAATATTCTATTATACTAGACCAAGAAATCTTTGTAAATCAAAAAATAATTTCTATTGCCAATAGAAAGTTTTTTTCTTTCATCACTTCTATTTACCACTATTATTCTATCAAAGTATCGGCAAAGTGACTTGACATAGACCCCTAAAATTTGACAAGACAACTGCCAACTTAACATATAGATTAGGGTTGTCAGTTAGTTTTTTCTATGTTTTTTGATGTATCGCAAAGCAAAACCAAGAACTAAAACATCATCCATTTGACCCAACACAGGGATAAAATCAGGAATCAAATCTATTGGAGATGCTAAATATAGAACCAGCAATCCAACTACAACCTTGACATGGAGTGGACAACTACGAACATCTTCTATGATGGATTTGTATTTCTCAAACTTCATAGACAGTTTCTTTATGATGCTTGACCTTTACTTCAGGGTCTACAAAAATCTTGAATCCAGCCCTAGAGGCATTGGCACACCAAGAGTAGTCTTCACCAACATTGACTTTGACTTCCCCTAATTGTATACGGTTGATGAAAAACCAGGGCCTCTCCATTTTTTCAAAGACTCCCCTTTTGACAGCCAAGAATCCAAAACCAACCCCACCCACTTCAACAAACTCGCTATGTAATAGAAACTCAACCTTGTTGACCCTAGTAGGTAGCCCACCCTCGCTAGGGTAGTTGACCGCAACATTGCCAGCCACATCCAGTTGATATAGACCAGAGACAATATCTAGGTCTGAATCCCACAACTTTAGGAAGTCTTCAGGTTCCCACTCAATATCTGAATCAATCCAGAATATCTTGTCATACTCGACCCCACCAGCAACTTCATTGGTTGTCCACGAATGCGAACTACTATCTAGAGCAGTCAACTCTCTAGCGGTTGGCACAAAGGAGGAAAACCGAGAGATGAAGGAATAATCTACCCCTCGCTCATCTAAAGCCCTACAAGTCTTCACCAAACTCTTTACATACCCCATCTTGGCATCAGAGCCAGGGGTAGCAATCAAAACTCTCATATAGTCCACCCAACCTCTTTATAGTGGGCAACCTGCACAGTTTTGTCTACCATAATCTTATATCCAGCCTTATTTGCTTTTAGACACCACGAGAAGTCTTCCCCCAAAGAGACAGGCATACCTGACATCTCTATGGTATCTATATTAAAGTATGGCCTTTCTAATGACTCGAACACCCCCGCTGCCACACATAGAAACCCAAACCCAACAGTGTAGGTCTCAACAACTTCTTGACCTGAAGGTATGTAGCCTAGAAAGTTTCTTTTGTTATGCCAGTAGGGAATCCCATTATCTCCCTTATAAAAGACGCAAAGGTTTCCAGAACCATCAGCAGGGTATATCCCCGAAATTATACTTTCCTGACTTTCATAGAGTTTCATAAAGTCATCTGGAGTCCAAGCAATATCTGAATCAATCCAGAAGATTTTGTTGTAAGTAATGCCTTGAAGGATAGGCTTTTCTAAAAACTCATCTTTGTTGTCCATAGGACGAGGATTTGATAGAACCGTTGCCTCCCTTGCGTGAGAGACAAAAGAAGAGTATTCACTAGTAAAAGACCAACTTATATTTTCTTCTTCAAGCCTTTTTATAGTGTGCATAAGGCTTTTTACATAAGCACTTTTCATAGAGTGCCCAGGGGTTGCTATTACTACATCGCGGTGTGTCATCAGGCTCCCACCTTATTGCTCTGTTAAGATAATTCTATGGACGACGATATTCTAGATTTTACTTGTGATTGGGACGGTTGTCCAACTCACCTTATAGAGGGAGCCAAAGGGGAAGAGTTCATAACTGTCATTGCGCAGGATGCTCTCAAGTTCTTTTACTCCACAGATTGTTTAGCACTCTGGGCGGGCAGTTTCCCCATAGGCTATCTAGTTACAGGCAGAAACGCTGAAGATGTATAAGCCACTAGATAGTGAAGTTCTTTTTGAAATTAGTGAAGCAATTATGCTTGATAGAGATTGGTCTCCTAAAGATAACCCAATAGAGTTTGATAGAGATAGAGACGATAGTCAGATAGTTCTTATACAAGAAGACTTTGATACTTACATAAAATACCTCCATAAATGGGGCTATAGCGTCATAGAAACGGCTAAACTTACACCTACTAAATCTAAATCAAAAGTAGGGGAGTAAGACCAAAAATGAATTGGATACAAGCATCAATTATTTTTGGACCAATAATTATTCTACTTATCGCATTCTGGAAGGATATTAAATAATGGCAACAAAACAAGGAACAGCAGCCCGAATCATCGAAGTTGCTACAGCGGAAATTGGAACTATCGAAGGTCCAAAAGATAACCAAACAAAGTATGGTGCTTTTACAAAAGTGAACTTTCAACCTTGGTGTGGAAGTTTCGTTATGTGGTGCGCTAATGAAGCAGGAGTAAAGGTTCCTAATACAGTTTCAACTGTTGCAGGTGCAGATGCTTTCAAGAAGCAGAAGCGTTGGTATGACAATGATGGAACAAATGTTCCAGAGCCAGGCGATATCATCTATTTTGATTTCCCAGGTGACGGCGTTGATAGAATTTCTCACGTTGGTATTGTTGCTAAGGTAGATGCAAAGAGCGGAATCGCTATCTGTATCGAAGGAAACACCGCAGGAAACCCAAAGGGAGACCAGCGAAATGGCGGAGAGACTTGCAAGAAGGAACGTGCATTCCGTAAAAACAATGCAAAGAAACTTCTTATGGGAGTTGTCGGTTGGGGTCGTCCTGACTACGCAGGTTCATCTGCTAATCCAGTAGAACCAAAAACTACACCAGCACCTGTTACTGACCCACTTGTTTATCCTGGTGAAACAATTGACCCAGGTGAATCAGGTATTCATATTAAAACTATTCAACAAAAACTCAAAGTTCCTAAGCCAGATGGTGTTTATGGTCCAGTAACAAAGAAAGCAGTAATTGCTTTCCAGAAAGCAAATCCAAAACTTGGTGCTGCTGATGGCGTTGTTGGTCCTAAAACTTGGGCAGCAATTATAAAACTTTGATAAACAAACTCTACGATATTTATATCTCTGGACCAATGACAGGTCAACCAGAGTTTAATTATCCTTTGTTCAATAAGACAGCAGAAGTGCTACGCTCTTATGGCTATGTCGTATTTAATCCAGCAGAATGTTTTGAAGGTAGAACAGACCTGCCAAAAGAAGTTTATATGCGAGAAGACATAAGAGCAGTAGTAGATAGCAAAGTAGTAGTTACTTTACCTTTTTGGGTTGAATCCCCTGGGGCTTTACTTGAGGTTGAGGTTGCTAAGGCTTGTGGTGTTAGTGTTATATCATTCGAAGAGTTTATAAATAAAGAACAGGGAATGCAAACGCTAGAGTATTAGGGAGAAATAATGTCTAATGACAACGTAGCAGTTCGTTGGAGTGATTACGATGAGTTTCGTTCACGAATAGAATACGATACAAGAAATAAAATATCAGAAGACTTACAAAGAAAGATTGCTATTGTAAAAGAGTCTTCTCTTTCAAATGAATTTCTTGCTGGTTTATCGCTGGCTAATGCTATTGTATTACAACAGACAGAGGACATTGCGTTGGACGAGAGTCCTCAAACACTGCTACCTTAGTTTTAGATAGTATTACTCTCTAAGGAAGACAATTCCTTAGACGAAACGAAAAAAGACCATCGCTCATCACTTGAAAAGGGGACATCTCTATGTCTATTAGTTTTTCTTTCCGCCTATCAGAAGATTTTATTAATGGATATAAAGAACGTAAAGCACCGTTTGGTTATAGAGATGCAGCGGGAAACTCGGTTGGAGAGATTACTTTTCTTCGCACATACTCTAGATTAAAAGAAGATGGAACTAAAGAGACTTGGGTTGATGTATGCGAGCGCGTAATCAACGGTATGTATTCATTACAAAAAGAACACGCTAAATCTAATAGACTTCCTTGGTCTGATACTAAAGCAGCGGCTTCTGCAAAAGAAGCATTCGAGCGCTTGTTTGAATTAAAGTGGTCTCCCCCGGGTCGCGGCCTTTGGGTTATGGGAACACCAATTGTTATGGCACAAAGAAACTCTGCTGCATTGCAAAACTGTGCTTTTGTTTCAACAAAAGAAATGACTAAAGCAGACCCATCGAAACCATTTACTTTTCTTATGGAAGCATCAATGCTTGGTGTTGGTGTTGGTTTTGATGACAAAGGCGCTGACAAAGATTTTACAATCTATGAACCACTAGAAGGAGAGACATATGTCGTACCAGATACCAGAGAAGGGTGGGTCAAAACACTTGAACTCATCATCAATGCCTACTTACGACCAGATATGAAGGCTCCAATATTTGATTACTCAGAAGTCCGTCCAGCAGGCACTCCAATCAAAACGTTTGGTGGAACAGCAGCAGGACACGAACCGTTAGAGCGTCTTGTAAACCACATCACTAAATTGTTTAGTGGTCGCGCAGGAGAGAAAGTAACTCGCAAGGACATTGCAGACATTGGAAATATGATTGGTGTTTGTGTTGTATCAGGCAACGTTCGTCGTTCCGCAGAACTTCTCATTGGTCGAATTGATGATGCAGACTTTTTGAATCTAAAGAACCCAGAGGTTTATCCAGAGCGCAACTCTTATGACCCAAAGAATCCAGGTTGGGCTTGGATGTCTAACAATTCTGTAGAAGCAACCGTTGGCGCAAACCTTGACTCAATTGTTGATGGTATCGCTCGTAATGGTGAACCTGGAGTTATTTGGTTAGATGTGTCTCGTCAATATGGTCGTTTGGTTGACCCACCTAATAACAAGGATTATCGCGTAGAAGGTTATAACCCTTGCGCTGAACAATCACTAGAGTCCTACGAGATGTGCACGCTTGTGGAGACTTACCTTAATCGCCACGAGGACCTAGATGATTACAAGCGAACACTTAAATTTGCTTATCTTTATGCCAAAACTGTGACACTTCTTCCAACTCATTGGGCAGAGACAAACGCAATTATGCAGCGTAATCGTCGCATTGGAACTTCAATGTCAGGCGTAGCAAACTTTGCAGACAACCGAGGACTTCCAGCACTTCGTCAATGGATGGACAAGGGATACGAGACAATTAAGTATTACGACACTACTTATTCAGAATGGCTTGGAATCCGTGAATCTATCAAGACGACAACTGTTAAGCCTTCTGGCACAGTTTCCATTCTTGCTGGTGAAAGTCCTGGCGTCCATTGGACTCCTGGTGGTAAGTATTTTATGCGTACCATTCGCTTTGCTAATTCAGACCCTATGCTTCCGTTATTTAAGTTGGCGAACTACAAAGTTGAACCAGCATCGGAATCACCAGACACTACATCGGTTGTTTATTTTCCAATCAAGTCTGAGTCCAAGAGGGCTGAAAAGGATGTCTCAATCTACGAAAAGATGGCGTTAGCAGCATACGCACAACGCTACTGGTCAGATAACTCTGTATCAGTAACTGTCTCTTTCAACCCTGAAACAGAATCAGAAGCGGTTGGAACTGTTCTCCATCTCTATGACGGCCAACTCAAGACTGTCTCCTTCCTTCCTTCAGGAAACTTCACATATCCACAAATGCCATACACACAAATTACCGAAGAAGAATATGAAGAACAAGGCACGATGCGCCTGTTTCCAATTGACTTTTCAGGGGTGTATGCTGGAATGGCAGCAGACGCTATCGGCGAGGCATATTGCACAACAGATGCGTGTGAAGTAAAACTTATTAGCGAGAATCAAAAGTAGATAGAAAAGGAATACGCAATGACAACAGAAACCGTAAGAACACGAGGCGTATCAGCAATCAACTCAATTAGTGCTGCCTTAAAACCGCAGAGTGATTTCTGGGCCTGGCAAGCAAAAGGACTATGTAAAGACGAAGACTCTGAAGTTTTCTTCTTAGAAGCAAATATGCGTGGAGATATTAAGCGTCTTCGCGTTGATATTGCAAAATCTATCTGCAAACCGTGTCCTGTAAAAAATGAATGCTTGGAGCACGCTTTAGCAGTCCCTGAAAATTACGGCGTTTGGGGAGGGCTTTCTGAAGAAGAGAGGGCTACCATTCTCTCTAAGCGTGGTTTCAAACCTGAATACACCCGTCTAGGATAGTTGAAGGGATAACTCACAGTGATAGTAAATATTTACGGAAAACCAGATTGTCTGGAGTGCGAAGCAACTAGAAGGCATCTTAACAAATATAATGTTGAATATTTAGAAATTGACGTTAGCACTGACGAAGAGGCTCTTGCATATGTTCAATCTCTAGGATATGCAAAACTCCCTGTTATTGTTGCTGGAGATGACCACTGGTTCGGCTTCCGCCCAGAAAAACTTGCTCACCTTAAAAGGTTTGGTAAAACTACTCAAGTGATAGAATAACCATCAACCTCAAATTGAAGATTGGAAAGTAAAACTAATGGCAGTAGAACATAAGCACATTCTTATCAATGCCCGTGTGAATAACCCCCTCAATCGTTTTGAGGAAGCAACAGAGTTTCTAAATGAACTAGTTGAAAGTGTTGGTATGAAAGTCCTTATGGGACCCCACGCTACTTATGTAAATACTCCAGGAAATCAAGGAGTTACAGCAATTGTTGGTATTGAAACCAGTCATATTGCCTTTCACATCTGGGACGAAGAGCAACCAGCCCGTCTTCAGTTCGACCTTTATACCTGCGGCGCTTTAGATAAAGACATTGTTCTACAAGCGGTAAATCGTAAGTTTGACATTGTGAGCGCTGATTATCGCATCTATGACCGCGAAACAGGCTTTGTATTGCTTGAAGAAGGAACTATCTAAATAGAATATCACTACGTCCTTCTGCCCGTAAAATAATGGGTGGGAGGACGTTTGTGTTTAAGAAACTAGTTGTAGTAAGTCTGTGTGCTTTTTTGCTCACTGGCTGTGGAAAGTATGACTTCAAAGAGGTCTACCGCTATCCATGTCAGGACCCTGCAAACTGGGAAACACCAGAATGTCAGCCCCCAAATTGTGAAGCCTATGGTATTTGCACTAAAGATGTAATGAGAGGAACTCCGCTCTACGATGAAGACTTCGAATATGAAAATGCCCCGTCTGCAAATAAGTAGACGACCACGTTTTACTACAGACGAACTCAATGCTCGTCTTCGTTTCTATGTAGGTTTGATGCTTGCTATGACCGTCTTTGGCGCAACAATGGCAATTATCTACGCTGTAACTTTTGTTACTCAGCCTCTTGGTGAAGTTCAGTCTGAAAATGACAAGGCATTTTTTGGTCTGCTCTCAACAACTATTTCATTTTTAGTTGGAGTTATCTCTGGATTTATGCTCAATGGCACATCTGCCGCTGGAACCAAAATAGAAGAGGAAGATAAATAATGTATGAATATCGAGTAAAAAGAGTTATTGGGGTTGTTGATGGAGACACTATTGATGTTGACATTGATTTAGGTTTTGACATATCTTTCTATTCACGAGTGCGTCTTGCTGGAATTGATACCCCCGAGTCTAGAACAAAGGACAAAGAAGAGAAGGTTTTAGGTTTAGAGGTAAAAGAAAAACTAAAGAAACTTCTTAGCGAAGCAAAAACTGTTGTTATCAAAACAGAAAAGCCAGACTCGACTGAAAAATACGGACGTGTTTTAGGTTGGTTATATATAGATGGCGCAGAAAAATCTGTTAATGAAGGTCTTATTGCCAGCGGTTATGCTTGGTCATATATGGGAGATACAAAAGTTAAAGACTTTGAGGCGCTCAAAGCCAAGCGTAAGGCATCAGGAACGCTATAGTTCTCCAATGAGAGAACTTTTTCTTACAGTTATCTTTCCTCTCTACTGTTGGGTAGCGGGGATGGTTGTTATGTACATATGGATGAAATACGGAAAGAAGTGAAGTGGCTATCTACGAATACTCTTGTGAAACTTGTAGTTCACAAATAGAAACACAAACCCACTATGAAGTCGGGCCAGATTGCACAGTTTGTTATAGACTAATGAAACGAGTCTGGACAGCACCAGCAGTTCAGTTCAAAGGAAGAGGCTTCTACTCAACTGGAGGCTAGTGACCTGTAACTCAGCCGGCAGAGTGGCGAACTGTTAATTCGCAAGTCGGAGGTTCGAGCCCTCCCAGGTCAGCAAGTTGTTATTACTTAGTATTTGGAACGCGCACCATTTTATGACGACCACGGCGCCATGAAATAATCCTACCCCCATTTTTTGTTATACTAGATGAACCACAGCCGAACGGTGTGGAACTAAACCGCTATCGCCTAACGGGGTAGCAGAAAGCGAGACAGCCATGTCCAAAGAGACAACTGTTTACAACTCATATCTAACATCCCCCTCAGTAACAACAACTACGGTCAACTCTTCATTTGAAAACTGGCTCCCAAAAATCAACAACTGGGCCATAGGATTTGACCGCCACTGGGATTTGTTAGAAAACTTCCATAACTCAATGACAACACCTTCCTATCCTCCATACAACATCATCAAGGTTGACGAGGATGATTACACAATCGAAATGGCAGTTGCTGGTTTCTCTAAGAACGATATTGAAATTGTTCAACAGGAACAGACATTGACCATCGAAGGCAAAAAGGACAAAGAGGACACAAGCAACTATGTCCACCGAGGAATTGCTGCTAGAGACTTCAAACATACTTTTGCTTTGGCAGATTATGTAGAAGTAGAGTCAGCAAAATTTACAGATGGAATTCTCTCTGTCAAGATTAAAAGAGAAGTTCCCGAAGAGAAAAAACCTCGTACCATTACTGTAAAGTAAGTCTTAAGCGCTGAGGGGGGTTGCCTCTCAGATAGAGGCAATTCCTAAACGTGCCTTAGCCTTACGACCTGAGCAAGTCGTAAAACTGCTCCAACGCGAGTGTTGCATAATGGTAGTGCATCTGCCTTCCAAGCAGATAGTGCCAGTTCGATTCTGGTCACTCGCTCCAAGTTATTTTGCTTTAGGGTTTGGAACGCGTTTCATTTTGTATCTGTTTTTTCTTTCATCAAATACAAGCGTCTTAATAAACTTCTTCCACGCTTTTCCATTAGGGCGATTGCCCGCCGACATAACTTTAGCGGGAGCCTGCTGCTTTCCTTTTGACATACAACAATCTTACACCAATTACTTGCTCAAGAAATCTATTCTACAACTCGGCGTGTTGGTGCTGTAAAGCAAGAAGTAGAGCCATTAAGGTTTGTTTATGACTAAACACATCAACCTAATCACTGGTCTCAATTACATCTAAAATATGACTATGAGCCAAACGGGATATGAGACCGACACAGACACGTTTATGGACACAGATAGCGGTGACCATGACCGTTTTGCTCACTATGTTGATAAAGAGGCGGCTACAGAGGCAACAGTTATGGGATACCCAGTTGTTGCTCTTTGTGGGAAAGTCTGGGTTCCCTCTCGTGACCCAGAGAAGTATCCAATCTGTCAGACTTGTAAAGAGTTATTCCTAAGTTTAGGAGCCTAAATGAGCGAAACAGCAAAAGTTATACAGCCGCAGGACCGTTGCGATAGGTGTATTGCTAAGGCTTTTTATATGGTCGTGTTCAATAGTGGAGATTTATACTTTTGCGCTCATCACTTCCGCGAGCACGAAGATAGTTTTATCGAGACTGCTTTAGATATATATGACGAAACTGATGAAGTTTTGTTAGAGCCTTTAGAGCATCAAACTACTAATTGATTCGTCAATTCTTTTCTTTGCTATTTCAGCATATTCAGGGTTTATCTCAACCCCAATAAAGTTTCTTTGATGCCTTAGGGAAACAACTCCTACTGTTCCAGAACCAGTAAAGGGGTCTAGAACAGTTCCACCTACAGCACTTCCTGCAAGAACGCAGGGTTCAACGAGTGCTTCTGGCATAACAGCAAAATGAGCACCAGCAAAAGGTCTGGTGTTTATAGTCCAAACATCTCTTTTATTTCTTTTACCATCGTAGATTTTATAAACTGGCGGTCTTGCGTTTACACCTTTTATACCCTGACGTTCTACAGAGCCCTTAGCCCCTTTAGTTCCAGCAGGAATAACACCGTCTTCTTTGATTGCCTCACTATCAAAATAGTATTTAGGAGACTTGCTTAACAAGAAAACATACTCGTGCGACTTAGTGCACCTATCTTTTACAGACTCAGGCATTGGGTTTGGCTTTGCCCAAATAATGTCTTGGCGCAGATACCAACCATCGGCTCGTAGAGCAAAGGCAAGCATCCACGGAATTCCAACTAAGTCTTTAGGTTTTGTTCCTTCTGGAACTAGTCCACCTGTTTTCTTTTCAAGATGGCGCTCATTATGTTTCTTTCCTAAATTACCTGCTGGTCCTTTACCTGAACCAGAATAACTATCTCCGATATTCAGCCACAACGTTCCATCATCTGCCAATACACGCTTTACTTCACTAAAAACTTTGACCATTACATCTATATAGTCCTGAGGGTTTTCTTCTAAACCTATCTGACTTTCGTTTCCGTAATCTCTAAGACCCCAGTAGGGAGGAGAAGTTACACACATATTTACACTTTTATCTTCTAACTCTTTTAGTTTATCTAGAACATCACCAATAAGAAGGTTGTAGTGTGTCACTGTGTCTTTTACTCCTTACTATCTTTGATTGCAAAATCAATTCGTGCTTGAGAGATTTTTACATACTCTTCTGATTGGTCAATACCAATAAAACTAAAACCTTCATACATACAGGCTTTGCCAGTAGAACCCGACCCCATAAATGGGTCAAGCACTATTCCAGTAGGCGGGGTTATTAGTCGCACAAGATACTGCATCAACGCTATTGGTTTTACTGTTGGGTGGTGATTACTTTGTGCAGCAACACCTTTTTCATCAAAAGTTCCCATTCCAGTCTTTGTTCTTGTGTCAGGACGCTTAACTTCAAATCCATCTAAACCATCGTTCCTGTCACGCTTATTTGCTTTAGCGCAATAAAAGAAACGAGCAGCAGAGCCGTCATCTCCCATTGCTCTGAAACCACCTTCTGTTTCTTGACCAGATGCAAAAGTTGTTGCTACAGCCTTACCCCTCTTAGCAGGATAAGCACCACCCTTTGCTCTAGGAAAGAGTTCTGTTACTTCTTCACTACCATCGTGAATAAGATTTGCTGGAAACCTTCCTTTGTTATTCATTTCTTGTTCGTATTCTGGTTTTACTTTTTCCCCAAACCCAGACCACATTTCTAATTTATTGATAGGAATTTCTTCGCCTGGCACTCTTGAGTCGTCTATGTTAATACCGCCAACTCCGTGCTTGAGGATATTGTTTACAACGGTTCCTTCTAATGGTTTGCGTGCTAAAACTATTGGTTCGTGTGCTGGCTTGAGAGCAGTGCCCCAGCCTTCCCATTTCTTTGCTTCTTCAGAGGAAGGTTTTGTTATGTAGTCTGTTTTTCCAACAGTTCCTGATTCAAAAAGCGTATTGTCTTTTGTAGAGTTTTCTCTGCTATTAGGATTTCTACCAACAACTTCTCGTTCTACACCTAAGTGCTTATCTAATTGCTTATCAATAGCCATTGACTTAGGGAAACCAGAACCATATACCCACATAATTTGGTCTCTAATTTCAAACCCAGCATCTTCAATAGCAACTGCCATTCGGTGATAAGTGCGTGAACCTGAGAAAGCAAGCAAGTGCCCTCCAGGTTTTAGAACTCTATACGCTTCACGCCATACATCTACATTAAAAGCAATGCCAGTTGCGTCCCACTTCTTTCCCATAAATCCTAATTCGTAGGGAGGGTCAGTAACAATAGAGTCAACACTGTTTTCTTCTAGAGTAGGCAAGACTTTTAGACAGTCTCCGTGAAAGAGTTTTAGCATAACCGTAAGGTAACACACCCTCACCTAAACCTACCCCGTGACACTCCGTCTTCGATTAACGGCACGAGAGGGCAGAAAAACGGGTTTTTAGATTATTTTATTGATTCGCTCTTTAGACCAATGCAAATATGATTTTACATAAACCACAGCGTAGGCAACAGCAGAGAAGATAAACCCATACTGGTCTGTAATAAGGGCGTAGGCAATCCACAAGGCTTCATTGAAGGTCAGAACAATCCAACCCCAAATAGTCTTACGACCAACAAAATAAATTCCGCCTACGCCAATTACAGCCAGAACCCAAGAGCCATAGTTCTCTATCAGACTTATCATTCCATGCTCAATCCAAGTTTATCTATCTGTAGAAGGAAACTAAAGTTAGGGCCTAGTAGTTCAATTGTTACATTATCTATAGACATAAACTTATTCTCAGCATCAATATCCCAATGCTGAACTTCATCATAAGTTGGTCTTAGGTAGTTGATGGAGTGGTTGACTAGGTATTCAGGTCGCAGGGCGTGCTCGTCGTCTTCCTTAATCTCAGGGATTGAGGCAATTTTGACTAGCCCTCCACAAATGATAATCCACTTGTTTTTCGCGGTAGTAACAAATAAATACAGATTCCCACTACTTGTATCAACACGGGTAATACCGTGGGTGATTAGTTCCTGGTTTATCTGAGTCCACAGTTTGTTAGTTTGCTCGTTGGCTACATCCATTGTAAAAGACTACTCTATTATTAGGCTATGGAAGAGCGAAACGACCAACAATACAATGAAGAGTTTCTTAAGATAATTATGGACTCTGGCTATAGAACAAACAATCCAGAGTTTGTTGCTGAACTTATTGGAACTCTTTATAACTATATGAGCGAGAAGACAGGGTGCTCAACTAGAGAACTTTCCCCGTATATAGGTGAGATAACTAAGTTAGTCGGTCAAGACCACGTTCAAACACTTTCGGTAGATGATATGTGCGATTGGATTATTTGGTATAAAAAGCAAGGTCTACCCACTCCACCTCCAACTGACGAGTTTATGTAAGAGTGTTATATTAAAAAAGTCAGGTAAGTTAACTCAAGTTGCTTATTTTGTCTAGTCACCTATATGCTTATCTCACGACAAAGACGAAAGGAACCGATATGAGTAATCAAAATTCATATGTCAAGATTAACCATACTCTTCCACAAGAGGTTGTTACAACATTTAAGAGTTTTGAAGGTGCTATTGATAAGCGTAATGCTTACATTGTTGCTATTAGAAACAATCAATGGAGTCTTCAATCAATTGCTGATGTAGTTGGAACTACGAGAGAACGTATTAGACAGATTGCTGAAGGGTTTCAAGGAACCCCATTAACATCTAATGTTCCTCTACCAACACCGCCTCTAAAACCAGTGCGCGAAAAACGAGTTCTTCCAGAGCCGAGTGAAGAAGACATCACAAGACTTCTTAAACTTCAACCTCTTGCTCAGAAAGTTCGCTCTCACTCACAAGCAAACAGAAAAGAAGCAGAGGAATACACTGCTTTACTATTCAAGATTTACAAAGAAGACGGAGTTTCTTTGTTTAGACTTGCTAAGCGTTTAGGAGTAACCCACGGGGCTTTACGTTTCCGTATGGCTCGCTATGGCTATATTGAGGGCACAACTTCTAAGAGCACTTGCTATAAACCAATTTTGGATAAGAACCGATATGTCCTCAACTCTTGAGCCCAAGTTCGGCTGGGGCCATGAAGAGGCAATGCGCAACTATAAGGAAGCACTTGCTGTTCAGATTGAACAACTCGAGATTGACCCGAGTTGGAGACCAAACGAAGTTGTTAGGTATGTAGCAAGATTAGTTCGCAATACTTAGATTTCGTCGCTCTACAAACTTATCTTTTCCGGAAAGAAGTAAGGGGCTAGAGACACGAAAAGACCTGGGTAAGTCTAGAAAGTGCCCAACTTCCGTCATAGAAAAGGCTCCCTTCGGGGGGTCTTTTTTATTGTAAACTAAAGTTGACAACATATGTATATGCCTATAACCTACTAACAATGATAAAAAAGAGAAAAATGAATTGTTCTAGATGCAAAGAAAAACTTACTCATACTGGTTTAGGCGGGTATGACAATGCTCTTCGTATTACTTTAGATGGCGGATATGCCGAGTTTGTTGATGGAATTGTTTTTGCAAATGATGATTTTGCTAAGCCGCCTCTTGGTCACATTCTTTGCCACAGGTGTGGACATGAACTGATGAACTGGCTAAAAGTGCCAGAACAGAATATAGAAGGTTGGCACCAGCGTGTAGAGAGCGAACCTCTTTGCAGAGGTTGGGTTTTTCCAGAGAATTAGTCATCTGGGTAAATACTTTTGAAATACTCTATTCCGTCTTCTGTAGCGGAAAAACGTGCTTGAAGTTCTTCATTGTAGTCAATCTTTATAAGACCTAAAGAGAATAAATTCATAAGATTCTCATTTACCCCACTCATTACTTCTTCATAGAACTCTGGGACCAGAACCTTCATTAGTTCAAAGTTATATGTATAAGTTAGTTCCCCATCTTCGTCAAAGCCATCTTCTTCAAGGATGCCAACCTCTATAAGCCAGTCAACCATCTCTTCAGATTCTTGGCCTAGTGGCTCGAAGTCTTCGTATTCCATATATTTATATTACATTGATGTTATTTGTATTATTAGGACATACGCAAAGTTTTTGAAAAAGATTTGTATGTATAAACAACTTAGAGAAGACAGCCCCACAAAACTCCCTCCCTCTCCCTCCTTCTCGGCTCCTCCTCCTCTTCTTCGCTTAACGGCAAGAGAGCGCAGAGTAATCAAGTTCTTATTATATAGAAAGTAGAATAGGTTCAAATAGCATATTTGATTTGGTCTTAATCTTTACATTAAGATGGCTACTAAGAAAAAGCGTGCCTCAGCAAACCACTCTCAGGCAATCACTAAGACTAAGGGTGTCGGAAAAGCAATTCATCTTCTTGCTTTAGAGGGCAAGTCTTATAGTCAAATCTCAAATGAACTAGGAGTTTCTAAAGGAACTATCTCCTACCACCTAGGGACTAACCAAAAAGACAAAACTGTTCAAAGAACACGAGGCTATAGAGCAGCCATTGATGCATACTTGCAAGCCACAAAATCAGCAGTAAAGTTCTGCCCAGACTGCGGTGAGCAAAAGCAATGGTTCCAAATGGACTTCGACCATGTAAGAGGAAAGAAGAAGTTCAGTCTTTCTCGCTACCATCGCTTTACCCAGAGCATAAACATAGTCAAAGAAGAGGTGGCTAAATGCGACATTGTTTGCGCCTGTTGTCATAGACTACGGACATATGTAAGGGCTATGGAGGCTAAGCAACTTCGTGAAACTAAAGTGGAATAAAAGCACAGACGAAAGATTCTGGCAAAAAGTCCTCATTGATGAAGAAGAGGATGATTGTTGGTGGTGGGTTGCCGCAACAACAAGTAGTGGTTATGGAGCATTTTCTTATAGAAAGCACCAAATCCTTACTGCTCATAAAATCTCTTACGCCTTAGCAAAAAACAAAAAGGTATACACCTCTTCCAAACTTCACGTTATGCATCTATGCGACAACAAACTTTGCGTCAACCCAGAGCACCTTCAACTAGGGACTCCAAAAGAGAATCTAGAAATGGCTATTGAAAGAGGTCTAAAAAAGTCTATTGGAGAGGTAGTTGGTAGACCAATACTAAATAAATACTGTAGACACGGCCACGAAAGAACAGAAGAGAATACTATTTACAAAAGCAAAAACGGATATAGATATCCTCTATGTAAGCCTTGCTATCAAGAAAGCACTCGTAAGTATCGTAAAAAGGCTAAAGTAAAACTCCGCGAATACCATCGAAAGTATAGAGCCCAGCGCAAACTCAAACCCCCTCCCCCCTAAACCCCCTCTTTTCGTCCTCGTCTTTTAACGGCAAGAGAGCGCGAAAGAATGAACTTTTTATTATATAAAGTTATCTACATACGGCGCAATAAAATGGCGTGCGAAGGTTTTCTTCTTTAGTAACAATTACTTGAGAACACTTAGAGCATCTAGCATCTACTAGCCCGCGCTCTTTTAGAGAACTATTAGTTTTTATACTCCAAGAGCGAGTGTAGTAAAACTTAGTCAAGTACCAAGTAATTGCTATACAAGTTATCGTAATCAATCTTTGTTCTCCTTTTCTGTTTCAATACTCCAACACTGTTTACATATCCAAGCATCTAACTCTGGCTTCCATAGATAAGTAACTCTTTTAGGTATCTTGCTGCTACACAAAGGACAAGTTGCTTTCGCATCTTTTTCTTTAACCCATGTTTGAGGCATGGCCGTAATATATCTTTAGAGGGATAAAAAGAGAATTTGACTTTCTATTGTATAACTGCTACACTTGCTTTTGGAGGTAGATAAGTGGCAAAAGAAAAAGACATATATGACATAGGAAGATATTTTCTAAAAGACATTCCAGCAGATGTCTCTGCTGTCTTAGAGATAGAAGGTGTCAGACCCATAAAGGCTGGCAGTAAGTTCAAGGCTCATAATGAACGGGGATTGTTTACCTTTCTATATGTCCAAGCAGGGCAGATAACCTGCTTTGACCCTCAGGGGCAGTTCAGAGCCTTACCTATCAGCAAGGTCAAAAGGTCAGTCAACCCCTCAAAAAGAGAGAAAGCGGCTAAAGTAGCAAAGAAAGCCAAAGTTTGACTTTTACAGTTTTAAGTGTATTCTTTACTCACTATGACAAAAGGACAAAAAGAAATGACAAAGAGCGCAGTCAGGGTTGTTATCTGCCCTGAGTGTAAAGCCGAGTTTCCCGTTCCCAAAGGGTTTGCTCATACTGTGTTGATGAAACATATGAAAGAACATATGAAGCAACATAAAGAAGTTCGATAAAACTTCTGATACACTTTTGGTAACTGGGCCCTTCCTTAGTGATGGACTTTAGTTACCGCCTTCGCCCCTACCTAGACTCAACCCTAGTAGTAGGGGCGTAGTGCTTAACAGCCCAACCCACACCCTCTCTCCCTCCCTCTCTGGACTTCCCCGTTTTCTTATATCGGCAAGAGAGCGCGAAAGAATGAACTTTTTATTGTATAGTTTTTTGCTAATCAAACCTTAGGTAAAGGCTAAGAAACCTTAGGTAAAGGCTAAGGGCATTTTTGTTCAAAGTGGTAGTAAGGGGCACTTGTATAGATGTCGTTCTTGTCAGCAATCTGTAAAGCCTTTTCCCAACTTGCTCCGGCTTGTAGTGCTCCCAAGGCATAGTTAGAACCCGTACCGACCCCGTAGAACCCGTCATCTCTCATATATACAGTGCAGTTGTCGTCAAGTTCGTAGATAACTCCTCTAAGAGCAATCAAGAATACATAACCTGATTCACTATCTTTTCTGTCTAATATGTATTCGTTCTTTTTTAGACAGGCTCTTATGCTTGGTCCTACTTTAGTAACTACAAACTTGTACAAATCTTTGTTCTTAGGGACCCTAGGAGGATTCCATATATGTTGAATAATGTCGCACGCTTGAGCATCTCCTGCCCCCGCAACCAAATACTCTCCTCTTTCAGTCACCTTCATTACGCTTGGGTGGGAGTAAGGTCTACCATCTTCCCCAGCGGTTCTTGAGTCGCAAGCCAATAGACAACCAAGGTTCTTCTGTATTCCTATTATTGTTGTCATGCCACAAGAATAGCCTAAACAAACGTGAAACCAGGGTAGACATCCCAAAGTTGTTTGGATGTTGCTAGAAGTATCTTAACATACGTTTTACCTCCTATGCCAAAAAATCGTCCAATGTGACACTTAGAAAAGGCCATATATCGAGGGCAATATCCATACACCCTTAGTTGTAAGTCTGTATGTATTGTTGTATTGTTATGCTCACAGGACAACCTGTTTTATGAAAGGAAACATCATATGGACTGGAAAACACCGTTCGAGATTGCTTTTCAACTAGGCATGGCTGCTATTGGCTGGGCTTTAGTTTTGATTATAGTTTTTCTTATCTTTGCTATCTCTTATGCTGCAGTGACCACTATTGCCAGCAGTTGGAGAAAAAAGAAGAACCCTCAAGATATAAAGAAAACTATTCTAAAAGTAGTAAATAAAAGTGAATAAAGAAATTACTTTTCAGAGGAAAGTAGTTTTAGGGAGTGGAACTTGGGATAGGTGGGGCTTTGGAGTGTCTTACTGCCACTACAGTCGTGCTATTGCTATTGAACTTATACATTGGTATTTCTATATAGAAGTCTGGCCTAAGGGTGCAGGTTTTGAAAAAGCAGAGCAAACCGAGTGAGTAAGGGTATTGCTTATTGCTACGCAAGAGTCTCCACTGCTATGCAAGCAGAAGAAGGGGTCAGCCTTGATGCTCAAGAGAAACAACTTATTTTTGCTGCCGAGTCTCAAGGCTATACAGTTGAAATGCTTCGTGAAGAAGGTAAGTCTGGTAAGAATATAAAAGGAAGACCAGTCTTAAGAAAAGCCTTAGAAGACCTAGATGCTGGAAAAGCAGAAGCATTATTTGTAACTAGATTAGACAGACTTGCTCGCTCAACTAGAGACTTTTTAGACATAGTTGACCGTTCACATAAACACAATTGGCGTCTAGCGTTGCTTGATTTAGGTTTAGATACTGCCACTTATCAAGGTCGGTTTGTTGTAACCATTATGTCTGCTATGGCAGAAATGGAGCGTGGAATGATTTCTATGCGTCAAAAAGACATCCACGAAGACCGAAGAAGTAGTGGTAAACGCTGGGGAATTGATTTAGGTCCTCTACCTCTTGTTAGTTCAGATATAAGAACAAGAATTGTAAAAGAAAGAACTCTTGGTTTATCTTATAAAGAAATAGCAGATAATCTAAATAAAGATTTAGTTCCTACAGTCTTATCTGGTAAAAAATGGTATGCGTCTACTGTTCGTGAAATATACATTCGCGTTTCGTAGTTTTTTCTTAGTGTAAAATACTCTTATAACAAATCATCCTGTGGTGGGAGTATTGTATAAATGTTGCGCCATTGCGCTGCTAGTTTTATTAGTTTGCCCTATTGTAGAAAAGTAATAATAGGGCTATTTGGCTATTCCTTTTTTGTAGTAATCTATTCAATACTTACCCCTTCATTGGCTTATGCCACTGAGAGTTCCACTCAAAACGGAGGTGCTTCGGAAAATAATAATTTAGATTCCAATGCGTCATCGGAGGTGGTCCAACAAGACCCTTCAGTTGTCTCAGCGCAAGGGACAGTGACTGAAGCGTCAACTGCTGTAGCAACGGCAGAGTCTGCGGTAACAACATTAGAAACAAAAGTAACTCAACTTACGGAGGTAGCATCATCAATATCTCAACCAGCCCAGGTCGTAACTACTGCTATACAAGGCGCAACTAACTCTGTAGAGACAGCCAGCGTAGCCACCCAGTCGGCAGCATCAGCAGTTAGCACAGCGCAAACAGCCATCACAGCAACGGAAACTGCCAATCAAACTTTGGCTCAAGCAACCTCTACAGTTGCGACACAGACAGCGGTAGTTGCACAAGCACAAACAACTCTTACACAGGCATCAGCAGCAGTAGATTCTCAAGAAGCAGTAGTCGTCTCTGCTCAGTCGGAAGCAACATCAGCAGCAGCAGCAGCAAGTGCTGCAAACACAACTACAACAGTTACAGAGACTTTTGCTAATAACACCACAAGCGTAGTTACAGTCACTACTGGCTCGGGTGTGTCTATCGGAGGCAATTGGAATACTGCTCAAACATCAGGACCAGCACTTGTAATTATTAATCCAGCAAACAATGTTGTAATTGATGTGAACCCAAGTAATACAGGAACTGTTACTTCTGTAACTATGGGCGTATACGCTAAAAATGGCGATACAACAATGACAGCAACAAACACAGATGGCTCAACTAACACAACAATTATTGATAATAATGTTTCTTCCCAAACACAGGCGGTTGGTTACACTTCTACTGAAACTATAACTGGCTCATCCATCGAGACGCTAACAATTACAAAAGATGCTGATTACTACATTATTGATAATATTGCTGTAACTAAGACTTCTTCAGACCCTGCTCTAACAGCAGCAGCAGAGTCAGCAGCAACTGCTCTTTCCACGGAGCAAAGCACTCTTACAACTTTACAGACAGCAGAAGCAACTGCGACTACAACTCTCTCTACCGAGCAAGGAATTCTTACAACTTCACAGACGGCACAAGTTAATGCTCAGGCGGCAGCAACTACCGCTACAACAACTATGCAGACAGCAGCCACCACCGCTCTCTCATCTTCCGAAACAGCAACAGCCTCTGTAGCAGAAGCAGTTGTTGTTATTGCTGTAGCGCAAGTAGTTGTTTCTTCAGCAGCAATTGAGACAGTATCCAGTGCACTACAGACAATTGTTGCTTCTTCGGATGCTCTACCAATACAAAAAACAGAAATAGTTGCAGTAGTTGATGCCGCTGTTGATGCAGTCGTTGAGGCGCAAGAAGCCATTGAGACAGCAACAACATCTATGCAAACAGCCCAAACGCTTGCAGAGACTGCTCCTACAGTAGAAGCAGCAACAGCAGTAGTTGTAGATAAGACAGAAGTTTTAGCGCAAGCGCAAGCAGAAGTAGATGCTCAGGAAGTAGTGGTGGCACAAGCCACTTCCGCTGAGGCTGCTGCACAAGCAGTGGTAGATGCTGCTACATCTCCTGGATTAAAAGTAGAGGTTTATAACACTCAGGGGCAAAACAATGCTCCAGTATTACCAACAAATGCTGTTCCTATTCTGACAACTACAGATACAAATGGAATTAATGAGCAATGGGGTGGAGGAGCAGTTGCGGGCTCTAATCGCAGCGAGGATGTAATTGTTAAATACTCTGGTCAACTAACTGCCCCTGTTACTGGAACGATTAGTCTTTATGCTCCAGGAGATGACGGAGTGAGAGTTATTCTTGATGGAAATACTGTTATAAATGACTGGTTTGATAAAGGTGGGGGTGGCTCTACACGCACCTATAATGTTGTAGCCAATGACCCGATGGACTTTGTTCTTTGGTATTACGAAAACGGCGGAGGCGCCTGGGTTCAATTTTATTGGAACTTAGGAGCAGGAACTGCAATAGTTCCAGGCTCAGCATTTACTCAATCAAGTGCAACTTCACAACAACTTTCTGATTTAGCAACTGCTGAAGCAACTCTTGCTCAAGAACAAGACGAACTTGAAGTTTTAGATTTACAGGAAGACGTTGCCCAACAAAACTTACTAGGTGCCCAGCAGAACTTAGTAGCCGCTCAGACTGCTGTAACTGCTATGGAAACTGCTGTTTCAGATGCACAGACTGCAATAACAAAAACAGTAGAGGCTATTGCTGCTGTCCAAACTGCACAGACAACAGTTCAAGAAGAAGTCATTCTGCAAAGCCCTATCGAAGCCCCAACAAACATTGTTGTTACACAGTTAGAGAATGGCGATATTCAGGTTTCTTGGGACCCACCATCAGGAATAATATCCCCAGAGCGTTATGCAATTTCGTGGTCCGCTGGGAATAGCGGATGGGGAATAGCAACTGGTAACGCAGGAGATGCAAATGCTCTTAACACAAGCATTGTTCTTTCAGCATCTTTGTTTGAGTCAACTGGTGGATTAGATACTACATATCAAATTAGTGTTCGCTCAGATAATGACTCACTTGCTAAATATTCAAGCGTAGTTGCTACTCAAGTTTTTGTTGATGATTTAACTCCACCTCCTCCTCCACCTCCTCCAGTAGAACCAGAACCAGAACAACCTCCTGTTGAACCAGAGCCTCCAATCGAACCTCCTGCTGAAGAACCTCCAGCTGAAGAACCACCAGCAGAAGAACCTCCTGCTGAAGAACCTCCTGCTGAAGAACCTCCTGCTGAAGAACCCCCT